TTGGTCGCCGTCTGCACCTGCTGGACCTGTGTACCCAGTAGGTCCGGTCGGCCCAGGAGGGCCGCCACCAGATGGACCTGCGGGACCTGTAACGCCAGTGGGTCCGGTAGCACCCGTGTGCCCTGTGCAGCACGGACCTGTCGGGCCGGTACCGCCAGTGGGGCCAGTGCCGCCCGCACCTGCGGGGCCAGTCCAACCTGTCCAACCTGTTGGACCTCGTGGACCTGTGGGGCCCGTCCAACCTGTCGGTGATGGCACAAATGGCGGGAATTGGAAATCAAAGTCAAAGAAATACTCACAATCGGAATCCGCCCCGACTCGCGTGACAGTCACCTCAACCGCAGCTGCTTCCCCTTCCACAACAGTGAGTGCTGCACTGCCGCCAATGGACGGACAGCCAGAATCAGGAAGTGTGAAGTCGAAGTCAAAGAAATATTCACATTCAGACTCAGTGCCGCCTCGCGTAATGACCAACTCCGCGAGTGGCGTAGCACCAGGAGCTACCTCAACACGCGCACTTCCGTCAATGGACGGACACGGCGGGATAACGACGGGGATCGTGAAATCAAAACCGAAATCAAACTGGTATTCGCAGCTCGGATTACACGAGTCACCGCCGGTGACTGGTGTGATCGTCAAGTCCACATCAACCGCGGCCGATGGTGTCCCGCCGTAGCCATAGGCTTCGCGGAACTGTGTCGAGACCGTGGCGATCGCAGAACCACCAATGCTTGGACACGGCACGATCGGCTTGGGGATCGTGAAATCGAAGTCGAAGTCGAACTGGTAGTCGCAACTCGGGTTGCAGGAGTCGCCGCCGGTGGTTGGCGTGATTGTCAGGTTTACATCAACAGCTGGGTCGCCGCCGCACGGCACAGTAGAAGACCCGTCAAAGCCGGTATTCACAGTGGCCGAGGCTTGCCCGCTGATTGCCGGACACGGAACGAGCGGTGGTGGAATCGTGAAATCAAAGGTGAAGTCGAACTGGTATTCACAGCTGGGATTGCACGAGTCTTCTCCGATAACCGGGGTGATCGACAGATCTACGGTGACGGCTGCGGAGTCTTCGCACGTCGGCGCCCCGCCCTCGTCTTCGTTGACATTGATCGTGGCGGTCGCTGAACCGTCAAGTGTGGGGCATGGGACGACCGGCGGCGGAATCGTAAAATCAAAATTGAAGTCGAACTGGTATTCACAGCTAGGATTACACGAGTCCTCGCCAAAGACCGGCGTGATCGACAGATCCACGGTGACAGCCGCAGAGTCTTCGCACGTTGGCTCCCCACCTTCATTGATATTGATCGTGGCGGTGGCCGAACCTTCGAGCGTCGGACACGGTGGTGCGGGGATCGGGATGTAGAAGTCGAAGTCGAAATCAAACTGACATGAGTTGTCCGAGTTGCAGCTATCCGTGCCGGGTGTGGACGTGACTGTGATCGCAACCCGCGGCTCATCATTGCAGCCGGCGATCCCAGTGGCCACGGAAATGGTACCATCGGCCGAGATCTCGGGACACGGGATGATCGGTGGCGGGATCATCAGATTGAAGTCGAAATCAAGCAGGAAATCGCACGATCCGCATGATTCCATCTTCGTAACGGTAGCGTCAACCTCGAAACGTGGCTCTTCGCATGGGTTGGTTCCCATAGCAATAGACGCATCAATACTGATGGCTATTTCAGGGCAGGGAATGGGCGGAGGCGGTACGTCGAACGGGATGTCGATGTCCGGGCAATCGAATATAGGCGGTGGCGCAGGCAGAATGGTGCAATCGCTGATGAAGCGAAAGTCCAGCTTATCCACATGCGGTACATCGCATTTTTCTTGATCAAATAGTGGTGGCCACGCCATCCTGGTATTCCCTGGCCTAAGCGACTAATCATGAGCCGCGTGTTACAATTATTCTGAATCCAACGACAATGAGCTGCTTACTGCTTCCTCGTCTCCGAGGCACAACGCGAAGTCATCCAATGCTTTGTCAATGACCAATGTTCCGTCGGTGTCCGAGTAGACCCGGAAACCTGACCCCGCTGTGAGCTGGACGTTCCTGCCGCCGATGCCGTTGATCGTCTTGACGATCTGGCTGCATCCGGGTCCGCCAGAGAGATGCGGGCTCCCGGCGGGCGGCGCTTCGCCTTCGTACACTGGCACTTCTTCACAGGGCTCTCCGTCTCCAGAACCGATGCCGGCTCCAATAATGATCGCATTCTCGCGAGTGTCCTGGCGAATCGTGCAATTGTACCCTTCTTTCCACTCTATATCGCCGTCGATACACAGTGCGGTGATATATGGACCGTCTCTAGCGCCTTCGCTCGACGAGAAAGAGCACTCCGGTGGCGGCGTGGCCAGCGTTCGCTGGAAGTTGCCGAGGTTGCATGCTCGCAAGTAGGAGTCTTTTAGGCTCCGAATCCGACTCGGTTCGATCTGCCAGTAGCCTGCGGGGTACGTGAAGCTGTCACCGCTCGGTAGCAGGTCCGATAATGTCTCAAAATGCCCCGAAATCATGAAAGCTGACCATCTGGCAGCCTCTTCACAGCTTAACGGGTCCACCGGCTCTCCGACAATAGCAGACGCGTCGGCGTACTCCACGAGGAATTCGGATGCGGTGGCGGAGTCGCGGGTGAAAACCACCTCGTGATTGGCCCCGTAGGGTGCAGTTGTCCGAAAACGGAACGTAAAAACGGTCCCAACACGTGAAATCTCGTATAAATAGACCGAATGGCCGTCGAATTCCGAATAATCCGAGTCAATTTCCATAATTGCACCGAAATCGACGATCGCGGCGTGCGGAACGTGATAATCTGCCGACAAACTGAGCGACATGGACTCGCTACTGACCTCCACGACGGCGGGTTCCAGTGGAAGCACCTTCGTCGTGAACGGGTAGTCACGAAATTCGTTGTCGTTGTAAAATCCAGGGTTAGCCATTGCTCATTCTCAGTTAAACGGTTTTTCCGATAGCGTCAAACACGAGATTTCCGCCTTCGGCGAAGACTCGCACGATCGTTTCTTCGTTATGCTGGTCTCCGACTGTGATATTGAAGTTGCCATGCTCGTCCGGCGGACAATTATTGATGCTTTTGATGAAATTTGGAGTGGTAAACAGGTCAACGACCTCACAATTCTCTCGCAAGAACAGCACATCGCCAACAATATCCACTCGGATGATGGAATCTCCGGCTTGGGACACTACCACGCCGTTATCGCCGACAATTAGTGCGTCTTTTGTCAAAACTTCGCCATTTTCTGTCACCAATCCGCGAACTCCGACTTCTGGCGTCGGAATCACGCAGGTAGCAGTAAAAGTCGTGGCTACCGGCTCGAACGGGTAGGTCCCAGCGTTCCACGAGCTGAGCCGCGATAGTCGGACGCTCTCGGAGACCAGCACACCGGCCGGCCGATCCCAGGTGTCGACGAGGTACAAAACGTCTGGGGCGAACAACGGATCGAAGCGAACGGTGGCCTGGGCCCGTCGTGTTCGATCCGACACGGTAATTGTAACATCGCGTGGCGAGATCACGTAGATCTCAGAAATGTAGAGATACCCGAGAGCCCCAATAGGGTAAAGGGACGCGTCGAGGAACAGGTCAAAATCAATAAGCTGCGTGCCACCGCTCGACAACGTCGCAGTGTCCTTGAATGGATACCGCGTCGGGGCGTACTGATCTCGAAATTCAGGAAATAAACGACGCTCAGGCATCTTCTAAGCTCCAAAATCCAAAAGTGGTAATGGCACGGTCTACTACGACTCCGTGCTTGCCGGATGGCGTACCATACCGGCTTGTCTGCAACGCCGTGGTCACAGCGGGCCAGCCAGGATTATCCAAGTTTCGCACGCTCACGGATATGACAACATCGCCGACAACCGTCGGGTGCTCAACCGCTGTCACGTCCAGCTCGTACCATGTGCCAAGGCTAAACGGCAAGCCGGGACTGACGGTGAACTCCAGGATCGTCATATTCCCATTATACCGTTTGATCTCGATTTTATTCGTAACGCGATTCAAAAATACCATGAAGTATTGCAACAGCGGGTTTGTCATCGGATCTTCAACATGGTAATTCAGCACGATGCCGCCATTGATGCGGCTCCGGCTATCGTTGGTCAATTGCAGATGCGTCCGCACGCGGTGATTGATTGCAGGGTCGCACCCGCAGTCGTCGAAGATCGCGAGATTTCGTTGCCAACCTTCAGTGGACTGCCATGCGCTACCGGCATGCAAGGATGATGACGACGGCGGCTGCGCGAAAGAGGGAAGCGAGTCGGATGACGGCTCGTACGGGTCGAAACTATCGACCAACACGAAGCCACCGGCCCGCACGTCCCAACTCAGGTGTTGATACGGCTCGAAGAACTCCAAGAACGGCAGATCCACGCACACTTCCGCCTCTGAGGATTCAGAAGGGGTAGGTTGTGGTGGTTCTTCGCTCTCGGAACTCAATGACTCGCTGTCAACACTTGCCGCCGACGACGCACTCATGCTGCTGCTCTCTATGCAGTAATCTTCACCCGGGAAGCGGTTTACCGTGCCGTCGCCACAAACATCATCGATCCCGAGGGATTGGTTGATTATCACGCCCGCGTCGTCTGCTCCGCATGACTCGTACGGCGTGGCCTCAAGTTTGTTGAATATGATATTCAAATTGCCGTTGCAGTCAGGCCGCACCCCGTTGACAGTCTCCACACCCTCCTTGAGGCAATTTCGGCTCTCCGGTCGCACGCCACACGGCCCGATGTAATCTTTCAGCACGCTGCGGCCGTCCAGAGCATTGATCAGACGAATGACGAGGGCTTCTCGCTCCTCGTCGTTCACGTTGACGAACTCTCGGACTATCTCGATGTCTGGGCCTGCTAGGATGCGTACGAGGCCCGTTAGGCCGTCGATCCGTCCCATCTTCCGCATAGTCGGAATCGGCAACGCATCGTAAGGACGGGCTACGTGGGGAGCGATGAGCCCTTGCTGTGGCGTCGCCAGCCGGATGCTGAAGTCCTCGGCCACGTCACCGAACACGATGAACCCGCCGACACCTGGGTAAAGAGGCTCCACATTGTAGTAAACGTGGCGAGCTACCGGCTTTTGCAGCGTCACAGCAGCCAACGGGGTGAACGCACTCGCTGCCGTGGGCGAGTCGGCACCCAGGATCACAGCGGTGACAAGGTTCTCCGTAACCGTCAGGCCGCCAAGAAACGCATACTGCCCAGCCGTGCTGGGGAATCGCAAGGAGAGGTCGACGACTATGTCATCACGCAGCCGTTTGATCGTATCGTCATCCGTACCGGTAGCCGTGTCGTCCAGCGGATACCGTCGCGACATCTGTGCGTTGAACCAGTTTTGATTACGAAGGGTACTCATTTATTCCTGACAATCAATGCACTTGTTGGCGTTAAAGGTGGCCGGATCGGTGGTCGGACATTCCAGCGTGGCCTCGGCAGTGTCCACAGCCTGTCGCTCCTCGGGCGGCGGGGCTTCATTGCTGACCATCAGCATCTCACCATCTAGGGTCGCTGTCAACTCGCCAGTCACGGCGTAAGGGGCGTTACCGACCGTGAGGCTTTCGCTGCTGTGCAAATCTTCTTCGTCCGAGATGCCACAATGGTTAAACTCCAGGCGGAACTGAGCATTGACAGACGACCCGGGTTCGACGCTTTCAAAGTACGCGGTAAACTGCGGCCACGAGCCGCCCATTGTCGCGCGTTCTGTCGTGCTGGCTCGCCGACCAGCTTTCTTCTTCGTTCCAGTGATAAACGTGAACCCAGGAACCTCTACACCAACCCCGCCAGTCGGGGACGTGGAGAAGTCCGCGGTCAGCGTCAGGTCTGTCACGCAATCGTCCGTCTGGTTGCAGAACTGAATCACAACGTCAAGGAACGGACAGATCTGCGGTTGCAGGAAGATCCTGAGCGGTCGACGATGGAAACACGCCAGTGACGCGAGCCAGCGGATACGGTTCTCGTGGTACAGGTCACGAATGCCTTCAAAATTCTCACCAAGGGCATGGTAACGATCACGCGTGTCGTTCAGGTAATCTGCCACCTCGACGTAGTCAGGGCAGTCGCAACACGGCATGCAGTCGTTTCCGATTTGCAGGTGGGCATACGCGGGATCATCATCGGGCGGCCAGCCGAGGGCAGTCTTGGACTGCCCAGCGTCCGCGTCAGGAAGTCCAAGCTCTGGGACGTTTCCAGGCGACACGGCAACGGTCGGCAAGCCATACCCGTTTTCTATGACCGTGGGCTGGCGTACCCAGTAGCAATCTGTTGCCGATAGGTAGAAATCGCCTTCGGTATTCGGCCCGATCCCGTTGACCGTCCGAATGACAAGTGGCTCCGTCTCGCAGCCGGGGTATATTCCGAGGCCAGCCCCTGCCGTCGCATTAAATACGAACGGCGTAGTACGGCGCCTGCCGTCAGGGGCTTCAGTGGCTCCAACATCGATGAACATGTTGTAACCGGCCTCGAATTCGGCGGGGGAACGCCGAAAATTATCAAGGATAACCGTGAGGGATCGCACACGCTTCGGCAGCTTCATGACAGTTCGCTGTATGAGCTGTGCGTCCTCAGGGTAGATCTCGGTCGGGTAGTTTGTAGGTTCTGGCGAATCGTTCGCGGTCCACGCCGTGTGGGTCACCAGGAAACACGTCTCGTCTTTGTCCGTCCGCCACTCGTAGATCCACAGGCGGTCGCCCCACGCCTTCGTGCTGAACGTGGTCACGGTGTCTCGCGTGGAATCAAATACGATACGGCCGTCATTATCTGCGATCACGATGTCCGCAGCATGCACTGCCGTCGGTGCATAGCCGGCGGTGGTCTCGAACTCTACCACGGCGGACGAACTGTCCTCTGAAGGGCTGTCTACGGGCTCGCATCCGAGACCCGACACCCAGTAAACGTGGTACGGCGGCGTGAACGGGATGCCGCCATCGTATTCGTTCGTGTCGTCGAACGCCAACCAGAAGTCTGCAAACAGATAACGAATATCCTCGCTCGGTCGAAACAGCGGGTAGTCGATACCGGACTGCGGCTGCACAACACCGATGCCCTGTCGGCCGTGTGCGTCATAGGCAAACGGCTGACATTCTGAATCGGCAGGCAGCGAGGCTGACGACAGCGACGACGATGACGACGAAGGTTGCGGCGCAGCTTCGGACGATGACAGCGACGATGAGGGCTGTGGTGCGGCTTCGGACGATGACGGCGACGACGAAGACGAAGAAGACTCTACAGGTTGCGGCGCAGCTGCCGACGATGATGGCGACGACGAAGACGAAGACGAAGACGAAGACGAAGACGAAGACGAAGGCTGCGGCGCGGCTTCAGACGATGATGGCGACGACGAAGACGAAGATTGCGGCGCGGCTTCAGACGATGATGGCGACGACGACGACGACGACGACGATGATGGCGACGACGAAGACGAAAGTTGCGGCGCGGCTTCAGATGACGACACCGAAGAAGATGACGAGGGTTGTGGTGCGGCTTCAGATGACGACACCGAAGAAGATGACTCCACGGGTTGCGGAGCTGCTTCTGACGACGATGACAAGGATGAAGACGACGAAGACGACGGACAGTCCGTGGCGTAGATGTCATAGAGTATAAACTCGCCCCACGTGAACCAAAGAGTAGTGCCGCCGCTTATAGGTGTTGCTTCATCATACATCGAATTGTAAGCGATATGACCGCTCATCGTGGTGCATTGACCAAGCACATCAGACAACGCCCAGGCCACGCCCATCCCATCAATATCCGAACAATGATACAGGTAAACTGTGCCGAACCAAGGATTAGAATATGTCCAATATGGGTACCCCGCGTAAACACCAGTGGGTTCAGCTGACTCAACCACGTTGGCAAAGTGCAACTCTACACAGCCACCCGGAGGAGGAGCCACGCTATCTGACGCAGAGTCGGATAGCGACGAGGAGGACAACAAGGATGCCGATAACGAGGGTTGCGGGGCAGCCTCGGATGATGACGACGATGACGACGATGACGACGAAGACGACTCCACAGACTGTGAAGCTGACTCAGAGGCTGATGGCGGCGGCGCTATAGAGTCACTCGCCGACGCTGACAGCGACGCGGAAGACGATGGTGCCGCTTCACTAGCGAGGGAACATTCCTCGGTAACAGCAACAGCCCAACCAGACCATGAATACAGCCCCGTCCAGTCGCCGATAGGGTCCCACGGATCATAAACATCTTGGGTCGCCACAGGTGGACCGGCAGAGTGGCAGATCCCAACCCCTGGCGAGAGCACCCAACTCGGCCCACCGCCGTCGAAAGAGCTGCAATGGTACAGGTATAATGACCCCCATACCGGATGATAAAACGCCCAATACGATCTGCCATCACTCGACCCAGTCGGTTCTTGTGACTCCGTGAAATCATCAATTTCCAGCGTGACGCAGCCAGGGCCTGACTCGGAGGAAGACGATGACGACGAAGACACCGATGCCGATGCCGACGATGACGACGATGACGACGATGACTCCGGGCAGTAATTATTAACATACACCGAATCGTAAAGGACATTCCAGTCGCTCCCGCTATCAAGTGCCCAACCACCTTCACCGGGATTCGATTGCACGTGCTCAACGGAATCTATCGCAATACCGCCCTGGTTCGGCCAGCAATAATTCAAGTCTTTTGAGAGAATCCAGTGTGGCTCCCCGGCAGTAAACCAACTGGGGCAATACTGCAAATAGATGGTGCCTTCAATTGGATGCGTGAAGGTCCAGTACGGATTACCATTCTCGTCGAGTCCGGTAGGCTCCGTCTGTGTCTCTACGTATTCAAGGTCCACCCAAAGCGTCATACATTCTGTTGTATCAAAAACGAGATCGGCGGCTGACGAAGACGAAGACAGCAACTCAGCGGACAGTGATGCAGACGAGGACAAGGACGAGGACAGCGACAAAGACACTGAGGAGGCAGTACACGCTTCGACGTCAATGTCTTTGTCAGCGAACGAACCATAACCTATCCAGCAGGATTCGCCTCCAAACTCTGGCTGGTCGGGATGGTAGCATTGGTTGTAAGCCATAGACGGGCCGGCCACCGTACACAGCCCGAGGTTCCCCTGCATGATCACCCAGGCGGGATCACCAAAGTCAAGAGACTCGCAGTGGTATACGTATAGTGTGCCGTACAGCGGATGCGTAAACGTCCAATAATTCTTGCCACCAGAGACACCGGTAGGCGACTCTTGCGTCTCCCAGTATTCCGCTATGTGCAACCTCAAGCAACCCGAGCCAACCCCTGCGGATTCTGATGATGGCAACACTGCGTCGGCTGACGAAGATAACAAAGGTTGCGGGGCGGCTTCGGAGGATGACGAAGAGGACGAAGGAGCATCATCACACGAATCAACATCAACGAACACGCCCAGTATTCCGCTGCCGTCATACACATCCCAATCCCCTGCGTCGCCAGCGCTCGGGTCATTCGGATCGTAGTTTTGATTGGAAGCGTAGCCTATTGGCTCCCAGCCTTCGATCTCCTCACAGACGTTGAGGTTGTCGACCATGAGTACCCAGGCAGGGCCATCGCCATAGAAATCATCGCAGTGATACAGGTAGGTATCCATGTATGACGGATGACTAAATCGCCACCACGGCCAACCATTTGAATACCCGGTTGGCTCCGTCACCGTCTCTTCATATTCGTCTAAGTACAGCGTCATGCACTGCGGGCCGGTATAGACATTATCGGCAACCTCGGAAGATGAGGACAACGGGCTGCTGCTACTGCTGCTGCTGCTGCTGCTGCTGCTGCTGCTGCTATCTCCGCATTCCGTGAGCACCGCATAAACCTCGGCGCCGTCATAATAATTACCGGCCGGTTCGCAAATATCGAAGGGGCCAGGGTATTGATACTCGCCGGCATTAACATCAAAAACCCAAAGAGTGCCCGTGTAATAAATGATCACACCGAGCTCTGATTGATTCTGATAATAGCCTCCTCCTACACCCGTTTCCCACAAGTACAGATCGCCGGTGCGGTCCTGGAGACATGCGGGAGTGCAGGTCATACTTAGACTGGCAGTTAGACTGTCATCTGAAGAAGACAAACGTGCTCCGCACCCCGCAAGATCCATCTCAGAGAGATATATATCGCGATAAATACCAAGCGGGTTATCCTCCGTATCTGGCCCGCTCCAGAGCTCGGCACCGTCATAATAATTCCAGCTACCCAGCATATCGTCCCAGTAGACAAAGGTGCCGGCTGGACCTTCATAGTTCTCGGTACCGGTATTCCACAAAAATTGAACAGGCCAACCTATAAATTGTACGCAATCCGGGAGAGCTCCATCTGACGACGACGAGGATGACGAAGACGACATTGAATCATAGCACTCCACGAACTCTATATCGTCGAGCAGCTCCGCTGTGTAAGTACCTAGCGGATTAAACTCCGTAGTTGGACCACCCCAGATACCCATGCCGTCTTCATACACCCACTCCCCCGTCATCATGTCGTCCCAGCGGACAAACACGCCGGCGTAGTCTGGATTATCGTATCGTCCAGACATTTCATTCCACGAAAGTCGCATATCGCCGCCTGCGGCCTGTATACAATCCGGGCGGACTTCAGCTGCTAAGGAAGACGCTGAATCAGTACACTCCCCGAGATCCTTCATCTCGAACATCATCGACGTGTAAGTGCCTAGTGGATCGGACTCCGTAATCGGGCCGCCCCAGGTATCCGTGCCATCATTATATACCCACTCCCCCGACATCATATCGTCCCAATAGATAGTGTTGGCGGAGCCTGAAGCAATATAGGACTGACTCATTTCATTCCATGAAAATTGCAATTCGCTGTCTGTGAACTGCACGCAAGCTGGGAGTGATTCAGCGTCATAACACTCCACGAGCCTCGTCGGTTGGAGCATTATATCGTTATAATCACCAAGCGGGTTATCCTCCGTGGATGGGCCGTCCAAGCCGTTCACGCCATCATAAGAAAACCATCGCCCCATCGCCCCGTCCCACCAGATACGCCAGTCGGGGTAGGATATACTCCTGTACTCTCCGTTGCCGGGATTCCACGAAAGTTGAACGGCACTGCCTACGAACTGTACGCACTCTGGAAGTGCTCCAGCTGATGACGATGACGATGATGATGACGAACTACTCATTTGATATTCCCGATACCGCTTAACACTCGATACAACCCTGGTCGGACAGCCTGCTACCGAGCACGACGTTACTCATCTGTGTCACCTCGGAACCGAGGGTGCTTGCAAAGTTCTGAAGTGTCAGCACGCCGTCAGCAAATCGTTCGATCTGCCGTGTCAATGCTTCCAGCTCTTCACAACCGCAGCACGGCTCTGAACACTTATCCTCAAACATTAGCCCGTTATCAATCGGGCTGAGCTCCATGCACTTGTTCCCGACCATGCGGAAATTACCGTTGGGTAGCGGCGGAATACCGTTGATGAAGCGGATGCAGTCGCCTTCACCTTCCTCTTCACATACGCAGTCTTCGTTAAGCCCTTCACCGTCGATAGCGGAGAACACAATGACGGGAGCCTCCGTGCCGACCTGACTTGCGGTGATCCGCATGTTGTCGCCGGCTATGAGTTCCACGTCACCGTAGATCGGTTCGCTTCGGTCAGCACCATTGACTACCGTGAGCCCGGCGATCCCTCGCACCATCGGGTTGATAGCGTCAGACTCCAGCGTGGTGGCGGCCGGATCAAATATGTACTCACCGGGGGGCAGCATGTCCACAGTATCGAGCACGGCGATCGTGACATACCCGAACGTGTCGTAGAAGTCACCAGCACCGGGCAGCGCGTAGGTCATGCCTTCAACGTGGCCGAGACGTGTCACGCTCGTGCTGGCGACGATCGGCGGACTGGTTGTGCCGTCATCGTAGCCAAATACAAGCGTGTAACCCGTGGGATAGATCCCGAGCCGCTGAAGATAGAATTTCGTCGGTTCCACCGCCAATCCGGCATGGACTGGTAGATCTAAACCGATAATGAAGTCGTCTGGCAACTCAATCGTTTCAGTCTGGTCTTTGCCGCTCCCCTCGTCGAGGAACGGATAAGACCGTTGACTGTTATGATTGGGCCATTGTAAATTCCAGTGTGTCATACCCATTATGCCGACTCCTTGCATTTACTGTATTGTGCCTTTTTCCTATCGCAATTACAGCGACGACAATATGCAGCAAATCCTGCCGGTTGTTGTTTGTCTTTGTTAAAGTGCTGTCTATCTTTGTATTTACGACATTTTGAGCACCATATTTTATTATTTAAGACTTTTATCGGACGACTCGCCGGGGCGATGATTGTAGCCTCCCACTCGGTACTGGTCTGACTGGCATACCGGCATAACCACCGTTTATGGTGTCGTGCTTTGCCACCCGCTACGCGGGACATCGCATTATGCGTTAATTCATTGTCCCGACAAAAAGCGTACAAATTCGTAATGACTTGCGAGAAACCGTCTGGATTCGTAACGATATATGTTTTACTCTTTGCCGCTAATATCGCTGCTTTACACTTCGGAGACTGCGGCACACCCCGCGTGTTACCAGCAGTAGCGCAAATGTTGAAACCTGTGGCTGCGCAGTTCAAAGTGTCAATCCAGTATTGTTCTTTTTCAAGCAACTGCTGCTGGTCACACAACTCAATCACCTCACACGTGAACGTGGACTCTCCGTATTTTACCCACGCAGCCTGTAAATGCGGATTAACATGGGAACCGCTACGTAACTGCGACAAATGCCGCGAGTACCAACGACGGTATATATTTGCACTGCTGCCAACGTAAATCTTCTCGTTTGCAGCACAACAAATTTTATAAATTCCAGCAAGTTTAGGTAACATAGCTTACGTCCCTGGTACTATGATTCCACCGATACGAATGACACCAATGTCTGCCGCGAACAGCGGAACGGCGCCCGAAGCTCGACTAAGTGTAACGTAGATCGTGTCGCCAGCCGCGACACTGAATTCTTCACTCTCTACCTCAATCACGTTGTCCAGCGGCAGATTCGTGCCGAGTCCGTCGTAATCGTCCGACGGCGTCACCACATCGAACGTGATTGCCGTATCGCCTTCAACGACCGGCGTTGGTACACCGTCCGTAGGTCGGGCAATTCGATAATAGCTCATGGTCATCGCGGAGAACGGGCCTTCAGCACGCCCCCAGACCAACGCACGGATCTTGATGTTCGGAGTTGTCGGGAGACCGCTCGGCGGTACGTTATACCGCATGCGGATAGCACTGTCTCGACCATCCGGGAAGCCGATGTATTCGACCTCCTTGTGCTCTCGCTCCAACGCGTCACCGAGGCGTGTGATCTGCGGGTTCATTTCCCGCTCCGTCGGATCGAGCTGCAACGTGGCAGTGACAATCCCTTGATGCACTGCCGGGTTCGTCGCACTGATAGCCAGCGCGGGGTCCAGCCCACGCTGCCGTGTGCTGCTCAGGATCAACTCCTCTGAGCCAGCGATGATACCCTCGGTCATCCAGCCGACGCCGAACTTGAGCGTGCTGTCGACGATCTCCTTGAGGCACTGACCCCCGTAGTATTCGTTCGGGGCGATCATGGCCAGGATATTCAGTCGCGCGAACAGGTCGCCGGTTCGTGACACCTCACCGTCGCAATTCACGAACTCCAATGGTTCGTCGGTATCCGGCTGGAGGCTCGTCACCACCGTCTTATGCGTGGCGAACGTCATCTTGATGAAGGACAGCACGAGCCGCATGGTGCTCGCTGCCGGGCACTCCGACCCTAGCGACTCGGATGAGGCACTGACGGAGGAGGCACTGCTGCTGCTCAGCGACTCAGAGAGCGGTGTGGTATTGAGCTCAGTCGGCCACGGCACTTGGTCGTAGCAATCGCTCATCCACCAGATGCCGTCCTTGGTGAACTGCACATAGGCATCATCCACCCGTACGGCGCCGTCTTCCCAGACGTTGGCAGTAGCGTAGCTCTTCTGCTTGAACATCTCCAGCAGCACTGCCGCGAGCGGGATCGGCGGCCACGAACGACTCAGCGGACTGTCGGCCGCCAAGTTGTAGCCGAACTTCGCCCCAGTTGGGGCTGTCCCGTCGAAGCTCACGTCGTCGGCTGGTAGCCAACCCAGGGCTGTGACGTCCGCATCCGTGATCTCATGCACGCCGCCAACCTCCGGCGGCACGTGGACACCGGCGGGTGCCGGGGTCAGGTCGAACTGGAAATGGATATGATCTTCCAGGAAGTCCTGGAGCGACGGCATGATGAACATCCACGAGTCCGTCTCGCAGTCGTCCCGTGGGCCCAACAGATAGGCCACCGGCACCGTGGCGGGCGGTCGCTGTCTCTTGAGCTTCCCAGCCGTCGTAGCGGACAGGTAGTACCGTCCGGGCGTCTGTTCGCCTTCGATAAGGTTGGTCAGCTGCTCCGGGGAGAGCTTCACCATGCCGGCCGTACCGATCGTACCACCGGTGGCTGAGTCCTTGTGGATGCACAACCCGATGGCATTCGAGGCCAGCGTCAATGCGAACGTACCGGTCTCCGGGTCGAGTGCAGCACCGGCAAGCGCCTTCTCGTACTGTTTCGTGGTATCGTTCCAGAACACGGCATTTGCCACCAAGACGTCCGATTTCAACGTCCGCTCCGTGTGAACTAACAGCCGGCCAGCCTCGACCGCCTCCACCACCTCTTTGAGATAATTGGTGCGGCTTTCGAGCTCACGTGTAGCCGTACTGGTATTTCCGGCACTCACCGGAGACCGTGGCTGCACGTGTTGAACTCTGCTATTGAAATTTGTGGACATGGCCCAGCTCCTTTACTCGAATGCGACGTCCCAAGTTACGCCAAACTGCTTGGACGCCGACTTGACCTCTTGGTCTGCCGTCTCGAAATACGTCCTTGCGAAGACGACATCCTGAGTCTGATCTTCAAATACGGGTGTCGCCACCAACGCGGCTCCGAACACCGTGGAATTTGCGGCACTCGTAAACGGCTTCCCGTTGACGCCCGCTACTCCCTGCGTCTGCGCATAGAACGTCAGACGGTTACCCGTCACGCCGCTCGTGAACCAATCCTCGAAGCCTTGTTCGATACTGATCCCCGGCTCCACCAACAGTGGGACTCGCAGGAAGTCCCGCGTGCCGCTGTAGGCTAAGTCCGTGTAATATTCCGCACCTTCATCTCGGCCGAACGTCGGAGCAGACACGATGTCGCCTGGGGAGGCTACGTTCTCATACTCGATATACAGCGAAGCGATACGAAAATCCCGGTCACCGAGTCCGATGGTCTTGGCAGCCACAAAGCCCCAAGAGTATTGAATCTGATTCGGTTTGATCGAAATCAGCTCCACACGGTTCGGCAGTTGCAACCCACGGCCTTCCGGCCCGGGTTCCGTGATACGCCATAAGCCAATTCGACCTTGGACGAGCGGATTGGCGATTCTGTCTTTTAGCTGATTCATGGCAACCTCCCTGCGTTAATAGCAAGTGCCGCTGATTACTCGGAGCGTTACGCGGCTATCATTTACCATGCTGTCCGGCACGGTATCCGCTAGAGGCTCCAAACCATCAAAAAACGAAACTTCCTCGGTTAATTTATCCACATCCACTACGTCGGCCTGCGCTGAGATCTCCACCAGCAGAATCATAGCCGTGTTCGGCGGCACGATCTTTGTCAGCAGCCGGGCGTTGTGCAACCCGATCTGATCTGTTCCGGTCGTAGCTACCTTCACTTTGACCAAATACGCATTGTTTCGTAAGACGTTTTCAATCAAAAACTGGAGTGGGTTTATGGTCGTCGGTAATTGTGCCGCTGTTGGTTCCCCAATTTTCTCGTCTCGGGTATCTAGCAAGTGTGCCAGCGTCCCGCGTCTGGCGGACTGCATGGTCTCATCGCAATCGCTCGGCGGATACCAGACCTGTTCACACTCCTCACAATCATCGACAGGCCTCAAAGCCTCCTCCACGCCTCGGGCGTGCAGTAGATCGAAGAACGCATCTACGTCAAGCGGGAACCCTCCAAGCGGCCATGTCAGTTTGGTAAAGCCGCTCGGGTCATCAGTGATAACTGTGAGCGGTACGTCTTTGTTCTCAAACACCAGTTCCGAGTAAAAACAGCTCGCCAGCCAGCCGTCGCCCATAGCGAGAGCTGACAAATCGGACGGTGTCTCTCCACGATTGAATTCATAAAATGCCAACGTGTCCGTCAGCGTGTCGCCCCGCTGCACGACATCGCCGACCTCGACGATCGGTGTCGCGTTCAGGTGGAACGAGTACGAGTGCTGGTCAGTTATGATCAACCGGTGTCGCCGGTCGACCCTGATGTCCACAACAGTCTCCGCGGTCTCTCGCACGAGCGGTACCCCAGTCATCGCGGAGAACGCTGTCATGATCTGCCGTTTCGCCGTGCCGCCTACCATCGCGTCATACAAGGCGTTCATGATCTCTCGATAGCCAAGGCTGCTCTGCATCCTCGCACCGATCGCGTAACCGAACTGCTTATACACCGTGTCCCAGTCGAACTCTCCGCGGAATACCCACAGCAGTGCTTCTTCATCAACTGCGATACCGTCTTCGTAAACCGTGCGTTTCGCCACGCGGACGTCGTCGAACGGGTTTGTATTGAAAATTATGGCGTTGTCACGCAACACGTAATCGACGCCGGCCTGCCACGTCAGTGTCGGATCAGTGAAGCGATTCAGGATCAACGGCACGGTGACAAGGTCAGCCGGTCGCGGGAACGCATGATCTGGGCGGTCCTGCGGGACATCGTAAAGGTCACCGTCCCCGTAATCTGCATCGTCACCATACCGCAGCAGCGACGTGTCGACATTGTTCCTCTCGCTCTGCCGCACATACATCGCATACCAGTTGTCGGTATGGTAAATCGGTACGGTGTAACGGCTGAGCGCGGCAATGAGCGACAGCACGTCCAACATTGTCTGTTGCTCTACCTGAGCCTTCCCCATCACCACTGCTTTGACTTGGTCATTGCCGTTATACGTGTCCGCCCACCAGCCGCCCAACAGGGCCAGCAGGTTATTTGGTTTATCATAAACATTTGCTGGGTATGTGTACTCTGCCATTATGAGCCTCGGTTTACGACGTTCAGTCCAATATCCTCAGCGTACAATATGAACGTGGCGGTGTTTCCCGTCACAAGTGTACTCGGAGAATCGGGCAACCATAACTCGTGCTTGTCACGGATGACAGCGCGCGTCCCGTCCGGGCGGCGAATCATCCCGTGCATGTCGACCGCACTCACGGCCATCGACCCTTCCAGGTAGTCATGGATCAGGTCAGTGATCTGCGAGGCGTATAACACGCCTGGGAAATCCAGATTGTTTACCATCGACGCCAGGGCCTGCTTGATCGGATCGAGATCCGGTGCCGTCTCGCCAGTGTCTTTGATGACATCGCAGTTGATCGACAAGAAGCACGGGACGCACGCCTTCACCAGCACGTCCGCCATGATATTGGCATGGTCGGCATCGACAGCGAACGCCTGGAGCTCGGTGATAAGCGGCATGGCCTGCACCGCCACGCTGTAGTCCGCGGTGTCGCCGATCGCAAGATCAACAACCGACGTAGCTGTGTCCTGGAATCGGATTACCGCCGTCTGGTAGCGGGTGTAGGCAGCCTCCACGGCAGTCTTGATGTCTGGAATGAACGAGTCGCTGCCGAGATCGTAGCCACGGTCGTCGTAGACCACCTCGAAACCGGCGATGTCCGTCGGGTCGTCCGGCCGGCGGATTTGCGAAACTTGGTAGAAGCCAGCGGCGTCATCACGATTTAACGCGAACTGCCAGACCCCGCCACCACCGAGCTTCTGAACGAGCACGCACTCTTTTCGCAATGCCACGCTCTGTGGCGTCAGTGCTGGTCTCGCGTAGATGTCGACACGGCCGCCGCCGGATACCGGGAAGATCCAATGCTGGTCACGCTCCATCTCGGGATCACCATAACCGATGATCGAGTAGTGCAGCGTGTCCGCGAGTGCGGGCAGCGACTTGAAGAGTGCGATAATGTTCTGTCGCCCTTGCATCACCTTGGCCGGGATGCCTTCGTCAAGGCGGTTGATCAGATTCTCATTGTCTTCCGTGGCCGTGCCGCCCTGGAAGTCATTGGACGCGTAAGCCGTGGCGAAGCGAGACGGTATCGTCTCTGGCGTGAATTTGGTGTTCTGCCGGACATTGCCGGCCTCGCCTACGTCGTTGGCCGTGATAGGCACGGTGAACTCGTATGACCCGTCACCGCGAGGTTCCAGCGTCCGCTGGTCGAAGCTGGAGGCCGGGGAGCCGGGCGGGTTGGCTACGATCGGATAGTCCACCGTAAAGTTCTGCCCGTTCGCGGTATAGGTCGAGTTGGCAGAGATTACGACGCTCGTGCTGCCCTCGTATACCAGGGTCATCTCACCCTTCGCGCGGGTGCCGATCTTTCGCTCGATCATGAAGTTCGACAGCACGTCGTCGACAAGATCGTCGTCGGCCAGCGTGGGATTCTCATTGAGCACGAGCAAGCTACGCGCATCCAGCACGTTGTTGACTTCCGTCTGATTGACGCCACCGGAGATGCCGCCAGCCATAAATGCGACAATATCGTGGATTACGCCACGAGACAGTTCGACTTCCGGGTAGCGCTCTTGAATGAGCTCAGAGAGCTCAGCTTGCGCCTGCGTAACAACGTCCGGGTCGAGTTGTGAAATGTCTGTTACTTTGAGACCCATCCCTGGTCCCTCCACCTAGTTAAGCTCCACGGGTGTGATAGCAATTGGTAAGATCACCTCTCGCTGATCACCCGCCTGTGACGTAATGACAACATACAACTGCAAAAACCCGTCCAGCAGTGCAATCTGGTCGAGCACGGCACTGGTAAACCGATCTTCGGGATTCCATGTGTCGTCCTCTTCGTTAATCAAATTCTGCCGCACTCGGACGGCGGCGAAGTTGAACTGCGCCCGCACGTCTGCTTCATGCCGCAGTCCACCGCGTTTCGCGACTGTCAGAAAATTACTGCCTCGCGTGGCCAGATGGTAACCCATCGAGCCGAGCGGGGTCATAAATTCCAGGAGCCAGCGTTGTGCCAGCTTCTGCACGCCCGTGCAAACCGCCCCGGCAATATCGGGGCCGAATAACGTCTGATCGAGTAACACCTCTCCGCTGCTGGTAGCGCCGCGGATGGCGATAACATCGAATTTTCGTCCAACATATTGACTTGCAGACATTTATTGCTCCCCGCCAACAGCTCCTGTGGCGATGATGTCTCCGGCTTCTTTTCGAGTCGCCTCTAACGCCATGCCGTGGTGCTGCCCGTAACGCCTACCGTGTGCGTGACAAATACATCTGCAAATCGTAGCGTGCCGGTGTCGGAACGCTCGCTCCTCACCTGCATTGTAGTCCAACTGCATCTTAACACTGACCACGTCGCCTGTCGTCCCCGGCTCCGTGGCGGACTTCATGATTTCCTCATAAGCCGTATTGAGCTCTTCTCGCTCAAAACTCGGCTTGTGCAGCGATTCGATCTTGTGCAGATCCCCCGCGAAGTCTGACGGGATCTGCCACTGCCGCTGCTCCTCTGCCAACAATGCCTTGTAAAGGATGCCAGCCTGCGCCATGAGATCGTCGATCCGCTGATTGAACACGGGGGCAACGATGCCCTTTTTCTGACCCTTTCGGCCTCCAGCTGGTCTATTTGGCATGATTACACCCCGTGCCGTTCATCGAGTTGCTCCTGAATCCGTGCTTTCCGCTGACTCACGGCTCCAGGTGAGATTCCGAGCCGCTCTGCGATTTCTCTGTTCTCCAGCACAGGGGAATTATGCTTACCCAGTGTGAAATCCAAAACCGCTTGATCAACAGGTCCAAGGTCCTGGTATACCATTTCTTCCCACATAACTCCAGCCACATCTGTGCCAGGAACCGTAGAAGCCGGTGAGTAAGGGGCTCCGGTCTCGTCTGTCAGCGAGCCAGTATTGACCCCGGGCTGCGCCTGCCGAACGTAGCCGATACGCTTCAATGATAGCCCCGTACTGGCGGCAATCTCCGCGTCACTCGGGTCACGCCCCAGATCCTCGCGTAGTCGCTCCTCGTCATCGACCAAATGCTGCCGATCGAGTATGACACCCTCCGGGATGCCGATAATCTGCCTGGATTTCCCCTGAACTCGTTGCAATCCGCGGAGTTGCGACAGCAGATGCGTCTTCATCGTGCCCTGCTGTGGGTCATACGAATCGAAGGCCCGCAATGCCATGAGTCTTGCTTGACTCTTCGCATGTGGGCCGCCGGTTGGGGCGTACGAGTGGACTGCGGTGCTCAGGATCGGATCAACCGCTCGCAGCAACGCACCCCGCGTGGTGGCGTCTGGTTTCTTCTGCCACGCCGTAAATGCTTCCGTGTAGGGTTGTTCCATCCGCTGGTTCGCCGAAGCACCGCCACCGAACGGCATAGTGTCATCCAGCACGGATTTCGGCCTGTTTTTATATTCAGTCGGCATATTAAGTCTCCTCCGGTGCCACTTGCGGTACCATCGTACCACCTACCCACTTATTCACGTAAAGCGGCGGACCCGCCACGGACGTCTGCGGTTCTGTGTTTTCCTGCTCCGTTCGGATATGAGCAAGCGTGAAGGCCGTTCCAGCCTTCTGGCTCTCTGAGTTGATCAGATAGGATACTTGCATCACGGTGCCGTAGATGTCCTCTACGAGGTCGTCCTGCTGGATATTCCTGGCTCCCCCCGCTTTTACCAGCACATTGGAACCCGGGCAGATGTCGAATCGTAGTTTACCCGACAGCTCACCGATGCGTCCCTTCAATGATTCTAACACAAACCACTGATGGGCGTAAGCGCTCATCACGCCCTTCTGCGCCACTTGATCGGCCAATATGTCATTGGCGGGGAATTGTGGCTTACCCGTGACCTCGTCAACGCTGGTGCCGATCGGATCACCCTCAACCCCCTGCGACGTTGCTGAAAAGACGTAAGGTATGACAGAGTCAGCCAGCCACTTCGGTGCAGATTTAAGCAGCACGACGCCCTTTTTTTGTCCGTCTGGCTGATACCACCCAGCGCAGCCGCCACGATCCAGCTTCATCGCACCACGATTCATGTCCCAGCCAGACATTGACATGACTGGATGCGTAATGCCAACCGCCCTGAGCACCTGATGCAGCTGGGCGTTCAAATCTGACTGCACGTAATCTTCAGTACCGATTACCGCCCACGGCTCACCTTGCAGGCCGCCGGCGAATGGGACGATCAGACAGTCCTCGACACGTGGAATCACCGAGAAAAAATATGACGGGGCATATTCGCCTACCAGTTTTCCCCAAAGCGTAGTATTGGTAAAATTCTGGTTAGTCTCATTGAGCAACGCTTGCGCCAGTCCATGCTGAATCACTGCACCGTTGGACCCATTGAGGTCCACCGCCAGCGGGGCGTCGGGATCGACAATGATTCGTGTCAACGCATCTTTGCTATTATCGTCACCGCCGCCGGGCTGCCCGCCAAGCAGGCTCACCTCGAACGGATCATCATCCGTTATGGCCATCATCCACGGCTTCAGCGTGTTTGTCCACAGATCATCCTGGAATGTTGCCACCAACGAATCGTCAACGATGGGAATCCAGGTTGGGTTACCGCCGGCGCCTTCGTCGTCGCCTCGCCCCAGTGCCCTATAGGCCGCGGGGTACGTGTAGTCAGATGGGTTACCAGGGTGTGACGATGCGGAGATCGCCGACGTGTAATTGAGGTCACCGAGCCAGTGAAGCATGTTGATCGTAAAGTGAGCACCTTCATAACCCCGCCGCCAGCCGGTTCCGACAATTTTACCTTCAAAGATCTTCATCCGCACCTGATCCGGTACCCCGGGCTCGGCACTCTCCACCTGCGTGACAGTTGCCGTCAGGAAAACCTCGATCTTCTGTTGTTGCTTCAGGCTACTGATAGCAGAATGAATCGTGGCTGGATTTCCCGTCGCCACGTTACGACCAACAGCAACCAGTAGCGACGCCGTCGGGATGCTGTTCATCGCCCACGAGGATGCGTACTGCACCACGTCGTCGAACAGAAAGCCCGCGACTTCGGCTTCAACCTTCAGTTTTATTACAGCAAAAGGTGGCATTACACGTCCTGTGGCATTGTGTTGACACGGTCTACCAGTGCGAGTAGCAACGCACCGTAACGATAAGCGGCAAGCGGGTTGGACACCCACGTACGCTTCCACGTAGCAACAGGCTCCACGGCGTTCATCGGGAACAAGGCCTGAAGGCCGTCATCGCCCAAAACTGTTTCCACGCGGCCTAGCATCTGTCCAATGTCGTCAATAGGTTGGCCGATCGATTCGATGGTCCAACGCGTGGATACTGGGGCCTCCTTGATGCGAACACTGAGATTCGAGCCCGGCAACGCGTAACTCGGGGACATCCCGCCAGCATAAGTCAACGGATGCACCACGGAATCCGCGGCAGGCGTTCGCTTGTCTATCCGCAGCGTGTCGGCGGTCAGCACCGTGACGTCCCACAGTTGCCGGAGAATGTAGTTACCGGATGACACGATATGATTGCCAGTCACATAGATGGTCTCGCCAGTGCCGTTGATTTGTGATACGTCAGTCTTGAAAATATCACTGAAGAACGTCTCGTCATCCACCAACGGTAAGTACGTCACACGAGGATCGTAATCCGTCACGAACTCTGCCATCTCGGTCGAATGGATTATGGACAGCAGTTGCCGCACACGGTAATTCAAGAACACGCGATCTGGCTGCGTGCCAAACAAATGCGAGTACACCTTCGATAATGACGAGTTGAGTCTGCGCGGAACGAAATTCTCGGGTATGTACTCTTCACCGTAGTAATCAGGTGCATAACCGTCGCGTGTGCGATTCATCAAAAGTGTGCGAACATGATTGATCATCTCAAATCTCCAAACGTATATTAAGCCCCGGGGAACGAATTAAAGCGAAGCGCCCACTGTGCGAGCTGCCGCTCTGAATCGGCAACGTCGACATTCGTCCCAGTCAGGAAACCACGATACGGGTCGTCTCCGAAGCTCACAGTGACAGGGCCACCCTTCTCGGATAGCCGGTTAGCCATATACGATTTCAAAATTGTATTGATTCCATTATCGCCCACGCACGCGGTACCGAAGGCCACGCCGCTTATCCGCAGCTCGCCTATGCGATCTCCGAAAACGTAGACGTAGATTGTTTCATTCAGCGTGTGCAGGAACTGGAAGTTCCCTGACTCCACGATAGCGGCCTGCGTCACGATCAGGTTCGTTGATTCTCCGGGTTTAATACCCATGTCCTCAACTTGAATCGTAAACGGCAGTGTGCCATCGACAGTATGCGACTGGCTCTGAATCCGCTTTACGCTGCCTCGTTTATGTGCAAAGAAAACAGCCATGTTATCCGAGCCCTATTGCGTTATTTACCATGTTCATGACACCTTCGCCTACCGCTGTGAGCGACATCGTGTCGTCATCATGCACGGTAAGGTGCCCACCCTTTAACGTCACTGTCATCTTCTTCTCTTCTCCGCCTTCCGGCGTATCTACCATTCCCGGCATGTCTCGCAGTTGTCGAATAATGGTGTCGGTGATCGCATCAGCCCCGCGGCCTTGCAGCCCCACCCCGTCCAACACTGCGGCATCCCGTTGCATCCTCGCTAGGTCGCCTTGTTCATCTTCCGTGAGGTTCGCGTTACGTAACTTTTCCGCAGCTTGCTGCCGCTGGGCGTCGGTCAGTCTGCTGGCGTCCGTAACATCCTCACCGAAAAGACCCTTGGCAACAGCCAGCTCTTCAATACCTGCCCGTCCGCGGATGGCCCGATCTACGATCTCCATACGGGTGCGGCCACCGGCTGTCAACGCTTTGACAATCTCGGCACGGTTGCCTGCCCCACCCATACGGTCTTGCTGTGCGTCATCGCCGAGCCCGATCAATCGGTCGGCCACGTCGGCTGCTAACACGTCGGTGTCGCCAGAACGGCGTACAAATTTCTGACGATCCACGAGTGCTTCTCGCTCAAGGTCTGTCATCTCTTCATCAGAACCTGCCTTATGCACCCGCCCCGTGCTAGTCTTCGTCTGTATTTCCTTCCAATTGGAATCAAGCTGCTGTTTAGCGTCGCGAGCCTGCTCCGTGACTTTTGCATCCACGCCCTTAGCACCCGCCAATATGTCAGCTACAGAGACGGGAGCACCTAATCGCTTGCTTTCAGCAGCAGCCAGTCCTTGCAGCTCACGCGCGTCATCCAAGGTCGTCTGCACCAGCTCCAAGCCACCACGTCCCAGTTGCTCCATGCGGACTGTGTCATCCAATAAGGCCATTGACTGCGCGGATGCTCCGCCGACATAACGATCTGTGGCTTTGTTAATGTCCGCGGCGTCACCGCCTTCGTCGACTAATTTCGTAAGATTGGTACCAGCATCCCCAATGGCCGCAATGTCATCATCACTGACCTTGGCTCCGACCATCACGCCGAGCTCATCACGTAAATAAGTACCGAATGTCTCGCCGGCTTCTGCTTTCTTGAGTTTTTCCTTGTATTCTGGCGTGCCGTAGGCTGAATCACCAAGCATTAAACCTTGTTCTTCCGCCAGCTTGAGTGCCTCTGCCGGATCTAAATCCCCAGCGCCCTGCATGAATTCCGCACGTTGCTGGTCGTGATATTGTCGTAATGCCACGGCGGCTTCTCTTTGTACTGCTTCTGATTGCAACCCTTCGGAAGACGTTACGCGACCATCAGCATCCCGTGTCTGAATACCAGTCGCCGTCAAGAAGCGGCCACCGCCGAGATCGATTTCGCCAGTCCTGGCCAACACCGCACGCAACCGAGAACGCCCGGCCAGCTTTGCAGCATTGCGATCGACAGGATCGGCAGCAGTGGCTTGTGTTGTTACATTCCCTTCCAGTTCAGCAATCTGCGTGTCCAGATTAGTTAATCCAGCGTCTTGTATCCGTCGATCCCGTGTGCGTTGATCGTTTACTTTTTGCATCGCTTCTTGCTTCTGCACGTCAGTGGCCTCTGCGGCCGTAATCTCCTCACGTGACGCCTCCATCCTTGCAAGCTCTTGCGTCGCAAAGATACCACCTTCTGTTAATGCCTTCAGTCCACGTGACGCCTGCTGGAGCTGTTTGAATTGTTCAGGATCGTTAGGATCTAAATTTCTTGATTTCTCTATCAATCCTAGTACCTCGGCGGCGGCACCTTGCGGATCAGCAGCAGCTATAGCGGCTAAATCCACACCACCTAAGGCTTTTTGCATTATTTCCGCCGCTGTGGTATCTGGCCCCGCTTGCTGAATGGCGTCTGAGATACGCTGGATAGGCCCAGCTGTTCCCAAGCTGGAAAACGCACTTTGCATCATAGTCGTGGCATCAGCTTGCCGATCCCGCCGACGCCGTTGTTCAAATGCCTCCGGCGAATGCGAATCCACATAACCGACAAACGACTTAGTTAGTGGATTCTCTCGCGCAATTGCATCCACGGTAGCGTAGATAGATTCACCGACGGTGGAAAGCTGATCTTCTCCACCCATCTGATCAACCGTCTCGTCAGTCATCTTGTCAATTTCAGCGTCTGATGCACCGGGCATACGCTTCTTGATTGATTCTCGTAATCTAGCACGGAACGAGGCACCTAACGCGTCGCGGCGGGTGCCAGCTTCTCGTGCCTCCTCTGGTGTGAGGTTACGAACATCGTCGGACACACCTTGCCCGACTTCAAGCATCATCTTACGGAAGCTCGCCGTGTCCGTGACTACGCCGCCCGCTTGCAGCATATCATCAACACCGCTCTCCATGAGGCGGCTACCAAACCGATTGCCCAAAGCCGGTGCAAACAGCTGTCGCCCCATCTCTGTACCTTGCAGTTCACGCATTATCTGCCCGGTACCATACTGATCTGAAAACTCTTGATTGCCATAGCGGTCCATGAGAATCGACATCGAATCTGTACGAGTGACACCAACATTTGCTAGCAGGCCTTGCAGTCGATTACGATTGATTGCGACGTTTCTGGTCTGCGTCTCCCCCTGGGCGTCCGTGAAAGTGTATGACGTGTCTTTCCGCTCCACCGCTTGCATTAACATATCGAGCTCGCTGTCCTTGCGAGCTGTAAACATGCCAGCATCCCGCATCCGCATCAACGCAGAGAGATTATTGGTAGCCGGAGACGCGTTGGCGTGCATGGTTAATTGCTGATCCGCCATTGTCAACTGCTCTTGAGTGAGTGCTCCCCATGCTGGAATGTCAAGCCCACGAGTATCTGCAACCGCAGCCCCGAAACCCACGGCGTGCTGCGTGGCCGTCACTGCAAACCGTCGATCAAGCCCAAGCTGGTCAGCCAACGGGGCAGCCTGCGACATCAAGGCCATCATGCCCTGCATGCCGACACCGGTTTGCTTCGCCAGGACGTGCGTCTTCCGTACCATGTCTTCCATCGCTGCCGGACTCATCGTAGCGAGCCCACCCTGCGTCAGCATGTCCAGGCCGTTAATGATTTCCCGCATCGGGGCGTTAGGGTTACCCATGTCCCCGAAAATATCCCGCATCGCCTTGACTGCCCCTGACAGGTTCTTCAGCTTATCACCAATACGTTGTGCATCAGCTGCCCGAATGATCTCGCTACCGCCGGGCATGCCTTCCAGATCCTCCGTGGAGGTTATAGCTTCATCGGCGCCGTTGACGCCTCGCTTCAGTTGCGAGAACGTGGTACGCACATCATTCCTCGCTGCCTCCATCTCTGATTCAGATGGCCGTTTACCGTCACCAGCAAGCGCTCGGATACCCGGGCGTTGTCTCGCCAGTCGGTTGATCATCCGCTCCGACATCTGATCCGGTAATTCTTGCAGGCGCTCCTGTATGGACAGCATCCCGGCGGGTCGTCCAAGCAACCCACGAGATTGCATCTCGTTCGCGAAAATACCGGCTTGGCCAGCTGTCATCCCACGCATCTTCTGCACGTCCGCATCCTCGCCGTAGAGCTCGTCAAACAGCTCTGTAGTCACGCGGCCGGCTGATGCCCCGGAATACCCGACGCGTCCGGTGATCGGGTCGATTCTCGTGCGTAATGCTTGATGCAGTTGTTGTGCCATGACCGTGGCAGAGCCGCGAGAGCCGTGCATGCGGTCAATCAGGTCGGGTCCCGCTATCTGTGCAATCAACGGAGTGTATTGATTGATACCCTCCGCGATTCTAAAATTGCGTGCTCTCGATCGATCAGACAATGGTTTCCCTGTCATCATCTGCTGCATGCCGCCCAGCATGTTCTCAATAGACTCGATGTCTTGATTACCACCTATTGCCATAGCCTGCTGGCTATCCATGTAGTATTTATTGGCCTCCATTTGATCATAGAAATTTTGTTCCGGGAAGAACTGCGCAGGCATTTTTCCCGGACCCATGAGTTGCTGTGCAATCATTGGCATCGCCATCTGCATCATGGCACCGGTACCGCCAGACATGCCAGCATTAAAGTTGAACGGCCCAGTGTATCGTGGCCCCAGCCATCCGCCGTGCATCGGGTTACGCCCAGCTGTCATCTGCGCAACTTGGTATTGCTGCGGGGCAGCGTATCCGCCTTGCATTCCGGGCCAACTCGTAATAACCATACTAAACTCCTTGCGCTTTCGCGGCTTCTTCTTCGCGTAATTCTTTCAGCCTCGCGTCCCTCGCCTCTTGGTGCCGGAGTCGCATCATCTTTCGATCGATCTGCTTCTGTCGCTGTGATCGTTTTGGTCCGGTCATTACCTTGTACATCCGATCGATCATCTCTTCGTATCGTGCTTCTCCAGGTTTACCGAAGACTTCGTGATGCTGTTCGACCATACGATCAAGGTTTGTCTGACTGCTGCTTTCAGTCATCTTATCCGCTAGCCACGGGTAGGAGAGCTTCAAAAATCGCTGAAGTGCCTCGTTCGCATTTATCTTTATCTGCTCAAACGACTCCTCTGTCAATCGACTGTGTGATGCCAACGTAATCCAGTGGTTGTGTTGCGTGCGTGTCACCTCCCGATTTTGTTCTGCTTCTACTTCGTCCAACACCCATCGCAACTTCTTCCACCACCAAGCATCCCAGGGATCGAATTGTGAGAAATCTATGACTCCTCGGGTGGCCGCTCTCGTCATGAGGCGGGCATTTCGATCCCTTTCCAAAAAGACGAATCACTGGTCATGGCCTCCAAGGCCTCAGTGAGTCGCTGGAATTCCCGATGGTGGTCTCCCACGATACGCCGCATTGGCTCCTGCGGTACCACTTCTTTGTAGAACCATTCACGCATACGCGGTAGCGGTGTGGCGGCGAATTGCACCCCCGCCGCGAAAGCCGTGTAGGCTTCCGCGTTCTCTTCTGCGTCAGTATCCGCTACAGGTTGCGGAGATGTTGGCGGGTGCTCTTCCGCCCACTTTTCCAGTGGGGGGATTAACATAAACGTGTTACCGCCTACGTCGATCTGACTCAAGCTAATTACCAGTCGATACTCCAGCAACCAGCCAATGTACTCTCCGTCGCCGTGGATGCTGCCGTTGCGGACGTCCTGACCGATCTGGAACTGAATAGCCGCTGTCTCTGCGGTGGTCAGGCTCCGAAAATACACCGCGATGTTACCGCCAAGGAGTTCCACCTTCTTCTGGAACCGCGACACACCCAAGATGCTCGCGATGAACGCTTGCTTATCTGTGTTGGTCGGTTTAAGCGTAAACGGTTGGTCGAGGGGCCACGCACATCGCGGGCAGGAGTCCAGGTGCGACACCGCGCCGGTCTCCGCCGGAGCTTCAGGCGATGCTGGGGCTTCAGGTGCCGCAGCGGCCGCTTGCTCCGTTTGAATCTTAGCTTTTTCCATCTTCTCGGCAAGCGAGTTCGCCCTTCCAATATTCCCGCCGAACTCCTTCCCTTCTGGGACCACCGCACCCGCTGGCGGTGCCGCGGCTGCCACTGCTGCCCGATCGTCAATGACTTCGGACTGTGGGCCTGCCCCAGCTCGGCGAGCCATCGCAGCTTCACTCTCAAGCAGCTGCTTTCGCGTTTCATCCCGCACCGGGCCTTGCACGCTGGCGGGTATCCGTGATTCAACCTCCGCCTCCTGCTGCGTCCGCTGGGCAGCTGCCGCTACTTCTTGCTTGTGCTCCGCCAAGTAGGCCCTGAGTTCGTCCTGCTTCTCCTGCGGCAGCTCACCAATGTTTGCAAATTGAGCTTTCGGCGGTTTCCAGTCGGCTGCCAGTTCGCTATCTTCGAGCTTGGCGTCGCTACGCTCCGTGGTTATCTCGCGTTGAAGCTCTTGAATACGCAGACCGAGATCTCCAGGGATTGGGTCGCCGGGTTGCCACCCGACTTTTCCCAATTGCTCCCGCGTGTAAGCACTCACGACCACTACGCCAGTACGCATCGGCAGCCGGCCCTCTCCGGGAAGTTGGTCCTGTGGCAGTTGTCCAAGCCCGGGTGGGGGTGTCGGAACTGATTGTGGCTTCAAACTTCCGTCGTCACTGCTCATCTCTGTCTCCTTACCTGATTACGAGATACTTGTTAAGTGGCACAGCTGTCTGCGCGCCGAACTTCGGATCGGCATATCGATCAGCCAACTCTGGCTGGTTGCCTCTGGACTTCGCACGCCCCTGTTGTACGTCGAACATCGTCAAAGGCTGCTGGTGCAACCGGTCACCCGTGAAGTTCTCCTTGCCTGGATACGGGTACGTGTCGTCGCCCTGGCATTTGACAGGCCGCTCTCGCCACGTCTGCGTTGCTGTCTTCGCGATACGCCCCATCTGCTGCCACCGGTCTTCGTAAATCTTGAAGTCCTCGGTGCGGTAGTCTACGAGCGTCCGCAAACTGAATTCTGCTTTCTCTATTGTATCATCATTGCCGGGCCGCTGCTCCGCGTAGAAGAGCGGATCGAGCACGTCGGTCCAATACTCCGTACCGGCCTCTGGCAATGTTTGTTCTGCAACTTCTTGGCACTGGGCCACTGCCTCGTAAACATCGGACAGTCCCGGATCGGTCAGCGGCAACACGAACATCGTCGTCTTCGCCCGCTCTGTGAAAATGTGACCCTTAGCCACGAGAATATTGCCCTTCATGATCACGTCCTTCGCCAAGATCATGTGGCCGTCGATGCAGGCGTTCGAGCATAGCACCGTGTTGCTTTTGCTCAGCATCGACGTCTTCTCCACTTCGCCCTCTTCCCCAGACATGAAGTGGAAGAACGCTGAACTCTTGATAAAGTTCATCTGATTACGCTGTTGTGTGATAATATCACGTTCTCCCTTCGCGGAGTCGAGCATTATCACACCACGCTTCACATTACCACCGCCGGTACGCATGTAGATATTCATGCCCCAGTTGACGATCTCGGAGTCAGGTGCTCGTAGCATAACGCCAGAGCTCACCACAAGCTGACCGCACTCATCGAACTCGTAAACCGCCCCCTTGGCCCGCGACTCGATCAAGACACCGCCGACCCCACCGTTGCCGGCCAGCACTTGCAGGTTACCCTCGGCCTTCAGTCGGCCGTCATGCTGGGTGGCTGTGATGTCCCAAGAGTTCTTCGCGCGGGCACAGAAGTCGTAACCGGCCCACACGTTCACGTTGCGACCACTCTTCAGCCATGTGTCGCCAGGGCTACTCAGGATAGCGTGGCCACCGGCCAACCGTAGCTCTTCACCCAGGCCGCCATAAAGCAGTACGCCGCCGTCATCTAGCAGTTCGAGGCCGCAGGACACGGTGTAGAAGTCTTGATCGCCGTAGCGGTGGTCGATATTGATCGTCTTCTTGAATTGATCCGGTGTGATATACATGGACCCAGCCAGCTCGGAGAACGACGGCGACTCCTCACTCTTGCCGTCCGCCCAGTCTGCCTCAGCCTCCTGCCATACCTTATAATCCTTGTCATGGTAGAAAAACGGGTGCAAACCGGCATAGTTGAAGAAATACGCGTGCATATCAAGAATTCCCATTGCACGATTGAACTGGGAATTACCGTTCGTTTCGATGTCGCCGGTGATTTTATGCTCCGGCCCAGCACCCTGCTTGGAGCTGGCCATGTAGTTCGTCTCGGTATCGCCCGTTTTTGGCTGCTCAGGCCGTCGTAGCCGCGTCGGGGCGATGATTACGCATCTTTTGACGATGGAGATGCCCTTGGCCGAGGCGATGCACCTACGGCCGTCCTGCGTGGTGAAGTCGTCCGACAATCCTGGATGCTTTGCCCCAGCGATGCCATCACCGCCCTTGTAGCAGACATGGTCGCCCGAGTCTGTCGGCGGAGCCTGAGTGAGTCGCTTGCCGCCCTGGCCGAAATACCCGTGGAACTCCCGTTCCCGGTGCCAAGGCATGGTCCAGTCATCTTCCGGCTCGATCTTCCCGTACCACGGCTCCTGCACCTGCCACTCTTCCGGTGTCTTGATAACCGCCGGGTTGGTTCGATCCAGGCGGCCCATCTGCTCCCACGGGTATCCCGCGTAGCCGGTCCAGTCCTGGCACTCGTCTTGATCGTTGTAGGACTCGCACTCGCGAACGGCCGTCCACATTTGCATGTTGTAGGCAGCGATCCTCGCCAGCGAATCGTGGTAGAAGAATGAGATCCCGCACGACTCATCTACGCCCAGCAGTGTCATCCACTGGTCCTGGAAGAACTTCATACCGAGTTCGGAGATCCACCCCACCTCGCCACCGCACAACGCGTCGTACGGCCGTCCTGACAACAGGTCAGGAATACCGCCATTGACGTTGTTCGTGGTGGGCATCGAGAACGGTCGCTTGTGTGCGTCGTCCACGCGTGCCCGGGTAGATCCGGCAATGATACCCTGGACAGACTTCCGGGCGTCCGTGCCGGGCAGCGGGAGAGCGTTGAGAATAGCGGCCCACGGAAGCTGGTCATGCACCACGCAGACAACCGGCGTACCGACTTGCAACGTGGTCAACTCTTTGGGGCCCGTGCTGGCACAGCAAGATCGAGGAAGGAACGTGGCAACCATCGGCTGCACAGTCTTCTCGAACTGTACCCTGTAGACATGCGCCAGCGACGTGCAATCGGTGATTTGTCCGATGAGCACGCGGGCGGTTGAATTGAAACTAAGCAGCGACGCGGCAGTCTGGTTTTGCGGGTCCTGATTCGGTCGCGATTGGTTGATAGGACCTGGAGCCCCGTACTGGGCCTCCATCATCTTATTACCTTGCCGCCTGCCGACAGCACCCATATCCTGCTGAGCTACCGTGCGCTTGCCTGTGAGATTAGGCATCGCTCCACCTTTCTAAGGTGCAAATGGGTCGCATAACGGCCCCGGGCGGCCCAGATTGCTCCGAGCCGCCCCATACCGACTCCGCCAAACGGAATCTCAAATAAACCGTATCACCGAACTGGAGTTAATTGGTTTCCAGATCGATGAAGATGAACTGCATTTGCTCGTTGATGACCACCTCCTGGGCGGTCACAGACACGGAGATGGTAGTCAGCACCGCATCTTCGAGCAAGTAGAACATCGTTGTCGCCGCGCACCCGGTGGTGGCGTTGAACTTGATGTCTTGCGGGGAGCAGATGTCATTAAACGTCTTGAGAAATGCTCCGGCAAGTGGGGAGGGTCCGACGACGCGAGACAGCGTAGCCGTACCTTGGGTACGTCCGCCTACATAGTAGACGTATTCAGAACCAATTTCATAGAGCAGCGTAACTTGCTGCGTGTACGAGAACTGAATATTTTGTACCAGGAATCCTGAGATGTCCTGGTCGGCGATCGAGATCGTCAACTGATCAGCGCGGAACCCGCCGTTGAGGGTTTGCCCGCCGGCAAATACAGATGCCATAATTTCACCTCTTGTGATTATACGGGGCCAAGGTCATTTGACCCCGTTGTGCTAATGACTAAACGCTACAAACCGAGCCGTCCTATACGACCAAGTGCAGCTCGATGTTGTTCAACGGGTACGGGACAACGAGATCCACGATGATCACAACGCGATCCGCAGCAAGCGGATGGATGTAGATCATCGGTGCTTCCGTCTCCGGGTCCAAACGAATCGACCCGCTGACCAGCTGCGCACCAAGTTCGGTCGTCACACCGTTGCTCTTGAGGAACTTGATCGTCTGGTTGACATGATACTCCAACGCGCGGAGCATCGTCGGCGTTGCATTGCTGCGACCGATGTACGGGCGGAGACGTCGCAGGAACAGGTAGGACATCGAGTCCACGTTCCGGCGAACCATCTCTTCCTTTCGATTCAGGTCGAGCATGTTGGTGGTCAACGCGTGTCGCGTATGCGGCGTGCCGTCACGGTCTTCCGTGCCGATCCACACACCACCCGCAGCGAGTTCGTCCAGCTGGCTGTCGCTGAAGTAATCACGGGTGCGAGACGACAGATCATCGAAACCAGCGATTTCGACGTTCGTCAGGCCCTGCTGCGGTACGACACCGGACGCGAGTCCAGCGAGAGCACAGCACAGGAAATAGCCATCTTGCGCGTTACCACCGGTACCGACAATGTCCGGCCACACCACACAGACGCGGCGATCCGCGAAGCTCTGGGCGATGTCGACGATCGCTTCGACGAGTTCTCCCTTTTCCTGGGTATGCCAGATTTCGATCTTCTGGGCAACCGAGATCGGGCTGCTGTGGCCGCTGAGCAGCAACAGCGAACTCTGGGAAAGCACGGTGTCCACGATAAACTCGCTGTACGACTGATTGCCGAACGCGTCAATCGTGTAGAGGAATCGCACAACATCACCAGCTTCCACACCGTAGGTGATGAAACCAGCGTTGCTGTCCGGGACACTCAGCAGCGTGTACTGAATGGCCGTGGCATCCGGGTTGTCTTCCAACGTAGCCAGCACGACTTCGCCGTCGATGGACGTCGGAGTGAGAGCTTGCGTATCCGCATCGCTCTTTCCAACAACCATCTTCGTAGCAGGCGTCTTGGCGTTGACGAACATCGCCTTCCAGTTGCCCGACTCCGCCGAGCTCTCGCTCGTGACGTGGGCCTGGAAGAGATTGTGAACCTCACGGGTATACGTGAGAGGCACGAAGTTGTAAAGGTCATCACGACCATCAACCCGTTCGAGCACGTCTTGCCAGCTGTCCAGATCGTCCGGGTCGGCGACGGCCGTGTAGGCCACCTTCGTACCGTTCGAGTTCTGGAGAGCACGGTAGACGCCCCACTTGAGCAGATTGAGCTCATCGAGCTGTCCGGGTATCTCGTCGATGTCGGCCACGTCGTCAATGAAATTGACTTCGTCAGCCAGATCCGACAGCCATTCCCGATACTCGATGTACTGGATGCCCCACGAGTTCGGATCGGTGGTGCTGGCCAGTCGGCCATCCCACACGGTCATCGGCTGTTCCACGCCGCTGTCCGTCCAATCGGCGTCGTAAGCCGTGATACCGGCCTTGACCGCCAACTGCGTCGATTCGATTTCGTAGTTGACCAGCGGGGGACTGCTGAGACGTGCTTCCGTGACTTCGATGGTCTTCGGAATGAAGAGTCGAAGATCCAGATCAGTTGCGCTCTGGATGGCGATCGGAAGATCGTCTTGCAGGGTCAGCGTGCGGATCGGCCCGTTGGCTCCGCTAACGACCGAGACATAGAACTTATCGCCGGTCCGTAGACCTGCGAGGGAGCCGTCGCCGAGCGACACGCTGCTGGCACTGTCGATCGATTGCACACTGGAACCCTGGCAATCAACGAACTGAGCCGTGAGACCCCACGCACCGACGGGGAAGGCCACACTGTCACTGGTGACCGTCGTCGGACCAGAGCTGTCCAATCCCTTGACCGTCGTGACGGTAACTTCGGGAAGGTCAGCCCACAAGCCACCCTTGGTGACTTCGACGACGTAAGTGTCAATGTCGGGACCTGCATAGCTGTCGTCGACAACTTCGAGACAGCCACGCTCGAACGCCTGGGTGGCGTCGATTTCCCACTTTTGACCGACCACGAATTGGTCGCTCTCAACCGACTCCGAAGAAGCCGATAGCGAACAATCACCAGTCGTGGTGTTGAACTGCACTTCCAGCCCGCGGGTACCGATCTCAACCCAGTCACCGAAGTCACCAGGATCAACCTCATCCACGTTGTCCGTGCCCGAGTCACTGACGATTCGCAGTCGCGCGGCTTGACAACCCGCGATGGACGAACGAATGACTTCGACCTCGTACCGTTCGTTGACGTACCCGTCTTCCAGGCCGTCATAGTCGGCATTCGAGTTGGTGAGACCAACGCAGTTGACGACACCATCGATTTGATCCGACGTAACAACCGCGGCGGTAGAGAGTTGGTTGTTGTCATCAACCGTGGCCGGGAACACGGTGGCAGCAACGGTATCGGCGGCAAAGCCGGTAACGGTGGTCCACAGGTCGTGCTCGTCACAGGCGCTGCCGACACCGGTCACGCCACGCACGTAGGCGACATCACCCACTTGCACGTCGCGGTCGAGGAACAGCCCGGAACGGGGCCATTGCGTGCCGTTAGCTTTGTAGCTGAGGGCCGAGGATCGAATCCAATTCTTCCGAGTGGAGACAGGCTGCACAAGCCCGCGACCTTCAGAAGCATCGCCGATCAGGTCCTCATGGTACAGGAGCAGGGCGTCCTCGATCATGAGACGCACACTGGCCTCATCAACGAGTGAGCCAGCTTGACGTTCGGGCCACGGATAGACCGCGTCGTCATCTTTATCATACGGTCCGACGTTGATCAGGATCTTCTCGTCGTCCTCGTCGTAACGATGGAGCAACGCGTTCGGTCCCGAGATATGTGCTCGGAGCGGATCGGTCACCTCGTTGGGGACGATGCTAAATTCCTGAAAAACGAGAACCTGCGGTTTCACATAAGTGACAGACATTGGTTATTCCCTCCTGGAAATGTACTGGTATAGGCGTTTAGTTTAACCTCTGCGCGTGTCAGTAATCTTCAAAAATCTCTGACGCCCTAAATACTATTCGCTTCAACCGCGGTGCCTCTACCTGGAGTGACCAAGTTTCAGCCGCGACATAAGCTACGCTAACCGGAACGACGTAATTCTCGGTAGCCTCCTTGAGTGCTGACACTTTTCCAACGGCCACCGGTACAAACCGGTGCAGCTCCAATTTGTCCATAATTTCAGGACCAAACCAAAGCATAATCTTGGCGACCTCCCATGCTAGGAGTTGCGCCTCAGCGCCGCTATTCGCAACGGCAAAAAAAGTATGGGTGCCTTGCCAGAAGCCTCCGAAGAACCGCTTGCCTGAGCGGACCTCGTAACCTGTCTGATCTCCAATACCCATCCGCTGCCATTTCCAATCGCCCTCGGCGAGGATGATTGCTGGCCGCGATTCAGTGAGTTCGGGACGCCACTTGTGCAGGGATTCAATGTAAATCCCAGTATTGGCCTCCTTACTCCAAACACCATCACGTTCAATTGACTTTCTCAATGTCCCGTTCAGGATGTTCCGTGCGTCTGCAAAATGCTGTAGCAACACCTGACGTAACGCTCCTTGCATGACCAAAGGTGATGGCCCATAGGAACATAGCGCACTAAGTGTTGGTACCCGGACCTCCGGGGAACTGCCCTCCGGGAAACGGGCTTCCGTTTCCGGGGGGTTGGAAGGGTCCGGGTTGCATTGTGGCATTTCCGACATTTCCAGCTCCATAAGCTGCGTCTTGCGTGTTACCAAGCGCCGTGTCAACGACATCCTGGTCTAGCTCGAAGGCGTACATGCTCAGAGTGTCAACCATCCCGGCCGCCGCTAAGTCGTGCGGTTTAGGGGTTTTGTCGTCTTCTGGCATGTGTAACTCCGATACCTACAGGATACGTTAGTCTGCGGTACAATTCAATAGCGCTTAGAACGCTCCGAACGATTCGGAGGTTTCGCTGCTCTCACTGACCGAGCTGCTCACCGAGGGTGGAGCACCGGGGTCTGGCGGCTGCACGGTTAAAGCTACGGCGTCAGGGCCGTACTCACCGGCTTTCTCGAATACGACAACGTATTCGCCTGGATCTAGCATTACTGCGTAAGCCCAGTGGCCGTTGGTCGTTGTGATCGACTCAGCGACCGCGTTGGCAGGAAGCCGGGCACCCGCATCCCAATCTTCTTTCGTGAAGACTCGAATGGTGGCCCCAGGAACCCCACAACAATCTATCTGATATGTCAAATTCTCGTCTATCGGGTAGTCATGGTCAACCGGAACACAGCCATTTCCGACAGTTGGCTCGTAATTTGGATCGTCGTCTGCCGGGTCGTAGGCGTCCGGGCTCACGGGTATTCGGTAGATTATATCGTTGAACGGCGCCAAGGCTAGCTCCAGCTCGTTGACCAGCGGGACACCTCGCCAGCTTGCCAGCGGCTTGATCGAATGGATCACATACCGCTGGTCGGTGTCGCCGTCCACCCAGAAGTCCTCCTTGGCATGATCCGGGGACGCAATGACCCGCGCGATGAATCGATCGAGTCGCGAGCTGTGCTTGGTCGGATCGGCCCCACCACGCAGCTCAGTGCATTTCTCGCCGTCGATGTCCATCGCGAACGGGACAGGCGGGTGGTATCCGACCTTGAAGGCCGTCCCCCAGGAGGAGCGATTGCGGGAATCCACAACCTCGTCCGTGAGCGGGTCGGTGGCATTCGTGTCCTTCACGCCATAACGCATGCGGCGGACAAGGTAGCCATCCATGCTCACGAGACCATGCCGTAATGTCTCTTTCCGCACGATCTCTCGGGCGATGACCCAGTCTCGTTGATTCAAGATGCCCCATATTGGAGCCCCGGCAGACACGTAGACGCCCAGCGACGTCGTGAGCTTCAGCCGATAATGCGACAAAAGACGCTTACCAGCGGGTTCTCGCGTGGTATCGTCTTCCAGATAGGATGGATTGATGGCCGAATCGCCAATATCAACCCAGTCCAGGGCGGTATTGGTGCCTACGTAACTAGCTTGCAGCTGGAAAACATAGGGCGACGGATCAGTGAAACGACTATCCATCTCCCACCAAACACGGGAGATGCCGTAGAATAGGTGATTCACGTAGACACGCTGAAACGGATAGCTCTCAGTCGACGGCATCGTCATCGTCTCCGTGGGTCGCGTCATCTTCTGCTATGACCCGTTCCGCTTCCGGGCCAAAAAGTAACTTGCTGTCCTGCATCATCTTACTGATTTCGGCCTGCACTGGCTTGATGGCTGGCCGCCGAGGCGTCGTGAAGTAAAGATCAACGATTTGAGTCATCCGATTGCTGCTCCTGCGGGTCCCATGATTCAAGACAACAGTGTAGCTGCCACCTAGTTATCATTCTACCCCAATTGAATTGCTCTAGCAAGCGTCTAACCGTCGCTCTAACCTTCCGACCCATCTGCACTTCAGGTGAGTACCGCTCTCGAAGGCCCCGCAGCATCTCGCACGTCTCCACGTGTATTCGTGGGTCATCGCCGGCGATACCCATCGGCACCGAACCGATGTTGTTCGATGCTTCTATGTCTGCCCGTGGGAGGTTAGCGAGAGCTTGAGTGAGCTCACGGCTACGCTCCTCGGCGTCGATCTCCCGGACTGGTCGGTTGGTCTCAGTCGCTCGGTCACGATCCGGGTCGGCGACCAGCTCGCGATCGAGCTGTCCACTGTTCATCACGCGGTCCAGCTCGTCGTTCGAGATCTGCATCGGGGGCATGATGCGACGGTAAAATCCCTCTTCCCGCATCCGTGAGTAAGTAAATTCGTTTACCGCGTCGATCGCTGCCCGGTTGTCGCTGGGAGTGTTCAGTTGGTCGAACAGATGCTCATTGAGCGTCCGAGTGGTCAACCGCTCCTGTTCCTGCCTGCACGTGTGTGGAGCGGTGATGAACCGCATCCAATCTCGAACTGACAGTCGCATCCGCTGACGCTGCGTCGGGCCGGTCCATCCGTTTCTAAGTACCGCGCGTTGCTCTTCCTCCGGCGGGTCTTCTGCGCCCCACGCCCGGATCTCTTCTAGCAGTCTTTCCGGCAGCAGTATAGGCTCCGGCACCTGGAACGTCGGCAAGTCGTGGAGTGCTCGCTGCAAGGCCTCTCGGTTGATCCCGCCAGCGAACACGTCCCCATTGCGGTTCGGCACTTCGCCGTCCGCTGCAATCGCCAGGAGAAACCGTCGATCCTCTGCCAAGATTGTGTCGGTGATGAACTCAGGATGTCTGGCTGCCAGCGTGGCACGGTAGCTCACAAACGGGATACTAATATCCCGAGCGACTTGCTCCACGCTGCCCGTAATCACTACCGATGCCGCCATAACCCTGCTCCAGATTCATGCTGCTTTTCTTCACGCGAATGAACTGCCGCCACTCTTGTAGCCGAATGGCCGCTGCTCTTTCGTAATTGTCTTCCTTCCCCTGGTCGTCGACCTGCACCCCGCCGGCAGACACCGGAAGGCGGTTCGATCGATACTGCTCTGCGGCCATGCGGAATAGGTACCCGCAGATGGCGTTGAGCCAGTTCATTCGGAAAGGGAAATTGATCGTGTTGTAAGTTTGGATCGGCGGCGGCGTCTCGTTCCACTCTTGGACAGGTAGTCGAATCGCCAGCACGATCTCGGAATCCGAGAACTTCAGTGCGTCAAGCAACAAGTTCTCCACCGGAGCACTGTCTCGCAGGAACAGTCGCACTTCCGCAAATGACGGCGTGCCATTGAGCTGGTCCAGGGAGATCTGCGGCTCCACGTAAATGTAAAATAGGTTCGAGTAATGTCGAACCGGGTTCAGTGCATCCGTTCGATCATAAATGCCGAACTCCCCAAAGTAAACCCCGGCCCGCTGTAAACAGGTCGCCGGCAGCTCCACTCGCACAATGCCATCAGTCACGCTCTCGACAGTCACCTCGGTGTCTAGCGTCGTCTTGGTGACCGATAGTTGCTCCCGCATGGAGAACAGCACGTCAAAGTTGTCATTGCAGGTCCCTGGCATCGTGCCTTCCACCCAGGCCGCCGATTCCGACGACGCTGAGACCGACTCCGAGGATGACTCGCTGTCAACCGGCGGTTCCGTAAAGCACCCTGCCAACGATAGCGGATTGCCGGACTGATCCAACATCTGCCATCGAATCACAGCACTTTGGTTGGCCTGCACCGTGACGCTGGCTATCCGGCCACGAATATCCTGGCCCTGGAATGTCGGCATCGTCGGGAAGACTTCATTCTGCGTGCAGCACGTCGTAACCGGGTTGGGTGCAACCGGATGCGTCGGATTGGCGGGCGGCGGACAGCTAACTGGGTCGCCGGCCACAGGAGTCGCTTGAACAGGCATTTTACCCTCCCTGGTGGAAAAAGTGACTGCGTTTCACGCATTGTAGCATATTAGTCTGCGCATAGAAACGTGCCCTGCGGCCGATTTTAACCGACCGTGGGCACGTTGTATAGTCACACAGCGATTTGCATCGGCGTGGTACAATTTTTGACTACGCAGACGACGATGACAAGCTCGCGCTTTCGCTTACGCTCGCGCTTTCGCTTACGCTCGCACTATCGCTTACGCTCGCACTGTCGCTTACGCTCGCACTGTCGCTTACGCTCGCACTGTCGCTTACGCTCGCACTGTCGCTTACGCTCGCACTTTCGGACACAGGCACGTACGTCGGATCAACGACACCGAGAACACCCCCGACGATCTCAATCGACTTGGGTAGCTCATCGACCGTATCCCAAAGAATGGGGGCCGGTCGGCTGTTGATACGAAGACTGCCCGTTTTCAAGGCCCGCTCCAAAGCGTCGAACTTTCGGCGTCGCCCACCTTGCTGGTGTAGGATACCGAGCGAAGCAAGCAAGTCACCGGGAACTGCGGCAACCTCGCCAGCGTCCAGTCGCATACCGCGTGGGCCAAGAAAGCCGAAAACGCGGGCACCGCCAGAAAGATTTTCGACGACGGTGTACAGCTCGTCTTGTGCTGGATTTGCCATCAGATTATTTCTCCCTCATTATGACATTGCAAACAGGAGCCGCAGTCTCAGTATTAAATTTCCGCACCCTGTACAAGGGAGCTGCTACTGAGACTGAAGCTATAACTCTTCGGCACGTACGTTGGATCAACAACGCCGAGAGTACCGCCGACGATCGCAATCGACTTCGGAACCTCGTCAACCGCGTCCCAGAGAACTGGGGCGGGGCGGCTATTGATTTGCAACGAGCCGGCCTTCAGGGACCGCTCCAGGGCGTCGAACTTCCGACGGCGCCCACCTTGCTGGCTTTGAGAGCCAAGCGAGGCGAGCAAATCACCGGGGATCGTAACGACCTCGGAGGCAGCCAAACGCATCCCTCGGGGACCGAGGAAACCGAACACTCGCTCGCCACCAGAGAGATTCTGGACGACTGTGTAGAGTTCGTCTTGGGATGGATTTGCCATTGTTTATTTCTCCCACATTGGGGTTACGTGAACAGAGTGAACACAGCTCGGCGAGTCACGAGACTACGCCGCGGGCTGTTGCTGCTGTTGTGCCGCGTGGGCATTGACAGCTTGCAGACTCAACACCGCGTGAGCGATAGTCGGGTCGAACGATGCTTGAGCGGCGGCCTGTTTGACCATTTGCGCGCTGGCGTCGAACTTGGGCGTATCATAACCACGTGCTTGCAACTGCTGCTGGAGGTGGGCACTTGCACCAGCGAGCAACGGATTGCCGGCGGACGCTGTCTTTTCCACTTCCGTGTCGTGGGCCGACCGCAACTGGGCCGCCATCGACATCATTTCCATCGCCTCAGTTTCGTTTTGAGGACGAATTCCGTAGTCTTGAGCGAGCTTCTCAAAGAACACCGGAGCGTAAACCCGCTGATGCACGACGGCATACGCGGTTTCCGGGTCCATAACTTGAGGAGCACCCGCGTTTGGATTGTCTTGCGACATTGGGGAAATCTCCGTTACTTACGGGTAGTATGCGAATGAAACCGGCCCGGCCCCGAAGGGCCGTAGCCGGACAAAAATCTTCACTACCAACAACGCTTACGCGAAGTCGGCTCGGGCGATGCCACCGGCGTGTCCGATACTTCCACCCATCGTCTGATAGGCGAAGAATTCGAGCATGTACGCTTCACGACGAATGTACATGGTCGTATCTTCTAGCAGATACGACTTACCGATGAACTTGGGATCGGCGAACATGAACATCGAGTCGTCGGGGACCAGATCGCGCTTGATCGTGATGATCCAACGCATGTTCATGAAGTTGGCTTCAGCCCAACCGTTCTTGATGACGTCCTGGGAGAAATCTCCGCCCATTTCGTCACGTCCAAACTTCTCGATCTCCTTGATCGTCACGTTGTTGATCAGGCACGTATGCGATTCGAGATGACTCGGACCGCGCGGCATGATCTTACGGGCGTCTTGGAGGGTCTCACGGGTGATGCCACCTTCAATGGTTTCCCACTGAACGACATTGCCGTTGTACGGCACCGGGACGTCCGGGCCGATCATCAAAGCGTTGCACGCAGAGATGAATTTCGAGTCTTCTTCGGCTAGCATATCTTTGATGCTATTATCCGAAAGGACCTGTCGAATGTCCATGACCCATGTGCGAAGCTCGTCCACGTCCTTGACGAATCGAGGCGTGACAATGCGGTCGAACATTACGCGGTAACGAGGACCACGAATGTAGACATTGACAGGCAACGTCGCGAACGGAATCGAGATCGCAGCCGGGGAATCCGGCTCTTTGTCGACGACTTTGACAGGCTTGTCGGTGTCGACTTGCCGGTCCAACTCGTCGTTGGAAATCTGGAGGGGTGGAAGAATTCGGCGGAAGAAGCCGTCCTCACGCATCTTGGTTCGCGTGAAGTCGTTGACGGCGTCAATCGCTTGCTTCTCCATCCCGGGAGTTTGCAGTTGCTCAAACAGTGTCTCGTTGAGCAGCTGGGTATCAGTTTGGGTTGCCATCGTAGCAAACCTCCGTGTTTTCGGGATGTCAGCCAATCATGGCCGATTGATTACAATGTACGCTCTGCTTTCGGAAGACCACCTGCTACTGCGCAGCAGCAGGAAGGTAAACCGGCCAGAACGCCAGCACGCTTACGCTATGCTCGTTCTGGAATTGACCACGGCTGACACAGCCACACGCGGGATCGGTGTACTGTCGTACGACACCAGTCGAACCACCAGCACCATCACGGTCGTTGCAAAGCACGCCGCCGGTAGCCTGGACAGTGTTGCTGGCGAGAGCCGTCAGCAACTGGTTCGGAGCGTACGCCAAATTCGGCGCAGAATCGAACTCAGTCGATTCCAGCTCGTAGCCGCCAGTGGCGACTAGACCGGACATGTTACCCGCCGGCGAGATCGGTTGCTGCATGAAAGCACCAGCAGCGGTCGTCGAGGGGTTACTGACATCGAAGTCAGTGTCGGCCTGAAGAAGGAAGATCGGCATCTGAGCACCGGCGATACCCATCTCAAACTCACCGCTGGCATTCACGTGAACCACGCGACCACCGAAGGCTTGAAGGGTAACGGCTGCGGCCAGTTTTGCCGAGAAATCGAGAGCGCTCGGCTCGAACCATCCCTTGGGATGGCTGAGACAATGCTCGAACTGTAGGGAAGGGGATGCGCCTGGCATCTTAGCACCTCCGTATGCTTGAAAAATGACCTATCGTAGGTCGTGATGTTACAAAAAACGCTGCGTCTCCTGCTTGTTGTCGCCTATTCCGCCGGTTGAGCCAAGCCCAATCCACTAAATAGTTTTGACGACGACTGCTTCACACGTGTCGTCCGAGCCCCAACATTGGGATCGGTCAACGAGTTGTACTGCGGCTGATTTGCACCAGCCGTTTTCGTCTGGGCATTCGGATCAACGCCGGAACCCAGTCGCGACAGCTCTTCAGGATTGCGGTGGCCGGCGACCTTCATCAACAGTTCAAGAACTTTGACGGGGTCTTGGCACATGGCCGCGAGCTTCTCGCGTTGAGTCGGCATGATTCGTTCATGCTCGACCATGACTTTGCAAACTTCGGGAATCATTTGATCCACCTGAGCTTGCTTCTCACTTCGAGCTACCTCAGCTGCCGCTGCCTTTTCCAGTGCCGCAGACGTCACTGTGACGTGCTGAATCACCTTCTCCGGGAGCGTCAGTTCGGGAGCTTGGTTAGTATCGCTCATTCTATAGCCCTCCACGACTATGGTTGCAGCTCCGAGCTGCTGGTTGGTGGTGAATAGAACGCACCTCGCTGCTTAGCCCTGATAATTCATCAGTTCAAGCAAGTGTGCCTTCATTTTTTCGCGAAGTAGCCGCTCAGGCGAACCATCCGCGGCTTCCTTCTGACGATAACGACCGGACATCTGGAATGCCTTAGCCGCACTTGCGAGCTTCATACCTTCGCTCATGGGAGGCATGGCACCTTCGGGAGGCATTCCGCCGCCGGGAGGCATTCCGCCACCTTCGGGGGGCATTCCACCTTCGGGAGGCATGGCACCTTCGGGAGGCATTCCGCCACCGGGAGGCATTCCGCCACCTTCGGGAGGCAGCCCCATGCCCTCTTCGGGCGGAGGGCCAGCTTGCGCGAGGGCTTCGATCGGAATACCAAGCTCTTCAAGAGCTGCAATCAGCTCCATGATAGCTTCTTCTTCGGACGGACCACCGAGGCCTCCGCCACCCATCTCGCCGCCACCCATCTCGCCGCCGCCACCCATCATCGGGTCGCCGCCGCCACCTCCCATGATACCGCCGGGATCGCCGCCGCCACCAAGGAGTTCGCCGAGACTTCCGCCACCTTCACCGCCACCCTCAGCGGGCATTGGTCCACCACCGCCATCGGCGCCTTCGGCATCCGACGCACCCGAACCGCTGTCGCCAGGATTGTTATTATCCTCGGCGTCAGCCATATCGGCCGCTTGCTTCTGGTGGAAGGCAGTGAGATAGCTGCCGAACAGATCGGCATCGACGTTGGCGTCAGCGATAGTGTCATTGAGACACTCAGCAACACTGGATTGTGCCGCCGTCTTTTCGACGCCTAGATGCGTGGCCAGCTCGTAGCCAGCCTGAAGATCGGGATTGCCAGCGGCCATCCCAGCAGTGTTACCGGCCTTCACGGCGTCGGCAGCTTGCTTGATCATGATGTCGAGCTCACTCGCTTGCTTCTCCCCAGCCGGGGCTTGGCCCGACATCTGGGTCGAAGGCGCTGCGGGTGTATTCTCGCCAGCGGCCGACGGATTCAGGTTAGCGCTGGTGGCCTGAGCCTCGGCCAGTGCTTCCTTCGTCAGTTGACCACCGAGACCGTTGGTGAGGTCAGCAAGAATGCCGTTGGCCAGACCGTCACTGAGCGTTTTCAGCTCACTGACACTGGCGTTGGCATATTTGTGACCATCGAGAGAACTGTTGTCGGTGGCCGCGGGATGTGAAGTCCCGGGGTCATCCTTACCGGCTTTGTAGTCGTTCTCCACCGAAGGGTCTTCCCCGGTAGCAGACTGGGACGTGCCGATATTCAATTGAGCGTCATCCTGACGACCGTCCGTGTTATCGGGGGTCTGGTCGACGCCGGGTGTACCTTGATCGGCTTTCACGTCAGAAGCATTTTCGCCGGAGCGAGCCCCTTCAGTGGCCGATTGGCCCCGGTTATCGACACTCGTGGTCGGATGCGTGGACGAACCTTGGTAACCTCCCGGATCAGCAGGAGTAGGAGACTCGCCCTGCTTGACGCGGGCGGCCGCCTGCTTCTCCGTTTGGATTTCGTCCGCAAGCGAATGGAGAGCCGAAAATAAACGGCCCTGCTGAGCGTTAGCGGTCATAGTGTCAACTCCTTTGACGGTGAGGCGATCCCGTGTGTGACCTAAACTGCATAATTTTGCAGGACGGCCAGGGACGCTGTCAACTCATAATTGGGATCTGCGTCTTGTACCGATCCGAGGAAGGCTAGCTTGTAGAGGCAATACTCTTGGGCTAACTTTTCCGCTGGATCACAACGTGCTGAGGCAACCTTTTCACGTTCTACTGGGCTTCGTAAACTCGGTTGCTCCTGCGTCAACGCCGCCCGTGTAACTCTGTTATACACAGAATCGACACGTAACGACAAGTCCATTGCATGCTTCGCAGCCCAATTTGCGAAGATTGGCGGGGCAGCGGCCTCTGCTGGGACATACCCGCTGGACTGGATACGGTCTGGTAAATCACCGTTCTCCAGTAATCGAGTATACGCTCCTGGGAGCTCCCTGACTACCACCCCTGCTAATTCTGCTGCTTTTTCATGCCCGTGATCCGTAGCCACTTCAATGAAGCGATGCAGCGGAAGGCAGATTCTCTGGTCAGCCAGCGCTCGAAGCGCCAATGCAAATTTCTCCCGGAACAGCGGGGGAAGCTCCAAAGCAGTGTCACCACCTTGGACGCTGGGCTCGAACGCTAAAACATTCGCAGTTTGACAACTGCAACGTCCATTTGCAATGTCAGACTCAATGTCTGATAGCTCGTAGGCCAGCTTAATCATCTGCTGGACATTTGCCGGCTGACCGGCGTCCACCATCAACTCGTAGGGCACTGTAATGCCCATTTGCTTCGCCAATTCAGCACTCTTGATGACCCCACAACCACGGGCTGCGGCAGCCTTCTCCAGTACCCCTGTGACGTACGCGATTCGATCGGCCGGGCGAAAAACATGGCTAATATCAAAAAATACCGGACGCGGGTTATCCGCGTGCAGCTGATGGATACCGCCGCCGATTTCAACCAAAGCACCGATATTACTCTTCAGGCCACCGGCTTTGCACATGCCACCTTCTTGTGGGCTGGCACAGTAATCCTCGACCCTGGGAGCCTTATTGCCGCAGTACGAACAGACGTCGTGTGCGACCTTACAAGCCATCGAGACAGGAATTTCCCGTCCTGAGGCCAGTTTCTCCATCTCGCGATCGGCGATAAGTCCGCCGTTTCGCTTCGCAGCCGCATCGGTACTATACAACGCTGCCACAAGTTCAATACGCTTCATGGGCTCATGAAACGCTGACTTGACCAGCCGACCGTACGACTTCTTCTTGTCTTTGTTTTTGTGGTTTCGGAAGAAACAAGCGTGCTTCACGAACGACGGATGATGATTTCGACACGTTTCGCGCCTGAAGCCGTCTCCGTTGCGGTTCGCCCCGTAGTCTTCCGTGGCCCCAACTGCTAGGAGATGCACCAGAACCTCGTCCTGAGCCGCCTTCTCCAGCAATTGATCTATTTCCTGCAACACCACAGACGACGCCCGCTTTACGAGATCCGCCCTGTCCGCCCCGATGAGGCCGCGACTGGATCGCTTGATCATCGTGACGATTGGCTCATCAAACGTGAGTGAGTCTGGTGTTATTACTTTTACGTGCATATTACGGGCCTCCGCCAGGGGGTGTGCCGTTGAGCGATTGAATACCTTGAGCTGGGCTTGGATTTGGCCGCCCCCACTGTGTCAGTGTCGAGCCAATAAGTCCAAGAACGCTACCGGTCCGTTTACCGGCTTTCCCCGGCGTATGCGGCACTGGTGCAGGCGTATTTCGCTTACGTGACTGCGTTACCTGCTCCTGCAACAGTTTCATCTGTGGCTCAGTGAGTTTCTCTCCTTTGAACATATCATGCTTACCGGTGCGCGGATGCGTAATTGTCTTCGTACCACCAAACTCTTTGCCGCCCACCCACGGAATATTCTGCGGTACCGTGACCGTTTTGCCACCCACCTTGGGAACCCACTGAGGTACTGTAAACGATTTTCCGCCCAACGGCATCTTATTCGGCATCGTGAATCGCGGACCTGTGGTGGTTTTAGCGGGTAAAGGTGCCTTCTTTACCCATTGCTCTCTGAGTTTTTTGTCGATGACACTTTGAGAGCCTTCCTCCAACAACACGTCACGAGCCTCGGCTGGCCCCATCGGTGCATCCATACGCGCATTGTGGGCTTTTGCCGCACGCCAATTCCTGATCTTGGCGATTGGCTTGTCTATGCCAAAATGCCCGGCAGCTCCGCCAGCCCCCGTCATGCCGGCACCTCGCACAAGCGTGTTCAGGTTCGTGGCATCCTGAAAAGTGTAGGTACCAAACTGTTTACCCATGTCAATCACATCACCACGCTCAAACGCATCATTGAACAAAGCCTGCCGGGCCCCGGCGTTATGATGCTTCTGCGTAGCTTGACCCGAACCCTGTAGGCCAAGTACCTGCGATAAACGCCCAGTCTCCGCAATGTCCTTCTGCGTTGTAGCATCCGTGAATGGTAGGCCGGTAAGGGGATCTGGTTGCCCATCAGCCGATAGCTGAACCCTACCCAGCCTATAATGGTAATCCGCCACGTTTTTATTAAGCGGAGTGTCCGTCGGTGCTTTCATATTAGCGATCGCACCACCCGCGGCGCCGAGACCGCCACCAAGCGTCGCACCCATCAGTGCATTACGCAACCATCGCTTCTTCTTCCGCTTGCTCATGATGGTGGCCAGCAGCCCGCCGCCAAGGCCTACACCTGCACCCATCATTGCCATATTTGGCGTGCTGGTCCAGTCGATCGCTGCTTTGGTCATGTCCGCCGCAGGCTTACACGCGCCAAGCTGCGCACGGACAGCTACCAATTCGGCAGCTTTCTCCAGCGTCAGCTCCGCAGGATTAAATGACTGATCCATCTGGCGACACTCCGTTTATTTGCGGTTGTGGGCGAGCCTGTTGTCGCATCTTGCCTTCCATGTCGACAAGCTGATCGACCTCGAACTGATCGAACTGTCCTTGTTGCAACTGCTTTCGCAGCAACGCCTGAATGGTCAGCCGCTTATCCGCGGCCGACGGCGTCAACTGCACGATGTTGTTGTAAGCCGTTGATACTTCCTCGGGTTCATACCCGCTGATCACCGGATCATTCAAGATCATGTCTTGCAACATGGCCTGACTGTTGATACGACGAAGCTGGTCCTCATGGCCTGGATCAGATAACTGATCCAGCGTCCGCTGCACCATTTTATCTTCTTCCGGGCCTTTCAACCCTTTCACCGTATCACCTGCCAACCCTTTTATCAAGGCCATTGACCCCATGAGTCCTAACGGTCCCGCCGAAACCTTGTCCATCATGTCAGTCGAGGATAGTTCCAAGACTGAAGGACTTACGGCGGTACGTACGAAAGGGCGGAGCAGGACCCCGGCCTGTTTCTCTGCATCTGCATGCTTCTCTTGCCACTGATGCTTGAGCTCGTTGTACGTTGCTGCTTGTGACAGCAGCAGAGCGATCTGCGGGAACGGCTCTTCCGTGGCATCCAGCTCGGTCACCGCCGCGAACTTCGCACGTCCAGTGGTGCCGAGAAGTGACTTGCCAATTCGGTGATTGGCCAGCTTCGACAACGAAGGTGTGACCTTCACGATCTCGTCCATAATGTGCTCACCATAATCGCCGTGAAGCAGCATAACCGCTTCCTTCACTACCGGGATCGGCTTGGCATCCGGTCGACGGAAATAATCGGTCAACCCGACGAACGTCCCGGACATATCGTCGAAAGCACTGGCCTGCTTCCGGCGGGCTTCGGCAACATCGCGATTCAGCCGATCCACGTCGGATGCAGCCTTGCGTATCGCAGTCGCGGGGTCTTGTGGGTAGGCGTCCGGCTTCGTGATTGGCTGGCCGGCAAGCGTGCCCCAGTCCTCCACACCGCTACGCTTCTCTCGCGAACCCAGCCTATCGAGCATGGGCCGTGGCGAGAAACTGTACTCCGGCGAGACTTCCGTGCTGATGGCCGCAGCCGTCTTCACGTTGTCCGGGTACATCAGATCGAGCACGGCAGCCAGATCCGCCAACTCAAACTCCGCCGATTTCTCGAACGCGCCTTCGCCTTCGGTACGCTGTCGCGACGTTTGGCCGGTATTGTACGCGTGGACGACGAGCTTGACCTCGCCAGGGGCCACACCAGTCGCCTGGGCTGCTTTCACGATAGCGTCGTTGGGGCACAAACCATTATTGACATTGTCACTTGTCTGGTTGATGCAATCCATCAGCTTTCGCTCAGTTTTTGGAGTTAGCTTTTTCATTTATCCGCCTCGATCAGTTGAGTTGCCTCGGTGACTGGGAACGACAGAGCAACAAGCGTTGCCGCGTTTGCGATAGGCTGCCGCACGGAGACTCGCATTGTCTCCTCATACGTCAGCTCGATCGCGCTCTGTTCGTAAGCTGCCAACGGTCCACGGTCGAGTGCCACTTGATCGTTACGTGGATCGCGACCGCCGATGTTAAACGGCAGGCATGTCATCATCGCTTGAATATGGTCCAGGACAGCAGCTTGCGCCTTTCCGGCGGTATCCGTGTTCCGTTCCACCTCTACGAATTTCGTAAACTGTTCCATGATAGCCAGTTGCGTGTGCTGGTTCACTGGAACAGTCTTGGCTGCTATGGACGCTTTCAACTTCAACGTCCCTACGGCGTCATCGAGCACGGTGGACCCAACAGCGTCTGGCGTGTTGCACCATGTCGGAGACGAGAACTTGCTTTCCATCGCGTCAAGCATGCACGGGCCCAGGAAGTATCCATAGAGTTTCCAAAGCAGGTCGAACTCCCGCTCTGATAATCCCCGATGAATGGCTGGGCCCATGATGCAGTTCAACACGTATTTCGGATGCACGAGCTTCTCCCGTGCATTGAAGAACACTGATTCGTATGCCTCAACAACCGTCGGCGGCAACCCGCAACGATAACCAATTTCAAAATCAGTTTCGCGAGCCAGGATATGTGCCTCGATCGAGAACTTCTGCGGGTTGACAGCACTGTCGTAAGCCCAGTGGGCCCAGAAGATGTCTGGTGTCGACTCCGCCAGCAGCATCTTCTGCCGATCGTTGCGGCACGCGTCGAACTGCTCCAGGTACCGCACTGCCCGACTGATCCATTTGTACCCCATGATGCCATCACGTCGCCGCGTGGCATTCAGTCCCATCCCATCCACGATCTCGCGAGCGCGTTGCCACCGCCAGTCAGCAGGGCGGAATGGGTTGTCAGCACAAATATGAATCGACGACATCTATTGCTCCGGTCCATCTATATCAATTGATCGCTGCCGTGACGGGAACACCGGATAGTCACCCTCGGGGACACCCGCACCGTCAACATCCACCTGTGACGCAAAACACGTAAGCGTCATTTTCGGTGACATGTCTCCTGCGTTCATAGTGATCTGGACTGCCGTAACCATCTCGACGACTTGTCCAGTCTCTATGTCGAAGACAGCAACATCTACGTCGCCATCCTTCAGCTGCTTAAAGCGAAAACCCAACTTCATTACGAGTTCAATTCTGCCATTTCGATGGTCATGCCGATCGAATAGGCTTTATCCCCCGACCCTGCTGGCGTAATGGCTAACCACAGACGACGCACCGGGTTAGTGCTCGTGCCATCGCCGTTGCGGAATATGGTGTCCATTTCATAGTCGGCGAACTTGCCGGCGACTACGCTCTTGACACCGAAGAGCGAATGGAGCCCGGGCTCTTGGCCCGCCACTGCGCTCGACTCACTGGAAATGCTGTCATCATCGGCCATAGCATAGGCCGCTTTTCGTGCCGAAAACAGTTGGAACGTGGCATCAACGACCCCGCCCACCTGCTCCAGCACAAGACGTCGAATGGTGCCGCGGTGCGGCACCTTCAATTCGACAACAGACGTTTTACCGGCCTCGACGTCAAACTCCAACGGGCCGTAGTTCCAAGGAACTCCCATAATTCATATCTCCTTAGATGTCCGCGGAGTCACCGAGATCAATGTCTCTGGCGGACTCTTCGGGGTACGGTTCAATTGTCTTCTGCTTCAGGAAGAGCACGACGTCACCGACCATCTCGAACGCGTTGCGTAACGAGTCTTCGAGTTCGGGGAGGTCCTGCTTGCCGAAGCGGTCAGCGAACTGGTCGCTGTGCCAATAGAACATGAACAGGATACGGCCGAGTCGATCCATCCCCTTCACGAGGTCGGGAATATACCGATCGATCATTGTGTCGTCACGAACCGCTCTCAGCATGCTGCTGATCATGGCCGTGTCGAAGATCTCCTTCTGGCCGGTATCTGCCGCCTGCTGGACAGCATTGATGTCCATCGGGTCGGGCATGTTGTTCGGGTTCACGTTGTAGATGTTCGGGTCGGTCGCAGCCCCTTCCAATCCGGGCACCCCGACTTCTTCTTGATACGACGGCATCGTCGGGCCATCAAAGCCCATCGGATTGTAACCACCGCGATCCGGTTCTTGCATCGGCGGAGCGGTCGGGCCACCACTGTCAGTCAGGTACGGATCAGCATACTTGATCCGGCAACGGAACGGTCCCGGTCGCAAGCTGCGGCACTCAACCTCCGCCTGCTTGAGCAGATGGCGGCTAATGTCTTCGCGGAGTCCGTGATCCCGCACCAGCTGAACCAACGCACCGACTTCGTTCTGGCCGGCACTCTTGTTGATATGAAACTGAGTTCCGTCGTGCCGAATCTCCAGAGCCGCTGTCTTGCGCATGATCAGGTTCTGGGCGTCCAGCAGGCTGCCCGGCTGGATCGGTTCGTTGTCGCTGTGGTCGTCGCTGCCGCCCACGGCGCAAGGCTGGGCACAGCAATCGTCATTGTCATCACGATGCTTTCGCTCCCAGCGATCCGAGGACGTCTCTTTGATCTTGAGGATCTTGTAGCCATCAGGGATGTAGAGATCGCCCATATTCGAGCGGAGCTGCGTACCCTTCTTCGCGTCGAAGTGGATACGGGCTCCATGATCCCAGCTGCAATACTTATCGTAGCTGATGCCAATCTCGTGAGACTGCGAGTGATACTTGTCCAAACCCGTGGACAAGTAACCATGCTTATCCGCGTTCTCGGAGAAGGCCACATCGTACGAGTCGTCCCCGATCTCCTTGTGGAGTGCGAACGTCGTCGTCGCGTTGCGCCGCGGCCCGACAGCGATATAGCGGTGCTTGTCGCTCATGGAGACGGAGCCCTCGGGAATGCCGTCAAACCATTCCATCCAGCTCTCTTCGCCGCCCAGGAGCCCTTCGTCGAGCTGGCCAGCGACCCAGACCGCGTCACGATCGGCGCTGGTCCAGTCCTTGGTGTCGAGATCGACAATCACGCAATGTGGTAGCCGCCCATCCGGGCCGTGCGGCTTCATCACGATCAGGCACTTCTTGAAGTCGTTCGGCTTCGCTAGGACCATGTAGATCCCGGTCTCGCTCGGATTGCTCAGCTTTTGTTCGACCTGGACGTTGTACGGTACCGATACTTCGTCGCCCGTCCGCTTGTCTTCGATCAGCACGTGTTCCTTGAGCAGCTTCTCGGCATCCTCTTCGTCCAGTCCTTCGGGAACGCCCTCTACCCAGGACGCGTCCATCGTGATGATCACGACTTTGCCCTTAGCATCAGGCCCCTTGTCCCCGTCCGCCGCCTCTTTCTCCAACAGATCCATGACGGACCCGTTGCACGGCTGCGTTCGCGGTTCGGGCTGACGGTACGGGTCATCCAGGATCGAGCTGCGTCGCATTCGCACGCCCGCTTCCTTGACGGCTGCCTGGAGTTCGCCGACCCCGTGCCAGCGATCGAAAGCGGCCGCCAGGACGGGTTTACGTTGCAGCGTGTCCGCAAGGACCTGCAACATGGGCAGTCCGGCCTGCTTGATGAAATGCCCGAGATCGAGCCGCTCATGGCAGTGAGCCTCGAAATCTTCGATCGCCGAACCGAAGTCACTTACGCACATGTGGGCATACTTCGGCAAGAACGGCTGGACAGACGACGCGTACTTGTAGGGTGATTGGCTGAGCCGCGTCAGATCCGGCTGCATCACACCCAGTTCGGACGTGTTCTTGTCGACGCCGGAGCCGAGAATGTTTGGCCGCCGGTTGAGAATGTAGTTGAGCCAGTTTTCCTTCATGGGCACGAACATGTCTTGATTGCTGATATACAGCAATTCGTGGCCCTTGAGATCGCCCGATAGGAAGAACACCGGCGCGAACAGCTGGTGGGAACCGACCTTGAAGGCCATGACACCCACTGCTTTGGTGTTCTCCTCATTCCGGTCGAGCAGCTGGAACCCAAGCTCGTGATCGAGCAACGTGGGAGCCTTGTCACGCAAAAACGCATGCGCGAGATTGCTAAATGCTTGCTCGAATGGAACATCTTGACCATCACCACCAAGCTCCGCGACTTTGATCATGACACCTTGGTCGATCATAGCCTGTTGGCATTGACCGAGCCAATGTGCCGCTTCCGCGGGCATGGGTGTAGATTGATTAAGATTAACAGCAGGTTGTGCAGTCGTCATGACAGCGCTCCGTCCCTGGTACGCGGGGTGATCGTTTCACTACATTCTATCCTATCAGGAAGCGTAGCGGAATACGATATAGCCCTACCCTGTTATTTTAGCTTCTTCCGGTTATATCTGCTACTGCGTTGATTTACTGGTTGAATTATCTTGCCAACCCTGTGTCAAACCTTCTCGTCCGAAGCTCTCCCCACGTGCCAACGCTGGCACGTAACTACTGCCCGCTTCGTCTGAAACTGCCCCTCGTCGAGCACCTTCAAGCAGGCTATTCTTCTGGTAGCTTCCGAGCATCCGTGTCATCCAGTCCGGGTCGTGGGCGGCGTTGGCCATGCCCCTGATCATCTCTGGCTGGAATGGCGGCTGCTCATTATGCACCGTAACACTCTTGACCCCGTAATTGGTCAAATCTGCTAGCATTGAAGGGCGAATCTGTGTACCGATGGAGTGATGCAGGATCGGCTGCTCCAGGTATTTACCCACTGCCTGACCCGGCGGCAGCACCTGAAAACCATTCCGTGACTTCCAGTTGGATTCGACCAGCTGGTACGGCACCACATCATCCTGCACCCAGTCTCCCACCTCCTCGGTCAGCCGCACATGGTTGATTAACCCACGGGCCAACAGCTCAATGTTTCGTCGATCTCCGCTTGTCCCTGAGTCCTGCAAAACTTGTCGAAACGCGGACATGAGGTATCGACGACCCTCGCCAATCCCCTTGTGCTTCACGATTTCGCTCGGATTTGGTGTACCCTCGGAGAGCACGTCGCCGGCCTCCACGGTATCACCGCGTTTCACCTTCAGCGGGAAACCACGAGCCACATAATGCTGCTCACTGCCGACATCTACGTAAGATCCACCCTGTGGGGCTTCGCGAATATCCGTGACTTTGCCATCATGTTGCGAGTGGGCTGCCCCACCTTGGAACGTCTTCGGGACCTGCACGAGCTGATTGATGTACTTGAACCCGGAAATTGCCCCGGCGCCAGCGGCTCCAGCGATCCCGCCGGTGTGCTTTGAGCTGATTTGGGCCTGCGTGATCGGTTCGGCAAGTGCCTGGGCGGCTGCGATACCCACATAGTCGCCGATCGGGGACAAACCGCCTCGTTCCCGGTGCCCGACGTCTCTTGCGTAGACACCGCCGTCTTTCGGGCCACCCACGATCGGGCTGCGTACCAGGATATTCTCAACCCCTTCATCCTTCAACTCCCGCAGGATTTTCGGACTCAGTACGGTATTTCTGGCATACGGGCCGACAGGATGAGCCAATAAGGCCCCTTCATTATCCATGTCGTCGGTGGATACTGCCAGCCCCCGTGGCTGCTCAATGTCATATTCGTCGTCGCTGTCGACACGAGACACGAGCAATCGATGGGCTGCCTGCACAAGCTGCTTTGCGAAGAAACCTGCGTCCTGCGTGGCCGATTTGACGTCAATTACGCCTTTTCTGGCCCCAAACGCTCCCGCGAAGTATTCGTGGGGTTTCAGCCCCATCGAATAGCTGCGGGTCACAGGGATCGGCAACACCCGCCCTCTGTGATCCGTGTATAACAAATCGGCTCCACGAAGGCTATTAAGATTAAATTTGTTCCCTCGGGAGCCTGATATGGCTTGCTGGGCAAGCGGGTTTTGTTCTGCTTGGCTCTCTTCAAACACGTCATCTACGAGTCGCGTCTGATGTTCGCCAGTCACTTCTATGATTCGTTGCTCTTTTTGTTCCGTCGACAGCTTAGGGTCTGCATAAATAGTACGCAATTCCTTCCCAAGTTGCAACCGCATCTTACGAGCTGCAAGACTTTGCCGCAAGGCCGATAGCCCAAATGAGTAGCCGCCTGTGGTAAAAGCAGCGTCTCGGCCGACGTCGGAAAGCTGCTTAGCGATGACCCGATATTTGTCAGGATGATTCTTTGCGACCTCGGTCAGCAGGGCCTTTATACCCTTCTTATCAAGCACACGCTCATCATCCCGCAGTTCTGCGGGAAGCGAGCGATTGATCATGATTTGGCCGACAGTGGTCTTACGCATTAAATCTTACATCCGGTAACGGTACTTGCCCGATCGATTGCACCATAACAGTCTTGTGCAGTCCCAGGCCATGCAAAAGCGACTGAAACTCCTGTTCCCGCCCCTCTTCCAAAGCTGAGGCTACTATCGTCCCTGGTTCCACCTCCACAGCAGCAACGATCGGGTTGTCGTATCGATCATACACGACAACCCGCGTTACCTCAATACGCTGGGGATTACCCAGCTTGGTGTGAAACTCAACTATCATTGTCGTCCTGCTGCTGTGCGACTGCGAAGCAAGGCGGCCACGGCGGTTGCACCTTGCATCGTCGTATGTCCTCGCATACCTTCCTCGAACGGCGTGCCGAGGGCCTGGGCGGTCTTGTTGACTGCACCCAGATCATCACCCGCCTCGGTTCGAGACAGCGGATCTTTTGAGCCGCCGGCCGAGATTGACTGCGTGGCAGGTCGACGTCCGGGATGCCCGCCAGGAAGCGGAGCCGGCGTCGAGCTCTCAGGTGGCACGCTGGCCATCTTGTCAATGAACTCGGAGAAAGAGTCTACTGCGGCACCCATCTTCTCGACAGGTGCTCCACCACCCCCGCCGCCAGCCGCCAATTCAGGCGACGCAGCTTGCATCGGATCAATGGCACCGATCGCACTACCGCCACCGCCGCCACCGGCTGGGGCAGCGCCGCCAGCTTGTGATGGATCTTGTGGGCCGCCTTGCATCGCCGCTTCCGGCGCTGGTGTTGGCTGCCCTGGAGGCATGACGAGCACGCCCGGGTCCAGCTTGATGTCCATCGCGTTCATCAGCGTGGTCATCTGTTGCTGCATGTTGTACATGCGGGTGTCGAGCATCTGCATGTACTGCTCTGGCTTCATCTTAGGAGGAACGCCACCGGCAGCCGCAGCAGGGTCAGTCGGGGGCATCCCGGGCGCCGGAGGCATGCCCGGAGGCATCCCACCCATCATCGCCGGGTCCATCCCAGGTGGCGGCATTCCGCCCATCATTGCCGGGTCCATCGGAGGAGCACCACCAGGAGGCATGCCGCCCATCATCGCCGGGTCCATCGGAGGAGCACCACCAGGAGGCATACCACCCATCATAGGATCGCCACCCGGCGGCATCGCGCCTTCAGGTGGAACCACGGCGGCCTTTTCCATCGGCGGCCCGCCAGCCTGCTCCCAGACCTTCTGCTGAGCCATTTTTAGTAGTACAGGATTCAACATCTTGTCCTCCTTAACGGTGTCTTGGCCGTTATTTGTCATCTTCGACGATTTCGACCCTGCGGCCGACACCGATCTTACCTTGTTTATACGCTCTGATTGCGTCAGCCGTCGTGGCAAACACCGCAGCCGGCTTGTCTTCATCCACCCGTGCCGACGCTTCGTAGAGCCCGCCGACGTATTCCTGAGATGGCATATAGTGTACCCCGAAGTCCGCGGCAGACAATAGGTTTCTGGACGGGAGCATCTTTTCGAGGGCTTCATGTGCCTCTGCTTCCGTGGCCGGCACGTGATATTGCATCGCATCACCGTCAAAGTCAGCGTTGAAACCACTGACCACCAACGGACTTACCTTCAGCACGTCACCTTTCACCAGCTTCGGCCTAGCTGCCATCATACCATATCTGTGCAGCGTTGGCGCCCGATTGATTACGACGACGCCGTCTTGCATCTCTTTGAGGAGCGCTTCCCGAGCGACCGGCGATCTCTCTTCAGCGGCACGGATGGCCTCACGACGGGACCATCCTTTGCGAACGAGCCGTCTGGTGACGATGGGTTTGTAGATGCTCCAGGCTTGCTCTTCAGGAAGCCCAACTTGATCCATATCGAGGTCAGGGTCCGGCGCAATAACCGACCGCCCGACCATGTCGACGGCGCTGCCGAGCAATCGTCGCTGCACCATTCCGAGTTTTGGGGAAGTACCAAAGACATGTCGAAGAATTCCCTTAACCTTGCGTTCTTGGTTCTTCGGATGCGTCGGGTCGCCAAGGCCAGTCACCGCTCGAAACGCTTGATACAGCGCCAGCCGTTCATCGCCTATGTCCTCGTCATTGAGTAGCCCAGCCGCTTCCTTTAGGTTTTTGTTTGCATCCCATACTTCCTTGTATAGATAATTTGGATCAGCCACCAACGGCAGCTTTCTCTTACCCATCGTCGACACCGGGCGGAAGGCCGGCGGCAGCACGGGCACCTTCGACAGCAGCCAATCACGTGGGTGCATGCCAAGACGTTTCGCATCTTTCAGGTAGCCAAGCCGGCGAACCGCAGCATCACGGGATGTGCGTTTGCCACTCTTGATCTCTTCTCGGGCTCTGGCCAGCTCGCCGTCGAGGTTCATGTTATCCAGGGCGGAGCCGACAGCCTTCGGACCCGTGGCCCCGTTCAGCCGCTCTTTCCCGCTGAGCACGTCCTCAAACTTCTGTTTCGTTAGCCCCAACACTCGTCGAATCGGCTCTTCCATTACCGGGTTGGGTAACGGCTCATGCAGCCGAATGAAGCTCCACCGATTACCACCGCCTTCCGGCGTCATGTGGCCACCGGTGAGTGCTTGATCAAACAACCCGCCGCGAACCGGCTCCATCGTCTTCCAGTCAACGGTTCCCACGTTCTGGAGCTCCCGGTTACCCGCGAGCTTGTCAATGTCGTCGTTGCGAAGTGCCATTATATGCGTCTGCGACCCATCGCGCACGACGTTGATACCGGCTGCCTTCAAATGCGACACATACTTCTGATACATGTGTGGCACCTTCGGCGTCGGCGGATTGTAGCCCGACATGTACTGAGCCCAATATTCAGGGCTGGCCTGTCCACGAATCATGTTACCGCTGCGTAGGAACTCTGTCGCTCCGTGGGACAGCAACGCTCCGACTTCCAGCATGCCGATTCGCTTGGCCCCTTCCGGGCCACCCTTGGCTGGTGTCTGATCCGCCGTGTAAGCTCCGAGTCCGCGACCCTGTCCTTTGGATTCGGCGGTATGGTGCAGCTTCATGAACCAGCGATTGCCGGTAAACACATCAGGTATCTTGCGACCAGTCTCCGAGTCCATGATCGTCTCGGTGTCCGCTATGCCGGCCTTCTTCAGCTCGGCCAACGCGTACTCCACGAGATCGTCTTCATCCTGGAAGTCAGGAACCTTGAACGCTTCGCCGCGGGCTGCCGCGATCTTCCCGAGAGCTGCCTCCACGATCTGGGCGGGATTGGTTCGACTGATCACACCGAGTGGGTTGAGCAGCACCTCGTACGGTTGCCCATCCTGATCCGACGGCATGTCGGCATCCGGGACGATGCGAGAGATGATACCCTTGTCGCCATACCGCCCGGACAGCTTGTCGCCGACCTCCATCGGGGCAATGGACTTCACCACCACAGCTGATCCGCCATCGTCATCCACGACGTCCGTAACCATGCCTGGAGTGTGATGATCCCACGTGACAGTCTGATTAAGGTAACCGGGTGAACGGCCACGCAGCATTGATTTACGATTTCGTTCTCGTTCCCTCGCCACGAGGATCAGCGGATCACCGCTCTTTACCTCTGTGCCGGGGCGAATGAATCCGTTATCGTCGAAGTTCTCCAGCATGGCTTTGTCATAGGCGGCGGGGAATACCGAAATGAATGCGTTCTTTCCGCGTTGATCCTTGCCGTCCCACTCGTACCCATGCTGGTACATGTGCTCCGAGCTCATCTTTTTGGCGAATGACTCTGAGATGACGTTGGCGTCCTCGAAGTTGAGCCCTCCGAAGGGGACGTACGCGACGCGGGCGTTCCGGCCGAGCGCTGACACGCCTTGCATGTCCGTGAAGTTCGACCGAGCGAGCAACTGCCCTTCTTCGACAGTTTCACCAACCTGGACCGTTGGCGTGTTGTGGATGAAGGTTTTTCGATTGTAGGGGAAGTTGTCGTAGAGAGGGATTTCTTCCGTGCCGCCGCCCTCTTTCGTAACCGTGATACTATCTCGATCGACAGCGGCAACACGACCACGACCAGGACTGTCCCACCTAACAGCACCCATGTGCTTAGAGTATTCATCTTCAAAACTCCGACCGGGTTGTCCGGGGACGCCACTCTGCACCAGCGGGGCTTCTGCACCTACGACGGGCAATGCCTGCGTCAACATGCGAGCGGCCATCACCGCGCGTTGTCCCTTGACCATTGATTTCAACGGGATCATATTACCGAGCGGGGAGAACGTGCTCTCCATGTCGGGAATCTCATAATCCACCGTGTTGCGTGGCACCATGCGGACCTTGCCACTCTTCAACACCGGCACCAACGCCTTGGGGTCGCGTTTCCCGCCACCTGGAAATGCTATCACGGCATCTGCCAAGTCCTGAGGACTTCGATATACGGTCTCACCAGTCTTAGTATCCACCACTGGGGTGTAGACACGTCCGTCGTCACCCTTTCGCGCGGCACTTGCCATCCTCGCATCGACGCCTACCTTCCCGCTCTCTGGCGTGCGTAGAAAATCCACAAAGCCAAACTGCGTTGGCTGCACTGCCCGAGCTTCGTCTGGTACTGCGTCCAAACTTGGGATACCACCTTCACCCATCCGCGTTACGCGGGAGTGCTGGTCGAAAATGTCTGCCGGATTGATCTCTTCCAGGGGGATACCCAGGCCGCTGCTCATGAGTGCGGCTTGAATCACGTCGTTGTAGGCTCCAGTCGGCATCCGCTCAAGATCACCACGCCCCGAGGCCTTCCACAACAGCCTCTGCGTGACGCTACGCGCCTTGCCGAGCCGTTCCGCGAACAAGTCCTCCGGTCCCATCATGGACTGGTAGGCCATCGAATCACGATCGTCAGGCTCTGCTTCGCCGCGAGACACGGCCAACAGCTTGCGAGTGACCGCCAGCAGCGTATCCGGCCCGACGTTCTCGAACGGTTCGCCGAGTGTCCGCTTCGTCACCTCGGGGTCCAGCGACATGGCCATGAAGGCCTCGGCAACGCGAGCCTTCTGCTCTATGGAGCTGCCTTCGCCGTCCTTGAACAGCTTGGAGTGTAGCTTGCGGATGACGGCGGGGTCATCCTTCTGGGCGTTCGTGTAAGTGAGATCATTGCCCCAGGCTTCCCGCAGCTGCGTGTCCGTCACCCCTTGGGCCCGCAAGAGCGGGAGGAGCGGCATCCTTGCCTGCCCCATTTGAATGCGGAATATCCCGCTCTGTGGGTCAAGGAATATTCGGTGACTGAAGCCCTTCTTCACGTTGACGTGGCTTTCCAGTTCACCATTGTCTTTCATGCGAGTGAACACACCCGGACGCAGTCGCATCTGGTGTGCCATCGTGTATTCGTTCCCGTTGACAACAAAAGTCCCGCGATCAGTCATCCACGGGATCTTGGCAACCGTGGCCTTCTTCCGCCCCAGTTCTGCTCCTTCCGCATCAGACAGCACCCACGTGCCACGCAGCGGCCGCGATAGACTTTTTCGCGATAGAATAGCCTTCTTTTGTTCGGCGATGGAGAAGCTCTCGGGGCCGTGGTACGCCACGTCCGTCAACGCGAGAGTATGCCGGGGGTTGGACACGGGTTCGATAGCTTGGGCGGCCGCCAACGCGTTGGCAAACAGACGTTTGCGAGTACCCGGTGTGTCACCGAACTTGCGATACGCGGGCGTAGCTTCCTCTTTGTCAGCCACGGGAGGAGCGAGGCTGGCATCAGGACCAAGTACCGACTGAGAAATTAAACTGTCGTTAGCCATATTGCAGTTCGTCCGCCTCATCGTCTTTGCTGGTCGGGGCATGCGTCACGGTTGTGTAGATCGGTGCTGGAGCCTTAGCAGCCCGCTGCCGTTCGCGTAACCGCATCGCCCGGTTCATTATCTCCTGCTTACTCCGGCCTGTCGTGTAGTTGTACGTGGCCAGTCCTGTGCCGCCGGCAAGTAATGCCATCGCAGCCACTAACGCACCCTTACTGCCTTGCACGTTGTCATGCCCAAACGGCGAATACATCGTGTTGAAAATATCATTAAGACCATAAGCGAGCTTTTCACGCATGTCGCCGCCTTCCATAGCGGCAACCCGGTCATAGAGGTCATCGATACCTAATGCGTCTCCCGCGTGCTTCGCCTGCATGGCCTGTCGATACTGCGACGCCAACGCCTTCTGGTAGTCGGCTTTCGCGTCTGTTACCTCACCTTCCTCAGTGGACTCTCGCTCGCGATCGAGCAGCCAGTCAGTGAGCTTCCAGCCGCCGTACAGACCGCCACCAGCCATGCCGATACCTGCCGTAGTTCCCCACCAATCACCCAACGGTGATGCCGTCGAGATGTTGGGCAGCATTTGCGCGAGAGAGTTCCACCACGGGGGTTTCGCGGCAGGTCCGGCGGAGCGTTTCTCACGCTCTTCATCCCTTCCGTGGATCGTGACGGGCGGCGGGGCAACATGATGAGATACCGGCGACTGGGTGTCATGTACTAGATCATTAACGCCCACCAACGCACGAGCGCCGCCGCCGAATGCTGCACCTAGACCAGCCAACCGCATGAGCTGCTTGAAGGCTTCACGTTTTGCATTTTGCTGTGCCACATGCGACGTATAAGACGGCCCAGTCAGATCAACGAAAGCCGTTTTCTCCTGCAAAGCCGCGGGCTCTTGCGAAGCCGTCTTCGCCTTCGTAGCTTGGGCGTACAGCCCCGAAAGTCCCTTCGGTGACCGCTGCTGTTGCTGTCGTTGCTTGACCATAACCCCCTCCTGGGTGTTTACCGCTAGGCGTCTCTCCGTAGATCTGGACCCATTCCAGCCATACGAGCAGCCCGCACTGTGCATCTGCCCAACGATCGATACGCTTATGCAGCATGTACCAACCGTTTACAATACGATCCATGATCTCTTCAAATTCGGTCTTCTCGTCGGGAACCCACAACTTGAATTGCTTGGAATGGTAATCGAGAGCAAGTTTCACCTGCTCTTCGTATTCATCCTGTCGCAAATCAGGAACGACGGGGCCCCGGTGTGGGAACCCCTCTGCTGTTCCTGGCCAATGCAAGGAGCCGCCGTGGCCTGTAGACTCGCCACCGCGCTCCTCAAAAAACTTCGCCATGCTGCCGTTGGGCATATCTCAACCTCTGCTTTGGTGCGTTATCAACAACGCGAGTAATCAATCGGCGCCGTTCGGGCATCCGCTTTGAGTTGTCCGACATCAAACAACTGTGTCGAACCACACGCGTGGCCGTCAAGACGGACGCTATTGTCGTCGCCGTCTACCGCCATCACTGTACCGCTCAAGCCTCGCCATTGCGAGCCTTCGTCGGCAACTGCTACTCGATCTGTCACGATGAAAGCCATCTGAATTACCCTCCCTGGGTTAGTTGGCTGCGAGAAAACCACACGCCACTGATTACGGATACGTAATCGGCGGCGCGATCGTGGTCGTGGTGAGTTCAGCGTCCAGCAACAGCACGGACTGGGTCGGCTGCTGGCCGTCCAATCGTACATGGTTGCCGTCGCTATCGACGGAGAGAACGGTACCGCTCTTGCCTCGCCATTGCGAGCTCTGGTCGGTAACGATAACGCGATCATCAGCAGTAAAGGCCATTTGGGTCACCTCATGTGTTTAGCCGTTAAAGAGTTTTGGTGCGGCAGGGGCCTGTCCCCGGTACCGCCGCTGCTTCATAGACCGACGGATCTTGTCAGCCTGTTGTGAATATGTGGCGATCAGCTCTTGACGCTTCGCCTCGTCTGGGTCCGCGTCGTCTTGTTGCATCTTTGCCATCGAGTAACCGACAGCGGGACCAGCGATTGCTGCGGCACCTAAACCGACAGCCCCTAGCTGGAATGGGAGCGTCAGGTAAGCCCGCGCGGCGTTCGCCAACGCAGGCAATCCAAAAGCTGCTCCCGTGACGCCGACGAGGGCCATCTTTACGCGTCCCTCTATCTCATCGCCGCTAAGCCCTTCCTCGGCACAGCGAAGAAGAAAGCCCATGCGGAACTGCTCTTTTGATGTTAGAGCCATCCCTGGATCTCCTTACAAATCGACGATAACACCACCGCGGCTCTTCTTGACAGGCCGCTTGTGGATCACGGGGAAGTCCCCGGCATGCACGTTAGGCGGAACAACAGCCTCATGGTCGATGGCTGCGGTCTTACCGGTCTTCTTGCCGAGTGGTACAACTGGTAATTCGGGGTAACCTTCCTTGTCGGAGCCGGCATGCACTCCAAGACGGATGGTGCTGCTTCGGCGATGCCGTGACCACCATGCCTGCACGGCGGGGTCTGACGGGTCGCCCATATCACGAGCTTCACGGATGCACGCTACGACCGCATTGGCCCCGTTGACCCGCTTTTCTTGTTCTTGTCGCTGCCACGGCTTCATTTCGCACGTGGCCTGCTTCATTCTGGTATTCTTCCGCATAACCGCATTGACACGCTTCTGCATGTCGTTCGGCATCACAATGGTGGCTTCGCCCTCTTTTTTCCCGGGCCGCTCGTCAATAACGCAGATAAGCCCCTCACACGCGAAGACGGAGAGACCCTGGAAACTACGAACAGGGCCTGTGCGGCCCCCAATTGCCCATGCTGGCTTAGTCACGACATTTCTCCTGCGGTACTTAGAAACCAATTCCTACGTCTGATTGTAACTGGTATTGCCCATAATAATCAAGGGCAAGACTTCGCATAGCCTGATTGAACCATCAACTCGTTCAAGTTGACCACGTGCCCATTATCATCAGCCCCGAGCAAAACTACCAGCCATCTGCCGTATTTTCCCGTCTTTTCCTTGGGCAGGCCGCCGAACCATTTGTTCGGAGCCTTCACACTTCGGATCTTCAAATGGTGGCCGATCGCCTCCACTGACTTGGGATCGTGGCGGTTCAGTGCGTATTTATGGATCAATTCCAGCAAATATGCCTTGGCCGCGAGGCCGTCCGAACGTGTTGCGAGCGGTCTGACCTCCACCGCGTAACAGTCTAGCAGTCTACCAGTCTGGAAGGCCGCCCACAACCCATATCCAAGCGCGGCATGGTAATAAACCGTGTCTCCGTCGTAGATGTCATGGATGTAACCATCCCTGACGTAGCTGTTTCGCAACTCAGCATCCATGTACTCTGGGAACTTTGGCATTCGATCGATCTCCATGTAAAAAAACCCGATCGGGTTACGGCCCGGTCGGGTTAGGGGGCCCACTGCGTAGGCATTCTGCTATTGCGTTCGACTATTCACGCTGATTGTAGCGGTGGTATTCCACCTGTTCGCCACGGTTACCAAAGAGGCCGAAACGCTGGAGTCTGTAGATAAACCCTTCACCATCAGGTACTTGCTGTTGGCGGGTCTGTTGTGGGGCTTGACGCGGTTGATTCCAGGGGAGCAGATAGTGCCTAGCCGGGGTCGCGACCCTCGCGGGCAGTGCTGGCGTGTCCACGGTGATGACCATATTGCTCGGGTATTGACCCGTCACGTACACCGTGCTCGACTCGATCGGTGCCGATCTTGCCGTCAGTACATCGCAACATGCTACCTGCGTGTTGGCACGAATGCCAGCGGTCGACGCACAGCCCATGACCACGACGATCAATAGAACCGATGCGACGATTACGAAAGGTAATCTCATCTTACCTCTCCTTTCAATTAGGGTTTCACTACAGGTGTATCACGGAAGGAGGTACCGCCTCGGGCGACGTCTCCTCAGCTGGGATAGCCCCAGCTTCAACAAGGATCGCGTGGGCTCGCACGCCTAGCTCTTCCTTGAATCCCTGGTCCAATACAGCGGCCATGATAACTTTACTGGCCCACTGTGAATTTGTCAACATGATACGCTGATATTGTAAATTGGTAGCGTCCCCGCCGTCCGTATGCACGGTTGTGGGGTCCACACCACTAATACCTGCCCGCATGTCGTCCAGAATGCCCGTGAGCTCCGCATTCGCACGGATATTCTGATTTCTTACATTGTCAATGCCCTGCTGAATAACCGCAGCTTCCTGCGGTAACTGCGGCGTTGCAGCCGCCAAAGGGATCTTGGTATCAACGGCCAATGGATTACCCTCCTGCCGGAGGCAATGGAGTCGGTGACGGCATCGGAGCCGCCACGGGGTCTAGCGACGGAGACGTGGGCGGCGTTAGCAACGTGTTCTCCACACGCCGCATGACATCCTCTCGCAGCCCTGGGTCCATCTCGAACGCTTCGAGCACCCTGGACCCCAGTGGGGTGCGTGGTGCCGCCAACCCCTGCCCGTGCAGCACGGCCAAGGTGTCAGCCTCCGTCTCGATCACGATCGGATCAGGTGGCGTGACTTCAGGGTCACCGCCCGACAGCCACATGGCTGTTGCGGCGGCCAGCCCGGCCAATCCGGTACTCACACCGCCAACGCCGACGGCGTTACGGCGAAGCCACCCTGGCTTACGCTGCTCAGGTGCTGCCGGTGCCGGGTCCTCGACCTCTGGGCCTGTGATTCGAGCTAGTTCTGCTTGATGAGCCGCTTCTTGGGCCTGTCTTGTTTCTTCGGCCATTTCCTGCTCCCGTTGTCGGCGGGCTGCCGCGACAGCCTCCAACCGTTGTTGTTCATCCTGCTCTGCGCGTACTGCGGCTTCGCAGGCCTTTGCATCACGCCGCTGCTCATCAGCTGCGTCCTTTTCACGTTTGAGTCGTAAGATCTCGGCATCCCGCTCGGCCATCGCTCTCAAGTGAGCTGTCTGATCAACCGTCGGAGCCGCCGGTGGTGGCGTCACCACTGGTGGCGGAGTTTCCTGCGACCGTCGCAAGACTTCTTCCCGTACCTCGATCAGAGCTTCTCGTCTGGCCAGTTCCTCTCGTCGCTTCACCTCTTCGATGTCGATGCCCTGGGTTGTTGCCGTCTGCTCGAATTCGACCTCAGAAGGCTCAGTACCAAGCACATTGCGTTCGATAGGTCCTGGCACGCCATGCTTACTCGCCGCGATCTGGCGGAACATGGCTGCTTGATCAAGACGCTCTTGCATAAACGCACGACGCTCTTCCGTCGAAAGCAGAGAGAGCAGATTCGTGCGTCGATACCGTTGGTGCGTCGTATTTGTCGGGCCGGCTACTACCTGACCCGCACCTTCCCCAACCGGTGGTGCATTGCTTGCGGTGTTCACAATTGGAACTCCTTTTCCGGCTGGGTAGGGCGTACGGCGTCGAGGGCTCCCGATATTCCGCCACCCACAGCACCAGCGACGACGTCGGCCGGTACTGGCACGTCTACTGGGGCGTTCGGGTCAGCATTGAAGAGCATGTCCGCAGCCCGCATTTCATTAAATGCCAAAATCGAGGCGGCCGCGGTACCTATGTTGGCATCAGAGATAGCCTGTAGGTCTTCGCGTTCATCCCGCCGCGCTGTCTTCATCAATTTCAATTGTTCAAATGGGTCCTGCATAACCGACCTCTGCTTTACTGCTGGATGGCGCCAGATCCCGGCGTGCCGACGCTGGTATTGAGGCCTGCCATGTGCGACGGGTCTTGTGAACCACGCAACTGTGCAGCCGCTGCTGCCTCCTGCGGGGACAATTCTGTGAGCTGCCGCTTGGAGGCGGCTTGATTTTGCATGACGCCAAGCGTCAACACAGCGGCCGGTGAAGCGGCATGTTGCCGACCGACTGCCGAATTAAGTTGGGCATTCTGCTGCCCGGTGGCGACCGTCCGCATCGTGAGTTGTTCTGCTACGGCGGGATCAAGATCCGGTCGGTCATCGCCGATAACAACTGGAGTACGTTTTGCCATGATTCTGCATCCTTATAAAAGTCCTGCTGACTGCTAAAAAAAGGAAGAGAGGCAACCGGGCCGTTTCCGACCCGGTTACCACCTCTTTGTACCTTCACTACGCTTTCACGCAGCACAAGCACTTAGCCAGTGATCGCACCAGCGCGAGGGGTGCTCGACGCGGTGTTCAAGCCGGCAAAGTGGCTCGGGTCCTGGCTCGATCGGACGTTGGCCGCAGCAGCAGCCTCCATCGGGTCAAGCGCGGTTTGCTGATTCAGAGCCGCAGCATTGATCTGCTGGACGCCGAGAGTAAGGACAGCCGCCGCGTTGGCAACCAGATTACGATCCAGCACTCCATTGAGCTGCTGGGCGTTCTGGGCCGACACGAGCGTCAGCTGCGAGAGCTGGTCCGCAATAGCGGAATCGAGTGCCATTTCGCACCTCCTGTGGTAAACGACGAGGAACCGGGTACTCCCCAGAAGCCTCAACTATTTGCGACTAGATTGTCGTACCTGACAATCTTCAAAGCCGCCCGGCTTATTCACCTCGCGACAACGCTTGGAGCTTTTTAGACACCGAGTCACTGCCTTTGATGATTACCGGAGGTTCATCCGGCAACGCCGGATACACGACAAGCTGCGGTAGCTCCTTGAACTGGAGACCACGACTTGCTACGTCAAACAGTATGATAGCAGGAAACTTCTTCTGCGCCTCCTCAAATTCCGCTTTTAATCGCGGCCATGAGTCGAGCGACGAATTGGCTATCAATACAATATGATCTACGCCAGTGCCTTGCTGCAAGGCCCATAACACCGAAACGTCAACGTAACTCGGTGAAATAAACTTTGGAGATCGGACCTGGATACTGATTTCTCTGTCGGCTGTGGCTATCTCGTCCACCTGTGTTCGTAAAGTGTCGAGAGCACTGAGCATGCCAGCCTGCCCTTGCTGAAGCACGGGAGCCATGCCCGCCAATGTCTCTTGACCTACGCCTAACCGGTCCTGGCCTGTGCTTAACTGACCCTGCCCAGCGGACAGCCCTGTGAGCGATGCTGTGTGTTCGGCCTGCGTGGCCTGCACTGCGTTCATCGCCGTCTTCAGTTCGCCGATCGCCTCCAGCACTTCGTCGTGGCTGGTGTCCGGTAACGGAAGATCAACTGAGGCGGGTGGCGGCGGTCCGACGATCAGATCAGGCTGCGGCCGTGCCGGTGTTCTCGCTCGCACAGATACCCTGCTGCCCGCTGGTACGGAGATGCTGCTACCGTATTGCGGCTGACACTGCACCTGCGTCGGTGGACACTGTGGTTGACATTGCGACTGTCCTTGCGACTGGCCACCGCGTTGGAAAAGACCACCGCCGAAGAGACCACCACCGCTGCGACTGCTACTGCAACCCCAACTGAACGTCTCGGGCAATTGGCTGTCGAGCAACGATTGGAGCGTGCCGGCGTAGGTTCCGTAGACGTTAGTCCCGCCACCTCCCCACAACACGCCAGCCAAACGATTATCGGTAGTCAGAATACCGCCCCCGCTGTCGCCCTTGTAAATGGGAATGCGAGTGAGGTAGACCTGATTCTTCCCGGTACTCTTATACCGCGTGGTGGTCCGGGAAGCCGGAACTACCTTTTTGGTTGCACCGTCCCAACCGACAGATACGTAACCTTTGACGGGGCCTGACCGCGCACGGAACACACCGTCGGGTCCGAAGCCGGTGACAACGCAGGACGCTCCAGCAGCCGGATGAACGGCCAACGGAGCGACCCTTTGTGCGTCGTCGACATACACAGCCCACACGCTTACATCATTGTCCCAATCCACCAACAAGAGCTGTGCAGCCCGAGAAGTGGTATTGGCACCGATCGCGATGACGTTCGATCGCAACCTGCGACAGACTTCAGTCGACCAACCGGTTGGAAAGATATGTGCTACCGTGGCTACCAGCCCGACGGTCTTCCCGCTAGCCAGCTTGTGTTTATTGAACACCGTGCCAGAGCCATACTCGTAATGACAAGTACCGTCAGTCAACGTGGTATGCACGCGGAGACGGCACGTTACAGCCCGTCGGAGCTCGAAGGTGCTGCCTTGTGATACCGACATGACCCGGAGTTCGGCAGGTGGCGTTACGCCAACCTTGGCCAGGGGTACGTCAATAGCAATAGCTTGGGTCGCTGTGAAACACGTGACGAACACAAGCACCATCGTGGTAAGAATAACTCGCATCTTCATGATTCGGCCTCCCGGCGTTGGCGCCGTGTGCTAACCTCCACCGCTCCGGGCCTGCTGCATAGTCCCACGCACTTGAAGAGCTGCGTTTTGGGCCTCGCCAGCCTGCCGAAGTGCAGTGAGCACAGGTGCAGGGTAATGAATCTGGTGCGGATGAGGTATCCGCCCAGGAGTTGCTGTAGATAGGCACGGACAATCGACATAAGCTAGACAACCGCTAGGCTGTTTAGCCGGAACACGTCCGAATCCGCCGCATTGTGGGCAAGCTGCCATTTTACTGCTTTTCTGCTATTAAACTGAATCGGTCTTCAGAATTACTATTATCATGACATTTCTGCCAAGTAATGTCAAGCCTCAACCTCAGGACAGCCGAATGCGTGCTCGTTACACGCCACCAACGCGTCTATATTCGCGTTCGCCCGATACTTCTCCCGACACCAGTCGGTGGCGATGGTGAACTCATAATTGTAGAACAGCGACTCGGTTAGGTTCATCGGGGTGACCTGATAGTGCGGCCGTCTCGCGACCGGGTCCACCTCGCCGCCCAGATGCGTAGCCATGCTGACCGCGTGGGAGCAGAAGGGCTGACGGATGGACTCGCCGTTCTGTGGCAGCCGATCATCTGTCGTGGGCGGGTAAAGCCGCCACAGCAGCGGCACACGCCGCACAAGCATGCGAAATAGGCCTAACCATCCGTAGTCACAGATGGTTAGGTCACGCATGGCGGCAACTGCGCCGGCAGGGTCGAATTCAGGCCACCTATTGTCCGCGTTCGGACTAAACACGTCAATCCGCCCAGGCTTCCGCATGTGGTAGGCAAACGGCTTCGTGCGACCACCGACACCCTCACGCAGCTCCAACATATCAACGTGATCATTCTCATCACGTCGAAACATTGCCGAGTGTGAGTGGACTCCCTGCGTGCCCAACCGGATCAGCTGCGAGATGTAGGAATCACCCCGCAACTGGCAGATCCAAGCATTCTGGATCATCTCCTTGGCATATTCAGGGGACACCCACAACGGACTGCTGGTATCGAATTCCCGCATGACGGTTTCCTTTATTCTCCCACGTCGTCGCCATGAGGGACATCCTCATGGGTTTCGACGGCGGGTTCTTCCTTGGTGACTGGCGGATGCTCAATCACTTCTTCAATTCCAGCCGTGGTCAGCCCGACCTCGCCCTCCTCTGCTTCCTCCGCGTCGGCGGCATATTGCTTGGCCGGCGATTCGGTCATCTCTGGCAGCTTAACCACGATCGGTTCCGGCGTGGGTAGGACTGCCTGCGGCGGCTCCGGGGCTTCCCCGGTCTCGATCCACTCCTGGAGCTTCTTGAGGGCCGCTCCATAGAGCAACTCTTCCTGCGGCGCCAGTTGCAGCTCGATGCGTCGCAACGACTTATTGTCATCGGCTGGGTTATTCTTCCACTCCTCACCGGGGGCGACACGCTCACGTTCGGGCTCGTCGTCATCTCGATTGAGATCCTGCACGATGACGTACTGCTTGAGATTGATGAACTGTGTCATCACCCACTGCGACAATTGCACCTCGCGAGGCACAGGTCGGAGCTGCGACGGCTGCATGTGATTGCCCACCGCCGAGGCGTCACCGTGAGCCATGTTCCTGATGGCCTCCACGATGTGTGGCGGCATCTGGCCGCCGGTCATTCCGATCGGTTGTCCGTCCGGGCCGAGCTGGTACATCTGGAACGCACCTTCCGGCGGTCCATCCGGCCCTGTCGGCATCGACGGCATCGACGGCTGAAACGCGGGTGGCTCCGGGACCGCTTCCAGCTGCCCGCTACCTGCCCGCTTAATCAATTGAACACTCAGCTGCGGCTGCAAATGATCAACCTCCAGCATAAGCGGCTTGTCCAGCGCTTCCCCCATATCGATCACGACACGTTGATAACCCTCTTCGGTCGGCTCTTCGTGAATTTCCAGAACTTCCCCGCCCGTCCGGGACGTGCCCTGGAGTTGGGAGAAAATGTCGGGATGCTGCCGTGAAATTGCCATGAGTGTTGCACCGGTCAGTGCAACGGTATCACCTACTCGAAACATGCTGCTCTCCTATCGAAGCCCTAAGACAGATCCTGCTACGCCTCGCATGAATCCACCCCAGATGCCAAGGTCTTGAAGTTTCGTCTGGCCGGCTGGCGTAAGCCCGCCCAATGCCCCAAGCACTCCACCAGCTATCCGCGCGGTGGCGAGATCCAGGCCGGCGTTAGCCAGCCCGGAGATAAAGTGCGTGGGTCGTAATATTGGAGCTCCACCATACATCTGCTGGACTCCAGTAACAAGCCCTGACGCCGCAGCCGCAATGTACGGCGGCGTGTTGGGCGTCCCCATGCCGTACGGGTTCGCAGTTGAACTCTGCCGCCCGTTATGCACATCATTCCAAATCGCTCGATTGAACGAGTCTACCGGTACCTGTTTCAACGACACCCCTGCCGACCCACCATAGCCGGAGTAGGCCACCTTGCAAAATCCTTCAGCTGCTCGCATGAACAGCTCAGACGGCTGAGGCAACGCTGCCTTCGTCGCCTGCCAATCGCTCCCTTTGTAGAAATTATCCCGAAGCGTCAACTCATTCGGCGACATCGGGACTTTCGCGTGTGGCGTCATCATCGTACCCATGAAACCCATCGGCTTCCCAGCCTCTCGGGCCATCCCAGCGTTTGCAAACGCTGGCGGGACGCTGGACAACGCACCCATCCCTCCACCTAACATGGCCAACGTCCGACGAAGTCTGTTACGCCGAACGTACTTCTCGGGCAGCAGGTGCTCCAGCAGCGTTCCGCCGAGGTACCCTCCGCCCGCCCCGAGCAAGCCACCGACTATCGAATTGGTCAATGGCGAAGGCCCGCCTGTGGCGGCCCCAGCCCACTCATACGGCTTGTTCAAGATGCTCAATGCACCAGCCGCCGATTTGATCAACACCCAGTCATCCTGCCCGTGTGGGCCGTACTCCGACTCGGTTCTGACGCTATCCACGCCACTGATGGCCTTCAACGCGTTAGCCCACTTCTGATGGACGTTGTCGCTGTCGCCATCCGACAAGATAGCCCAGAGCTGCTTTGTCTCGGGATTCCACCACACGTCACCATAACCGGGGTCAGATGATGCGGGCAGATACCTGATGACCTTCTTGACCGTCTTCTGGACCGTGGCCGCCTCTTTGTAGCGAGTAGCCACGAGCGCCGGGACAGCCATCCAGGCCTCCAGTTCTCCCTGCTTTTCGATACGTTGGATGGTCTCGTCTTGCACTTTCGACCATGCCTTCCTGGCGTCTACGCCGCGATCGTCAATGTAAATATCGGCAATCAGCTTATCGCTGGTGCCATCCGGCTGATCCGGGTTCTCGTTCACATAGTCCCACGGAATGTCGTGTTCGTCAAGATAGGTCTTCGTGAGTTCGTCATCTCCCCGCACCGTGTTAATGATAACACGCCAGCCGCGACCTTTGAACTCATCCAGAGCTTTTTTAGCCCCTGGACGTGGCTTAGGGATGTCTTCGGGATCAAACTTATCATACATCTCTGCAATGGTCCCGTCCAGATCTACTGCCACGGTCGGGACCTTTTCACCGGCTTCTGCCTGCTTTATTGTATCATCCAGGCCAGCACTTCCATCCCATAGGCCGCGGAAGGCCGCCTGCCCAGCAATCCGCTGCGGAAGTCCTCCATCTGTAGATCGTAGGCCCGCCAGTGCTTTGCTACTGCTCTGCGTTGTTGCTGTGCGACCCACAACGCTCGACGCCTTTCTGCGCCCCGCGTTGCCTGCCGTTCTCGCTTCTGCCGTTTTTGCTGGCGTCGCGAGCAGCGTTCCGATTTGCCTTTGGACTTTCCCCGTTTGGTGACCCGTTCCTTTGGCTCGTCGCATCTCATGCGTCGTCTGTCTCCTATGTGTTGTGGCCATCATAAATCTCCCGTCCCTGGAGTTATTCGTCGAAATAGCACTCAAGGTCGGTGCCGGTAAACTCTTGCTTCAGTTCCGTGTAATTCTCAATCTGCGATGATAAGGATCTAATCCCTACCTTCACTGTATTGGTTGTAGGCGCCGGGCACAATGCCGGATCTACATCAAGATGCTCGTAGATGCGACGCATATACCGCAGCGGGGCTGCACACAGCGACTCGTACGTCAAAACGAAAGAATCCGTATAAGCTAGGCCCGTGGTGGACTGGAGCTGACGAATGGCGTCAATATCCTGACGCAACGCAGCAGAGTCCACAACCAGCCGCTGATTCCGAATACGCTCAGCTTTACGCCGCCACCCCGCCTGATGCCGTCGAATCTGCCATTTCCTGTGATGATCACCCAATTGATGAGACACGAACCGCCGCAGCAGGTTCCACCGCTGAAGCACGATAACCTTCGTGTCTTGAGGTAACAGCTTAAACAGATCATTGTACTCACGTGGGTTAGTCCAATGAGGCTGCACCCCTTGCCAGCCGTGAAACATGTGCGCGACCGCCCCGGAGCCCTGTGTCGCCAACGTCCGCTGAATGCGGGCACTCGTACTCATTCGCGGTCGACCCGCTTTCGCTCCAGGATTAAACACCTCGCCATCACACGCCAAGTCGGGATGAGAGTTGATCAAGCCGCGGAGCATGTGCGTGCCGCACCGTGGAAAGGTCAAGACTAAAAATCCCTTTGGTTTTGCCATCTATTCAGTTCTCCGACTATTCATTGAAATAACACGCGATGTCAGTGTCTGCAAAACGCCTTTTCAATGACTCGTAATTGATTATCATGTCACGTAACGACCTACCCATATGCAGCGGTAGCGTCTCGGCTTCAATATTCTCGCAAGCATCCGGGTCCGCCCCGAGGTGCTCGTAAATGCGACGCATGTGAAACTCGGTGTGTAGACACAGCTGCTCATACGACACCCTGTAAGTATTTAGAAACTGGCAACCCCGCGTGGCTAGTATCACCCGAGCGGTGTGTATATCGCCTCGCAACCGCGCGGGGTCTAGCATCACACGTGCATCTCTTGCTTGCGTTACTAGAACCTGTGCATCACGCTTACTTCGCGTGACGTTCCATACGCTCTTCCTCGCCAACCGCCCCGACGCATACCGTCGCAATAGATTCCACCGCTGAATGCACACGACTTTCGTGTCCAATGGTACTTGCTTGAACAAGTCGGCAAACCTAGTTCGTCGCCCTTTCGGCCAGCCGGTACAAGCATGAGCTATCATACCAGTAAGCGGCCCCTGCCAATATTCATTTAGGCGAGCCTGCACGCCCCCTGATTCCTTGAACCTGCTAGGATCAAATACCTCATCATGACACGTAATGGCTGGGTGTGCATTGAGCAGCGACCGTAAAAAATGACTGCCACTTCTCGGATACGAGAGTAACAGAAATCCTTGCTTACCTTCAGGGAACACCAAACGATCACTCATCAAAATAACACGCAAGGTCAGTGCCCGCAAAATGCTTCTTCACCTTTCCATAATTGGTCACTATCTCCCGGATCGGCCGATCCGCGTTAAGCACCATCGTCTTGGCCTTCACGTGCTTGCACGCATCCGGGTCAGCCCCGAGGTGCTCGTAAATCCGCCGAATATGTTCTTCAGTATTAGCTCGCAGCTGCTCGTACGTTACCAGATGAGTATTCACGAATTGCAGCCCGAGCGTGGCCAATATTGCTCTGGTGACATCTACATCCAGTCGCAACTTCACCACGTCCACACGGATTGTCTGGGTTCTCGCAGCCTCCGCACGGGCTTCAGCGTTGTCCGAACCAGTCATCACCGTCCACTCGTTACTCGCCTGCGCCAGTAAATGCGATACGTGCCGTCGAAACAGGTTCCACCGCTGGATGCACACGATCTTCGTGTCCAGCGGCAGCGTCGGGAATAATCCGGCGAAACCACTCTTTGCCCGCCACACGCAGTCACGCTCCCCACGCCAACCAATATACGCGTGGGCAATCATGCCCGTGAGCGGCCCTTTCCAATACTGGATCAGTCGCTGCTCTACATGCCCCGGTTCCGGGTAAAGTTCACGGTTAAATATCTCGCCGTGACACTTGATGTCCGGGTGCTCGTTGAGAAGCGATCGCAGGAAATGACTACCACTTCTCGGATACGAAAGTAGCAGAAATCCTTGCTTGTCTTTGGGAAATGCTAACCGATTACTCATCGAAATATGGCTCCATGTCTGTACCCATGCACTGGGCTTTCAGCTCTTCGTAATTTGTTACCTGTTGACTAATCGGCACCCGGGCAAACCGCACTGACGTGGTCGTAGGATTTAACTGCTTACCAGGATCTACGCCAAGGAACTTGTAAATATCCCACATGACCCGCTTGGGCGTGCTGCAAAGCTGCTCATAGGTAATGTGTATAGCATTTTGAAACCGTAGCCCGATCGTGGACTGTGCGGCTCTGGCCATGTCCACGCTGGTACGCAGAGCACCAAGCGGAATATTTACCGTAGTCCTGTCGTACTCATCCCGCCGAAACTTCCCTGGTGCGTTAGTCCTTGCCTCCCACGCCCTGCACTTCAATGCCATGCGGTCAGACACGTAGCGTCGCAACAGATTCCAGCGATGCAGCACCACGCAAACCTGCTCAGGCCTAAAGCTAACCAGCGGCTCGGCCTTCAACATATCGGCCACGCCCGTCTCTATCCACGCCGTCTTGTCAAGCGTGTACTGGCACGTCATGTGATGCGTGTAACCAACGTGCTTCCCAGCACTGTAATGCTCCAAGACGTTCGCCACCGTGTGAGGCTGTTTCACCTTTTTTGTGTAATGCGACAGCACATTGAACAGCTCGCCGTGACAGTGCAAGTCTGGATGCGAGTTAATGTAATCGCACATCAGATGCGTCCCAGAACGTGGGAGCGACAACAGCACAAATCCTCGTTTAGACCCTGCCATTACAAATACTTCTCCAATAACTGCGCCCACTTCTTATGGAACGTCGCCAACCCGAATCGTTCACGTGCGATTTCGACATTTGGCGGTGAGCCTGCCAATGCCTTCTTAACAAATCCTGCCAATACGTTCGCGGAAACTACTGCTCCGCGTTTCGGTGGAATCCTTGTCACCATGTCAGCGAACTCTTTGCAGCTGGCACGTGCGGAAACCACCACCCGCTTACCCATGCACGCAGCTTCGAGCACACAGTATGGGAATGCTTCATTATGTGACGGCACGCACAACACATCAGTTGCACGATAGACGTCGCCCGGCGTATCAGTGTACCCTTGCAACGTCGTCCACCGATTATTCAACCGCCGGGAGCCTGCGACACCCTGACCAGACAGCAGTGCCGGCTCCTGCAACTTCCGGGCAGCCTTGGCCACCGCAACGGCATTCTTCAGCCCCGAGTTTCTACCAACAAACCCCAACAGGAACTGCTCCCCGTACTTCTCGCGTAGGTCCTCGCCGACGCGGTCCAACCGCTCACAATCAACACCGTTCGTGATCGTCAACGGCTCTCGGCCGAGAGTCTTCCTCATGTTCCCCGCTACGGGTGACGAAACAGCGACCAACACGTCGGCGGCCTTCATAGCATCCACCCAGCCAGCGTGCCACTTGTTACGGTGATGCCGCACGCAGATCTGCACGCCGCCAACCCGTTTGGTCACGCCGCCACTGGAATCGATGATCACCTTCGCGTCAGTGATAACACCTTGCTGCCACTCCAGCCCTGCCGCTGTAAGCCGCGCAAGTGCCGCGGGTAGAATCATCGGACCCTGAACACGGACACGCATACCGATAGACTGCAAGTAAGGGGCTAGGCTTAACACCCATGTGAGTCCCCCGCCGCAGTCCAATTTCTTGAATGCAAATGCTATATCGATCACAGATACTTCTCCAATAACTGCATCCACTTTTTGTAGAATAATGGCAGCCCGAAACGCTCTCGGGCTACCGCAACGTCGGGAGGCGGGCCTGCCAATGCCTTCTTCACATGTGCTACTATTGCCTCTGCCGTCGGAGTAGTCCTGGCATGCTGCACTTCGATTCGCGTAACCATATCAGCGTACTCTTCGCAATGTGCGCGAGCTGATACCACCACACGTTTACCGAGACACAGAGCTTCTACCACCGAGAATGGGAAGGCTTCGTGCTTGGATGGCACGCACATGACGTCAGCGGCTCGATAGACATCGCCTATCGTGGTCGTGTAACCAATCAACTGCGTGTAGTCGTTCTTCAGTCGACTATCCCCAGCAATGTTACCGCCCGCAAAGATAGCATGGCGATTGAATAGCTTGGCCGCCTTGGCTATCTGTGCTGCGTTCTTCAACTGAGAGTTACGACCGACGAACCCCATCAGAAACTCACGACCGAACTTTTTACGCAGGTCCACACCAACCTTGTCCAGACGGTCAATGTCCACGCCGTTGTTGATGACCACGGGCATTCGCCCAGTGTATCGACGGGTGTTATGAGCCACCGGGATAGACACGGCGACGATTTCATCCGCTTTCTTCGTAGCCTTCACCCAACCACTCAGCCACGTCCGCCGGCTATGCCGCACGGCGATGACAGGGCCATCATGCTCCCGTGCTACCTTGCAGCCACTGGAGTCGATCACGATGCGGGTATCCTTGATGACACCGATCTCGAACGGGATGCCCGCTGCTGTCAACGTGGCTATCGCCGTTGGAAACAGCTTCGGTCCCTGGACACGGACGGTCACGCCCTGTGACTGAAGATAAGAGGCGAGCGAGATTACCCAGGTAAGCCCACCGCCATTATTTAATCCGCGGAACGCGAACGTGATGTCGGTCATGCCTTCTCCAGATAGAAGATCGTTTCCTTCCGATACGTATCCTCGTGGTGGATATGCCCTTTGAGCATCTCACGCAGATCCGCTTCGCATAACCGAATGTTTGGAATGATGTGGCCTTCCCAGTTATCGTCCCTGACGTTCGTGTCCGTCTCGGCCATTCGCAAGAACAACACCAACGTCATCCGTTTCGTGTAGGACTTGAGAGCGTTTTCGAGAATCTTCCGCCAGTTGACGTTATGTTCCAACACGTGACGCATGTTGAGGCAGGGCACGCGGGAGGTGTAGACTTCGAGATCCTTCAGGTAATCACAGAATCCCGCAGTGCCATCAACGCCGATATATTCCGGCCGATCGGCTGGGGGCACCATGTTGTGCAGCACCTTCTCGAAGTCGCGGCAACCGCAGCCCCAGTCTTCAATCATGCCGTTGCCTTCCAGCCACGCGACAGATCGCCGATAGGAAGTTTTGCGTCCGTAGTCCCGCCGATGCGCTCCGTCTTTATAACACGGCGACCACTTACCGGCTCCACTTTCTTCTCTTGACTTCCCCACGCTACTCTCCTTAAATAATTCGACTTAGTAATTGTGCCACAGGCGATGCCTGCTTTACGAGAAATCCATCCGTGCCAGCCCCGACACGTGTCCCACCACTCCGCCCATTGTCTCCTGGGACATGAAGCCCATCCTGCCCGGCGGTTCCCGATCTGGAGCTCGCCCCACCACTTGGTCGTGATCCTCCCGGAAACTCCGTGGTGCCAGCTCTCTTGGTGGTGGCATTAGGCCCTGCGGCAGGTCCTGCACCTCGTCCATGATCGGCGTGTTCGAGGTCACTCCGCGAATCCGATCGGCTGCACGTGACAGACCATGTGGCTGTCTTGGTTCGGGCAACGGCTCCAGCATTGCTGGCCGCGTGTGCAACTGCGGCGGTTCGTGAGACCGTGGCGGCTCCTGCTGGTACAGCGAATGGAACGACTGGAACGCGTGCTCCTGCGGCTCCACCGGCAGATCCCGACTTAGTTGCTCCACCTGCCGCCCGTCCTCCGTCATTATCCAAGACACTCCGATGAACCTCGGGTCGCTGTACATGTGCTTCCGTTGCGGTCGCGAGACGATCCACAGCGGACCCCCGGGCGGAGGTGGCGGGGTCCACAGTTGCGGCAGCGACAACACCCGGGACGGCGGCTCCACCAGCTTTGCTAGTGGCGGAGGTAACGGCTTCTCCGGTGGCAGCTTGATCAGACCCAAATCCCCCGACTTTATAACGCGGATCACGATATGATCGCCAGTCTCGGATCGCATCGAGGACTTGATTTCCTGTCTGAGCCTTCGACGCATCCCCCGACTGGCTATCGGCTGCGTAACTGGTTGATTCACTTGCGTTTGTGTCATAGAAACTGCTCCCGCTCTTCCCAAAAACTGGTATGTTTTCGTGAATTGGATCGGTACTTAGAAACCGTCCAGGGTTATGAATCAGGCTGCCCTTTTTGACATTGCCAGCCTGAAGGACTCGCTTCTTGCGAATCGCGAAGGTGCTATGGAACTTGAACTCGCCGTTCTTCGGCAGGCCGCTCAGTCCATAACTTTTACGTAGCTTCTCCAGCTCGGGGCTGTGGATTTCGATCATCCAACACTTGGAGACGTCATCCCAGCCGTGAGGTGATACTGCCCGCACTGGGCCCAACGTGTAACCGAAGGACTTACCACGTTCTGTTATCTTATCACCTCCACCGATTTCGTCAATCTCTTCTTTCCGCATTACCGAGACATGAGCCCTATAATTCCCAGAATCTTGCTTGGGTACCTCGGTCCCTGGCTCATTCAACGCTTGGAACGCACCATGCCCTAAGGCGTTCGGTACGTCCATCAGGAGCCACCCGGAGGCAGATAGGTAGAGTTTGCCCTGGAGCGAGTACGAAAGCTCAGGGGCAGCCGCAGCCATCTTGCGACCGCCCCGAGCTTCGCAACCTTGGCGGGTTGTATCAGTCATTGACATACCTGTTATTCTTTGGATGGTGTGATTGTCGTGCGATCCAACAACTGGGAATTGATTACATCCTGGGCCCCACGACTCTCCGCACCCCTTATGATCTGTGGCCACCGGCGATCCTGTTGCATCTGTATCGCCTCCACTTGTGTTTGCAGCCTACCGATCGACACCCACATTTCTCGACGATCAAGCTGACACTCATCCGTGATCCTATGGAGCTTCTCGACCTCGAAATGTGCATCCATCAACTGCACCTCTTCCCGTCCCAGCCGATCGATAACATCAGGATGCGCTGGCAGCGCCTCGTGCTCGCTGAGCATCTGACGCGTCTCGCCCACATCCACGCTTATCGGGGACATCGTCATGTTCACAAAGGCCACGAAGACCCCGCCAAGGGCCAATGAAGCCACGATGGCTGACATAACCAGCGGCCAGCTCACCTGACCATGCTGCGATACTTCGTGTTGCTGTTCGTCGATTCGCCGGTGGATCTCAGCTGACCGTCCGGTCGCGCGTAAATCCGACTCCTGCATCATCCGCCGCGTCTCTTCAAACCCGGCTGTTACGGTGCGGTTTGTCTGCTCGACCATTTGCAACGTATGCTGCATGTCGCGCTCCAACCCGGTGACCCGACCTTCCAAATGTGCGTGTGCCTGGCCTGTAGCAACAGCGGCCTTCGCAGTCCCTGCTTCTTGTGTTCCAGCCATTATCTCGTCTTTCTTGCAGCCATCCAGGGCCGCTGTTATCGTAAGTGCGTATCGAAGAACCCTTGTCATCCCCTGCGACAAGACCGGATAGCCACTAGGACTATCACAACGACGGCATCTTGGGACGCATCCGTCATTCCACCTCCCGCCTCGTTGGCTTTTACCATGAGACGGTTGCCAAGCAGTACCCACTCCATCTTGGTATGGGTACCGCCGCTAACCGACCAGCGTCTTGGTCAATTCGTCGATACGCACTCGCGTGCTCGCTAAATTCTACCATCTCCGATCTGCTGTCGCAACACAAGAGGAGCAGCTAACAGCATCTGCTGCCCCGTTGGGCCTACTACTACGAATCATTATTGTACTCTGCGGGAGGGTCGACCGCAGGAGATCTCTTCGCGGAACTCCTTTGCCCACGGCAAGGTGAAGAACGTAACCTCGCATCTGTTGGTAGGACCCGTCCCTGAATGACGGTAGGAACCTGGCCAACGCCCGACCGAAACCCCTGGCTACCCAGGTGAACGCCCCGCCAACACTTCCGAGAGGCAGAGCGCGGGGTTTGAAGGTGTCCAGGCATATCATGCTCTTACCTGTCCCTCCCGGGGACCGCACCACTCTCCGCAACCACCGTACTCGGCTCACCCGGTTTGTGAACTTGAGCTAGATCACGGCCGCCAGCACGTCCCGCACTCCCGCTGCTTTTACGTTGTCGCTGGTGCGACGTTAGCCGGCGTTGCCGCCGCCTGTGATGTTCGCCATTTGTACCAAAGATCCAAAAACTGATCCTGCTGCTCCGGCGCCACGATGTCCTCCATCATGCCAGATCGCAATCCGGTGACGTCGCCCGCGAAGCCAATAACTGAATTACCCCAGCTGCCAAAGCCAGCAGCTCTGTCAAGTTGTTCCTGCTGATCAGGCCCGACCGCATTAAACACGGCCTCAAGTGCGTGTTCGCCGCCTTGGCCGCCGCGAAGTGCCATCGCCACCATCGGCTTCACTGCCGCCTTCATTGCGTCGGACATCGGCTCCGGTGGAGACACCACGTCACTGCCCGCCTCGTACACCTCCTCGGCTCCTGGCTCGAACTGATCTCGCACGAAACCCTGGACGCCTTCTCCGAACATGCCTTGGCGTGCCAGCGGATAGGCTGCTCCGGCTAACCCTAGCAGGGCCATAAGCCAACTTCCAATACCGCCGCCGTCCTTGCTGGTCATCGCGGACACCAGACCGAGCAGACCAACGCCTGCACCGCCATAGAGCAAGACCTGCTCCCAGGTGTCCATGCTTTCGAGCATCCCGCCCACTTCTTCCTCCGGTACGCCTTCAGCCACCAACGCGGCCGCTGCGTCGTCTGTGACCACCTGCGGTACCGGCTGATCATTTGCAACAGTCTGCACGATCGCCTGCTTATCGGGATCAGCAAATAGGCCAGTTATCGACTCGCCAGCTTGATCCAGGTACTCTTGAGCCCTCTCCGGGAACTCGTTTACGAGGCCCGGTATGCCCATACTCTCAAACAGCCCTTCGATCGGGCGTAGCGGCAGATTCTGCTCTACCCCGGCTTCAGGCTGCTGTGGTCCTTGAACCGGTGCCCCAGGCTGCTGTGGTCCTTGAACCGGTGCCCCAGGCTGCTGTGGTCCTTGAACCGGCGCTCCGGGCTGCTGTGGTCCTTGCGCCGGCGCTCCGGGCTGTTGCGGACCTTGAACCGGCGCAGGTGGCGGCGTGGGCTGCGCAGGTGGCTGCGCAGGCTGCTGGGGTCCAGCCACCGGCGTGGCGGGTGTGTTAGGTGGTGTGGGTGTGTTAGGTGGTGTGGGTGTGGTAAGTGGTGCAGTCACCGGAGGTACCGACGAAACGGGTGGAGCCGCTACCGGCTCCACTGGTGGTGCTGCTGCGGGTGCGGCCGGCCCGGGCACGTTCGGCGTGGCACCAGGGAAGAACGTCTCCGTACCCTGCGGCAACGTCGTCGCCATCGGTACGTTGCCAAGCATCTCGGCCGGAGGCAGTGTCGCTGGTGGCGTCGGTACGCCTGCTGCCATCTTCACCCACGACTGTTGCTTCTCCCGCCCGTAGGCCCGGAGCAGGTCCTGCTGTGCTTGTTGCTGGGCTGCCATATCCGCAGCTTGCTCAATCTGAGCTTCGCTGATTCCCGGTTGGCCGCCGTACTGCTCTGTCAACATCACCTTATATTGCTTAGCGTATTCAGCCACCCGTTGCTCGCCACCCGTCTGCAACGCTTCACGCGGTGTCGTGGCAAGTTGCTCTCGATCAAAATCTACAGCAAAGTCAGCGGGATTAGCAGGCTCTACCACTCCGGTGCGTTCCAGCCATCGCTGCGTACCGCCGCTCTGCTGCTGGTGATTTTCACGCATCCCCTGAACAGCGCCACCTCCGGCCGTCCACTTCAGTGGGATAGTCAGATCTTTAAGACCCTTGGTAACAGACGGATTCATTCCGGGAATCCTCTGCGACGCGCCAGACATACCACGAAGTGCCGCCCAGGACGGAAGATCTTCTACGACCCCGGCACCTGCCTCAGTAAGCATTCGCTGAGCTATATTTGCCCCGGGCTGGTTTCCTATCTCGCGAATGCGATCTGCCCCAAGCTGTTGGTAATCACCAAGATTACCGCCGCCGGGCATCGGCACGCCATCGATACCGATCTGTATCCCTTCATACGCCGGTGCGAGTGCTTGATACTTAGCGAGCGTATTGAGTGTCGGTTGGAACCCTTTAATACCCTTCCCCAAACCCCCGAACGCCAGCGACTGAGCAACCTGTGGAGCTGCCTCGACACCGCGGCCAACCATCCGTTTAAGACCACGCCCGACGGGGCCACTCTCCAATGCCCCTTCCGACAAATCACGACGCGCGCCCGCCCGCCCGGTTCGCGTATCGCGAGCCAGCTGCCCAAGATACTTCATCCGCTGCAACATGTCTTCCCGAGATGCCTGCGGAAGACTCTGATCTATAGCCCCTTGCATAAGCCGCGGCGCACTGTACTCCGTTAGCTCGCTCATCTGATTCAGTTGTGTCTGGGCGTCAGCGTCGCCGGCACCAGCGGCTGCGCGTAGTTCATCCAGTCGGTCGCCATTGCTCAACATCTGTCGCGCATTGTGCGAGTTCCCGCGATTCACATCCTCCATCGCTAGGGTGCGTGCGAACTCTTCTGGATGGCGATTTGCTTCACGCATCTGACCACCGTAGTCGCCCAAGCTCCCCTGCGCGCTGTTCGGATGCAGCCCCACCCTTGCCGCGTGCGGATTGATACCTTCTCTCAGTGGTGTCAGAATGGGCGAGATAAGGTCATTCAAACCACCTAACGCTCCGGTGTCTGGATTTTCACCTGTAGCCGCAGCAGACATTCGACCCCCAAGCGGTCCGAGTGTCCTCAACGCGACCAGTGCCTGAGGTATATTTAGAGCGCCACGACCTACATTAGATGCTATATCACGAGCCATATCCCCACCGGTACGTCGATCATTCGCCACCGCGTAGGAATTAGCTGCATACTGTGCTGCCTCATCGCCCAACGGCGCGAGATTCAATATATGATTACCACGCTCTCCCCCCGGTGCCGTGGTCTTCTGCCCAAAGAAAAACCCGGCGCCTGGAGCTTGCCCGACCGGGATAGGTGCCAAGCCTCTGCGAAAAAGATCCTCCATTACCTTGGGATTACCGTGCAAACCAGTGTTACCCAGCCACCACCGCAGCCCGGAATTCACCGACGTATCAATGTTCTCCCGGAAGACACGAGACTTGTGATCACTGAGCAGCCCACGAACACGCTCATAAGGATCGTCGCCCGCCCCGACGGGTTTGTCATGCTGCGTCCGCAGCCGTACATTCCAAGCGTTCGGATTGGAGGTGCCAAAAAACGCCTCACCGCGAGGATCATCCTGAGCGTGGGCATAACCTGCCGGAATCTCTCGTATGTCCTGCCGTGGCTGTGCAGACCGTCCTTCTCCGTATTCTCCGTACATCTTGCTGGCGTGGTCGTACATGCCCACCTTCTGCCCGAAGTAGTTCGTAGAGAATGCGCGGAGTCGCCGCGTCACTTCCTCCGTGTCACCCCGGACCATCGGATCTGACATGATAGAGTCTGTCCGCTTCCTGAAATACCGATCAGTCTCACGCAGCTTCGTGAAGGTTGGCGTGAGTACACCGCCATTCTCAGCGTTCACGGTGTCCGCAAAAACGTCTTCAGTAGCCAGCCTTGCCATCTCCTCAGTAAAGTTGCCAGGGGCAAACGAATCAAAGGTCGGTGTTGGGTTCGAGCGAGGAGCGTTCCTCCGTGCATCCCGAGCTTTCACGCTGCGTTTCAGATAGTCCAAGCTGTTGGCATAATCATGCTTCTTGTACCCCGACAGCGCCATATTCAGGCTGTGAGGATTGTCACTGTCATCACGGGACTGATGCTCGACCATAGTCCGCCAAGCCTCTTGCGCCCCGTCGTTCCCTCTCGCTCGATAGTCGTCATCCCACAGCTTCCGGTTGTTCTGCCAATCCTTCCAAGGGCCTTCACGGTATGCGTCGAGTGCCGTGTGCTGCTCTGGGGTCATCCGCCCCTCAGGCTCTCTGAAACGTCCCGAGAAGGCCACCGAGGAGTGGTCGAACTCCGGCTTGGCTTGCCGGTTGCTGTTGTAGCCCAATAGTTGCTGGAGCTGCTCCGGCGGGGCCGGCGGCGTGTAGTAGCCCATCTCGCGGTTCAGCTGCGGCGGTGGCTGGAGCTGGTCAAGCGTCGCCGGGGAGAACTGCATAGACTCGTCCACATGAGACTGATCACGTAGATTACCCAGTTGCGCGCCTTGTGGCATGCTGCCTGTCTGGTCCAGGTAGGACGACTGCTCTGGGGCCTGTGTTGGATTAGGGGCCCGCGGGATGGGTTGGTTCGGCTGCCCGGCCCAATTGGTCGCCGGAGGCTGCGGACCCTGCACCGGGGGCTGGGCCGGTAGGGAATCAGGGAGATTTGGCTTGTAATCAGGGGTTTGAGCGTCCGAAATAAGCCGATTCGCCGGTCTCACGCCGTCCAGATTGGGATTACGCCACGGATGCGTGTCCGGGGTGTACGGCGACTTCCCCGCAGCGATATTGTCCTGCATGTAGGGCGGCGGACCGATCGCACACTTCTCGAACTCTGCCGCTACTGCGGGATGGAAGTCGATAGCGTGCTGAATGGCAGAAAAGACCTCCCGATCGCTGTTAAGCCCAGCTTCCTTGCAGCGCAGCAGAAAACCGGCTACAAATGCGGACTTTTCAGGCGTTACAGCCCGTAAATTGATAGCCGCAGCTGCGGATTGCAGCTCAGCAGTGGTTTGGGTCGGACCAATCAATGAGAAAGCGCCAGCCATCGCACACGCCCTCCTTGGGTGCAAAAGAGGTTGCTGCTGGGAACCAGCTTGGTCCCACGGTGTTAATCATACCCCAACTCTCACCGCAATGCGAGAGGAGTCAAGAATATCGCCCATTAAGGGCGATCCACGTTGACAGCTCTGGGCCGCTCCCGTGATTCGTCAATCTCATAGACGACAGCGTCATCGACCTCCAATTCGTCGAATAATGCCCGGTCCGCCACGCCTGTGGCGTGGAAAAAGACGTCCTTCCCACCGTCAGCCGGCTTCAGGAACCCAAACCCCTTCTCGTGGACTATCTTAACAATCGTGCCATTCATTAGCTTATCATTCCCTCTTGGAACAGTTCCATTCCTGTTCTGCCGTTCCGACGACAGTATCAATCAGTTTGCGGGGCCAACCCGCATTGTTCTATTTGGTCCGGTGCATACGGGCGGGTGGGACACATCAGGCTCGGCTTATCCGAGAAGCTCAGCAGCGGCGTCTTCGCCGTAAACATGTCGAACGTGTCCCAGTGATTCCGCAGCCACATGTCAACAGGGACGCGAGCGAACGCATACCCGTGATACAGCTTCTGCAACCTCCCCGTCCTGTTATAGAGATACCCCAAGCTGCCCCAGCCGTAAATACCAGAATACAGCAAACGCGTGGCCTCTTTTTTCCTGGGTCCCGACGTCCTGGGCTCCGGCCCTTCATTCCAGCCGTACTTGCGATCGAACAGGTTGATGGCGTCCCACGAGTCGAGCTGCTTAGCGTGTGCTATCAGCGTCAACAGCGATTTCCTGAACCCAACAAGCGGGACCACGTCATCCTCCAGCACCACCAAGTGAGGCTGCTTGTATCGTGTGATAAAGTAGTACAACGCCTTCGAGTGCCCCTCCAGGCAGCTGCGACACCGCTGAAGATAATTGCTGTCTGTGATGTCGCCGCCCGGGCGGTCGTACATCCCCGTCATATAATTGCCATTGACCTGTTCCGGCGGCGGCGAACGGATGAAGTCGAAGGGCACGCCGACAGCCTTCATGTTCTCACGCATCATCTCTTGACGATCCGTGGCTCCCGGCACTGTCACAACTAATACTTTGCAATTCATCAAAATAACCTCCAGCGTCGCAGTGACGCCTGCCCCTTATTCTAACTTGCCCACCCCTGCACGTCGAGACGTGCTCGCACCGCAGGGATATATTTATAACAAGCGTCTATGATGCACTTTGCAAAGTATTCGACATTGAGCCAATGCTTATCCATCGCCTTCAGGTACTCGTGGGCCGCCATAATGCGATCTCGCTGCAATAATTCCGGTGCTTCCTTGATGTCATCATAGAACAACGGGTAGCCCGTGCCAAGGTATTCTTCCAGTGCCGGCTTCCGATTTAGCAGGATTGGTGCTTCCCTCGCGATGCACTCAACCACCGTGTTCGTGGCCGTCACGCCCAGGTAATGGGCAAAGATCACGCTCGACGCTACCAGCTCATTGTACTCGGCATTCGGTATCCAGCCGTGCTCCTGCACCCGTGGAGGCCGTGGGCAGTCCCGATTGTGCTCCAAGCAGTGATGATGGGCGTTCCGCTGCCACGGGTACTGATGCTCCAGCAGACGATGCTTCTCGTAGCCGGGCGGCACCCGCATCGTGTAGATCTGCGACGTGTCGCGCAGGTACCAGCCGGTCTGCACTAGCCGCCGCTTCAGCTTGTCAGGGTCCCACTTCGGGACATCCAACCGCGTCGGATGCCTGATGGGCACGACTGGACACAGCCCCCACTTCTCCAGATGTGGTATCTGCGACTCGCTCATGGCGATGAGGAAGCTGCACTTCTCTCTCGCCGCGAACCAGCGATCCTGAATGGCCCCGGTGCATTTCGACCAATGCCCGAGCGGGTTGCACCACTGGTACCGTAGCGGGCGATCGGCCGGCAGATGGCAGACCCCGAACCACGTGTCGCACTGCGAACTATTCTGGAATATGCTCCAGTCAACCGGCAGCCCCAGCGTACGCTCCACTGCATCATCAAAGATCACCGTGCTGTCGACGTCGAACAGCGGTGCCAGATGCTTCTGAATCCAGGGCCACCCATCACAGTGGTCCCAATCCTTATGATGCGGATGATCCGGGACCTTCCGAAATATCTTCTCGACCGTCATGCTCTCTGCTCCCTGCCATGCCTGCTGTTACTGTTTCAACGACGTTCTGCACTTCTCCAGCTTCGGGGATCTCCCCAGCCTCAACGATCATAACAGCCATCGTGAAGCCCTCACGCGATGACGAGGCCTCCAAGCAGCTGCGACCCTTCACAGTATACCACTTGTTGTAAGACTCCTCCAGGAACTCGTTCAGATGCTTCGCACCGGCCTTCACGCCCTCAGTCTGCCACATGGCCATGAAGTCCGAGCACATCGTCGCGGCCGCAACCTCTCCCATCCTTTCCGCACTTGGTGGGATGAGCCGTATCGAGATCTCATAACCGTTGAGCACCACGTTCAGCAGCAGCGAGTCGTACGGGTTGTCCCGTGACGTCACTGCCTCCAACATCATGCGATGCACGGCCCGATAGGTTACCTCCGCGAGTGCCCGCTCCTTCAACACCGCAATCTGTTCTTCAGTCGTCGTCATGATCATTCTCCTGCTATAGCACTGCTTATTACGTAACCACGACGGCTGCTATCGGCCCTCGGGGAAACACGCTTCCGCTACACCATCATAGACTTCTTTCATCAGAAGGTCCACCACGGCTTGTTCAGTTCCGTCCAAGTCTCGTGAGCCCGGCTTGCGTTTCAGCACGTGCTTCTTCGACCATGTGTTGTTGCCATGCCAGAACCGGCAGTAGAGCGCCGGGTCGTTGTTCAGCACCCGCAGGCGGCCCTGATTCTTGTACTTCAGGAGGAACTCGGTGTCCTCGTGCTTGCCAAGAGCAGGGAAGCGAATGCCGTCCAGGGGCCAGAGCATGGTACCAGCGAACCCACCCACCCGGGACGACTTGCCGTTGTTGACGAACGCCGACCCGTCAAACAGGTTGATGTGGACCTCCCGGCGGAAGATCGTCACTTCCTGCGTCACGAAGTTGGTCTGGCCCCGCTGCCATGCGATCCGGTGCGGCGTGGCATGATCGTCGTCGTCCCACTGCATCATGTAGGGTGAATCCGCCGTATCCATCGCGAGGTTCCGCAGCTCGCCCAGGGTCATCCCCTGCTCGGCAACGTGCAGCTCCTCAACATTTTGGTCGGCAAACTCGTTCGGCTCCAGCAGGGGGATGGGGTTGTCGTTGACAATCAGCAGCTTGGCTGTGACCCCCAAGAGCTGTTGCGCTAGGAAAGCCCCCACGGCACATCTCGCCATCGGGTACCGATTGACCGTCTTGCCCGTCACCATTACGCATGTGATGTCTACCATCCTCTTGTCCTCCTGGTTTGTGGATTATCCCGTTACCATCTGCTTGTTGGGCACACGCCCCACTGTTCGCAATTGCTGACCCGTATGACTCATCATGCTGGAATAACGTCTGCGTCTCTTCCAGCACCAGGGTGTTCAGCCCGTTGGCCAAATACAGGTCACACGGCATCCCGCCGCCATCCTGGGCCGTGATCCATTTCTGCCTGCCGGTCTCACCAATTAGGTAGGCCAGACAGCCCTCGTGCCACTTCATGCCCGTCCTGGGCAGCTCACGCCAATGCGTAAAGTGTGTGACAGGATAGAGATAACACCCGCTGCCCGATGGCATCTCATCACTCTGTAGCTCCCCAAACCTCTTCCCAAATAACGTAGTCACTATTTTGAAGGTGCTCGGTTTCCTCACGTGGAAGCTGACCGCCTCGTAGCGGCCGTTGGCCAGAAAGGCCTTGCAGCGGTTGACAATTCGTGTCCATTCCGCTGTTGGTACGGTGGGGTTGGCGTCATCCTCGAAAATGAGCGTGTAGGGCGAGCTGGCGGCAGCGCACATGGCTTGGTGGCCTCGGAAGGCTCGATACTGCCGTAGAGCGTAGCCGTGGATGAATGGCCTGTCTGCGGTCCTGTCCATCAGGTTCTCTGGATGCGACTCGTAGAACTCCCAATCTGGGTTGCAGTGCTCGTTGTACGGGATGCCTGCGATGTCGAGCTGCTCCATCGTGATAGATGGCTTCTGCCCACAGGTCATCACAAATACTTCGATGTCCTTGTCTAGCATCTCACACCTTCACTGCTTTTTTGAATAACACCATGATGTCAGTTGTCAAGATCATCATATCCTCGATCGACGTGGCCATCCCGATCGCGGAGACAATTGGCCCTACCAATGCCAGCCGCTCTGCGGTATCCGCGTCTTGCAGATACAGTCGGCACCGTGGATGCCGCCTGTGTACCGGCAGAAATACTTCTTGCCAGTGATCCCACACGGGTGTCGGCATGATCAATCGATTGATCTCGCAGACGGGCACCTTGTCTGGCGCACCGAGCCGCACGTACTCAGCCAGCCCGCCGGGCATCTCCCAGTCCACATGATCGCCGTCCCACCCGATCCTCACCGTTGCAGTCCGAATCGCCATCGGGTACCGAACCCCTGGCACGCGGGTGCTTGCAAATGGTATCGTAATCGTGGGCATCCAGGCTCTCCTCTATCTACGAACAAAGGCCGGAATATCCGGCCCTTGTAGCTGCTTGGATTAGCTGCGTCTCGACCTGCTAGCTGTTAGCTTAACAAAAGTCGACGGGGTTGTCATCCCCGTTCAGCGAACGAGGTAGCAAATTGCACAACATCCGCCTTCTTCGTCAGCTTCTTCAGCCGTCTGTTGTGCGGCTGCGGCATGGCCTTCTTGCCCGTCTTGTGCGTCATGGAGTAACGCGGGGCCTTGGCACAAGCAGCTGCTTGCTTCTCTTCGTCTTCCTCGTCGTCCGAGCCAAACGCACTGTAGAGCCCGTAGGCCCCTAATCCGCCGAGACCGAGAGCCGCTGGGCCAAGCCAGCCACTGTCGGAGAGCTGTCGCGTCCAGGCGTCCGGGGCTTCGCCGCCGAGGTTCTCGAACCACTTCCGAGCTGTGTCGATCGAGTTCGACATCCAACCCCGATCTTGATCCGTGCCTGGGCGTGGTGCGCGATTGGATGTCTGCTGCCCCGCCACCATATACGGCTTCTTGGCGTAGAACAGCGAGGCCAGCCCTCGGTCATCCGGGACATCTGCCATGCTGTTGGCATACGTGATGCCCTTCGGCAATGCTGACCCGGGCGTGGGTGTCGAGCGGGCTTGCATGGCCTTCTCATAGTTCTTCCACAGCCCGGGCATGGGTGTTGGCGGTGGCGTGTCTACCGGCGGTGTGAACGTAGGCGCCCCTGGCACATAGTTCGGCTGCGGTGGTGCTTGCAATGGTGGTGGCGAGCCCGTCGGCGCTGCACCATCCATCACCGGGCCTGCTAGCTTAGTGAGAGTCATGTCATTCTCCATTCCCTGGAGTAATAGGTTTGATTTATGAGCAGCCGTCTTGAGCTCCGACTTCTCTTCTTCGTCGTCTTCTTCCTCGGCCCCGCCGCCCATGTGGAGGAGCTTGTAAATTCCTAGAAGCCCCGCAGCTGTCACGCCGAGGCCAGCGGCGGCTCTCCACGGGTTGATCTCCGGTGGAGCCAGCCCTTGCAGTTTGTTGTAATATTTCTGCGTGAAGGTTGGTGCCCCGGTCACTTTGCTCCACCCGTAGCGAGCCCAGCCTGGAACGCCTTCAACGAGCGCATGTGGCCCACCGTCCACTGTAGCATCCCAATAATCCTTCAGCGTGTTGGAGCCGCCACCAGCTGGCTGCCCGCCATTGCGTGCGTTCTCCATCCGCTTCTTCAACAACACCATTGACATGCTGGGGAACTCGTCCTCGTGCATTGCCCAGTTAGCACCATGATTATGGATATGATGTTCGGTGTTCGGATGACGGTAGGTGGTAAGCTGCGACTGCCCTGTCTCCGGCACGGCCACAAGGCTCTCCACGAACCCCATGCGTTCGAGATCCTCCAGCCCGACACCGCGACCACGCGATGAAATGCCTTGCGGCGACTTGGCTGCAAATGCCTCATGCAACGATGCGGGAGGAGCTGGAGCAGCTGGGTTCGCTGTTGGTGCTGCTGTCCCAAGCGATGGGGTTGTTGGTGCTGCCGGCGCCGGTGCCGGCGCCGATGCCGCCGCAGTATTCGGAAACAGCACTCGCGGTAACAACGGATCGGGTGCGTCAGGATCAGTGTCCAGTCGCTGTGCATGCTCACTCAAATTGTAAACAGGCGACTGCTCATCCGACGTCACGCCGAAACGCCGCATCACGCCCTCGGCCGACAGCGGAGAGACCGTCTCATTGTAAGCCTCCCGCCACGGTTCGATGACACCTTCCCCGGGCTGTACCTTGTGCCCTTCGGGTGCCACAATACGTGGATCGAGGTAGGACGCCGCACCAACGGCAGTCGAGGCCAAATTGAACCCTTGTAAGAGTTGCGGAAGCATCAGTTATTGCCTCCGACTGCGTAACGGCGACCTGAGGGGTGATTGCAGCCGCGAGAACATCCGCTCTCCATCGTCCTCGTCACCTTGGACCTGATCCATAAGATGACTGGTGCCCAGGTAGCCGGCACCGCCGCCAGCGATCATGGCAAGCACTCGCAGCCACGGGTTCTGGACTTTGTCGGTCAGAGCCCCGCCAAGCATCGCACCGACACCAGTGCCGGTACCCTTGGCTGCCCCACGAGTGACGTCTCGTAAGGTGTCGCCGGTGTTGCTGGCAAGAAGCCCGCCACCGAGTGCAGATGCGCCGATCATCCACGGGGCTGCCGCCCCAGCGTTCATCTCCTGGTCAGCAGCCTTCTCCAACGGAGCGGCGGCCAGATCTTGCGCCCACTTAATCATCAGCTGCGTGCCTGTGCTTGGCATTACGATCTCCAATCCCTGGAAACGTGTCGTTATCGTGCTTTGTCCGGCCAGTAGACCGTGCAACCGAGGTCGTGGTTATAGCAGCTGTTGAGCCGCTTCATCTGATGCTCATCTTGGCGCCAGTGCTTCTTCAACCATTCGTAGTCAGGTGTCTTGAGTCGCCCTGTCGCGATCGCGTCTGCTCTTGCCCGTGCTCTTGGGCCCATTACGGCGGTGTCAGCCATCGCAATAACTCCTGTCCGGTGAGTACCTCACCCGCTGCTTTGGTCTGCCGTAGCAAGACCGCTTTCCCTGTGGTAGCGTCGTAATCCACCAGGAACATCCTCGGTATCTTCGTGACACCATACTTAGTAAACGCCGAGTCGTCTGTTGCATTATCGGCATCATACGCCCAAATGGCAATACCATGTTGCCGAATTACGGCCTGAGCAGCCGCCGTGCGGAGGTGCGCTGACTGTGATTGACAGCCAGGGCACCACGCCGCACTAAACCTCATAACGACCGTTTCACCTGCTTGGCTCGATGACATCAGAAACCATAAGAACATCAGGCACAACAGGTAACGTCGCATAATCTTACTCCCAGGCCCTCTTCTCGACCGGAACGCACGCCTCGCCCTGAGCCGCCAGCAGCAACGCCATGTCATCAAAGCTGATCTTGGCGTAGCCCTTCTTGCCCCAGTTCTCGCCCCAGGAGTTCTTGATCTTGAAGAACCCCTTGGTGACGTTGACGCCGCAGCATAGGTAGGCGTGACCGCCGTGAATGGCCCCTGTGGCGTGGATGAAGCCCTTCTTGTCGGTCTCCATCATGCCCGCCATCCAGTTCGTGCCCAAGACAATAGGGCCGATCTCCAGCAGTGTGTCGACCATCTCCTGTAACGTCTTGGCCCACCAATACGACTCGACCATGCCGAGACGCTGGGCTACCTTGACGCCAGCACGCACCGACGTCCCGTCGTAGCTCTCGCCCACCCACTCGTCATTCTGCTGTGCGAAGGCATAGATGCCATTCGGGTTCAGCATCTGGCGGATCGGGTGGGCAGCCAGGAAGTGAGCAACCGAGAAGCCCACACAACGAGGCGTGGAGCCTTGGTCGCCAGTCCACCAGCCGGTGTTCCAGTAACGGTAGGTCCGCGCGTCCAAAGCGACGGCCCAAGTAGGTATGCGGAACTTCTCGTCACGCTTATCGGGAGCGTAATGACGTGCGAATTGACGAATCATCTGATTCTCCAGGTTATAGTTTGACTTTGGTCATCCCTAGTGTTCCCACTGGGATGTTGACAGCTTGTTCTTTGCCGAGCAGGATGCCCCCGGCGACCACCCAGGCGAAGGCCTCGAACATGTAGGCCTGCTTAGCGGCGTAGACCTCGATCGGCTTCCGCTGCTTCACCTCGACAATCGTCTCACCCTTGCCGCGGGTGGTACGCATGTGTTTTCGGGCAGTCTTGGTCTTGGCGTTTAGCTCCTGGGCAATGCCTATGAGCATCTGGGCCAGCAGGTCTGCCAAAGCATAGCAGTCCAGCTCCTCCAGGTCTATGCAGTAACGGGCCGAGACGATGCGATCCTTCTTAATTCCCGGCTGTCCGAACTGCCTGGGCAGCTGGGTCGTAATCTCGTCCACCAGTGTCCAATCGCCGCGACGCTGGCGAGTAGCCCGAGAGCTCCATGTCTGCAAGACGGCTTGGATCTCCGCCTGCCCGCCATGTGCGAGCACCGGCAGCAGTAGAGTATGAATCTTCGGCTCAGGCACGTGCCGATTGAGTTCCTTATCGGTCCGCAGATACACGTTGATGGGGATCGTGGCGAACGGGATGCTCATGGCCACGTCGCGAGCAGGGCCCCCACGTCTGCCTCTTCGGTTGCGGTGCCGAGTACAGCGGGTCACATACCAGTCCAGCTCGCGGATGATCTGATCAATCTCCTGCTTGGTCAGTGTGGACGGTAGGCGGCCACGCATTATCGCCTCGTGGTCCTGCCGGACTCCGTGCGTCGGATTAGGCTCTGGATGTCCTGCCAGTGTGTCGGCACCGATAACTGCAAAAGCGGCCGAAGCCGCCACACCCGTGATCATGTCTCTGCGTTTCATCTCTCTGCCTTTCTACTTAATCTGCATATAAATCCAACGGATACCGATGCAGCAGCTGCACACACTCCTTTGTAACCATCGCATCACGGAGATTGTAAGCACTCCAAATAAACTCAGATGAATCAGGGTGCAGGCCCCACGTAAAGGTGTGGATGCCGGCAGCTCTCGCCTCGTCGTAATCCATGAAATCTATTTCTTCATCCGACTCCCAGTCATTCGAGCACGCCGGGGCATCGAAAAGATCACAACCCAGGACAGCGTCCCATTCATCCCCGTGCTCCACGAGATAACGAACAAGGACGCCAAGAAACACTGCTTCTACCCCCGCGAAATCCATATTCCCGAAAGGTCCAGCCGTCCTTGCCTGCTCACGGGTCAGTATCTCCGACGGCTTCAATAACCCCTGCGATCGCCTGTCTTCACTACTCACGGCGTCGGCCATCATATTCCTGCTTTCTACGTTGTACGAATCCCTGCCACTGTCTCATTCGGTTTCTAAGTACCAATTATCATACCCGAGCAGCTGCCCAGGCTCAATAGCGCTACCGTACCTGCACGCCAGCCCTCCCACGCGGGTCAGCCGGCAGATCTGGACGGACCACCAAAGGTGGTATCCACTTCACCGTGTAACCCTTCTTTGTGTGGTATCCGTGGAAATGCCCGCTCCGCACATGCGAGTGAGACAACTCACGGGTCTGCTCACTGTCAAGATACTTGACTCGCCGCTGTTCTGCAAGCTCCAGTAGCCGCTCACTGCGGCCCACCGTGTAGCCTTTGCCCTCGTTCCGTCGCCTAGTGGCTCGAAGATGCAGCTTCACCATTGTTTCGGCATCTGCACCCTTGAGCTTCTGGATGTCCTTGCTTAGCACGTCCGCCTGCACCAGCCGGTCCTCGCCGGTGATCAGGAACGAGAGCGAAAATATGAGCCGCCACAGTTTATCCCGAGTGATCGCCCGATCTGCGGCTTGCGCGTCATTGAGACCCGAATGGCGCAACAGCCGTTCATGGGTGTTGATTATCGCCTCTTCAACCGTCTTTCTCTTATCCACTACCAGGATCTCTCCACACGCCTTCATTGGGTCCGCGGTATCATGCTCGTCCCGATAATGTATGTTCAGCTCCAGCAGCTCACCCTGGTGCTCTAGTTCCACGTCGAACATCCGCGACATGGTATCCGTGAACGTCGTAGACCCTGACATTGTGAACGGCGCAAAAGTGTCACAATGCCACGGCTGCGGGTCCCACACCGCCTCACATCTGTAAATCAACACGCTCGTCACGTAACAGCCCGGGCGGCCCATCGAGATTGCTCCCTTCGGTACCCGCACTTCCCAAGCGTCGAACGGTGACTTGAAATACTCGCCCGGCACGTCAATACGTGTGCGGCATAGGGAGTCAAGCAAGCTGGAATACACTTTGTAATATGGCCGGCCAAGGTCCCAGAAACGCTGATTAGACGCCGCCAGCCGTGCCATGCCAGCAGTCTCCGCATCCGGTCTGCTGTGACCTGTCCTGACGTCGTCATCCTTAATGATTCTATCAAAGAGTTCGCTAAACATCTGCGTCCGACCCGCCGGGGTCGTCGCTGTCTTCCCGTGCAACATTCCAAGCACTGTCTTATACGCAATAAACTCGTCGCCTTTTCCGTTCATCTGCTTCTCCTGCTTCTGCTTATCTGATGCCCAGGGCACGACTACACCACGCCTTGCCGTAAATGTAGATCAGCCACCGTCGTACGATGTCCGCGTCCTTCGCACTCTGAAGATTATACAACCAAGCGTGGCTCGACGCCATATCCCCCGCTCTGTGCTTCTTCCCCAGGAGGTACAGCCTGATTGTCCGCTCGGCTTGATACTTCACCAGGGCACGCAGATGCTTCGTGTCGTAGGCCCAGGTGGGCTGTTTGAGCTTCCGATGCTCTACGACAGCCAGCAGATGAAATGAATACCCCATCATCTCCATCATCTGCTGCATGTCCCCGTAGTTCCCTGCCCCTGTCTCCACATTATGTTGGGCAGAGCTAAGATAGGCCGACCACTCGTCCAGGACGTAGGCAGGCTCGTTGTTCCAGTCCCTCTGCTGATCGAGCATGTAGAGCTTGTAACTCATGCCCCGGAGGCTCTGTGGCACTGCCGCGGCCACGTTGGCGAGCGTTACGGGTTTCGGCTCCAACAAGACGTAGGAGCGGCCCCAACCGCCGTAGCTGGCGTTGTACTGGCTCGTCCCGCTGCCATAGCGGTTCCGCACCTCGCTGTTCATCTGGTGCGTGGTCTCATGGATGCGGGTGGTTTCCTCCCCAGTACGGTGCGGCTGCTTCGTTCTGGCCATCACGTCAGCATAGGCTCCCCGTCCCTGGGGAGTTCGGTACTCTGGTACTGTCACCCATTGCGCGGCAGCGGGGGACGCCAGGAGGAAAAACGCAATCAACTTCACGCCTGCACGTGAAAACATATCCTTGTTCCTTAGATAAAGCGGCTTTACCTTAGCCTAGATCGATCTCTCGTAACTCCCGTACTGCCGCTAAGTTCTTATAGCAATCTCCCAACCACGCACTCGCGCCGTCGCAGAAACTCTTGGTATCATCCAGCTTTCGTAATTTGCGCTTAGCGTGGCCGATAGCTGCCTGCGTGTTCGCCGCGTCGTCAATGACCGCCTGCGTCTCGGCAATCTCCATTCCGACCTTTCCTAAGTCACGCAATACTTGGTTGCGCAGGGCCTTCACCGTATCCAGCTCAGCCGTCCCGATTCGCGAGAGTAATCCATCGATCTCGGTGTGCAGCTCCGTGATCTCCTGCTCTTGCTCCAGCAGCACCTCGTCGGTCAGGTCACACGTCAGCTCGTCATGGTTCTCCATCCGCTCCTTCCAGATGCGGGCCTGATAAGCTGCATGGGGGCGACTGTAGCCCTTAACGTCCACGATCGAGTCCTGGAGTGTCATCCCCTTCGCCACTCGATGTGCGATCTTGATCATCGCGAGGCGGTAACGGCTGCCCGTCGGGAGCTGGGCGGCTGCGGCCACGAGTCGGCGACTCATCTTGGCCCAGCCGCATCGCTTACACTTGATTTCTTTGTCTGTTAGACTTGTCATCTTATCCTGCTTTCCGCGATGCTTGCGCTTCACTAATTTTACGTTCTTCCTTCCAACGCTTGGTTGTCAACCAGTATGACAAACCGAGATGAAAACAATGTCGACTTTCCGCAAGCTCCTTCAGGCCCTCCGCCACTGCCCTTGCGTGCGACGAGAGGCTTTCGTCCTTACTCTGTGTCGTGAATTTATCAACATACCATAGGACCTCAGATATATCCTCCAGTGCGTCGTCCGCTAACTCCTTCAGCATAGCTAATCTCGCCGCATCCTCGGCGTCACGTATTTGTTGCGACTGCTCTTGGCCCATCACACTGCTTTCTGCTTGGGTTAGCCCCTGACGCGGCGAGCCACGTCAAGGTCGTAAGTATTCTGACCTGTTTGATTCGATACCGGGCGTCGCCACGTGTCCGCAGCGTTGCATCGGACCATATCATCTGCGTATACCCAGTCAGCGTTGTAAACGCGATCGTAACCCGCTGGTGTGTCCGTGTCTACGACCGGCTGCACTATCGGAGGTGGCAACACCGCAGGGCCGGGTGTCGTAAACAGGTCAGATGCGGCTGCCTGCAACGTAAACCGACTGGTCTGTTGTTGCTGCCGTAACCACTGATCCAGCCATAACAGACACTGCTCCGCCTTCTTCAGCTTGGTACGCATTTTAGCTGTCGGACGGTTGTTTAACTGTCGTCGCGCCGTCGTAAGATCGGCGGCCCTGGTGCGCTGCAACTCCTCGAACAAACCATCGCGGAGCTCTTGGGCCTGTGCGATCGGCACCGGGCTCTGCTGTTGTGTCGGTTGCGTCCTTGGCATCGTGATGCCTGCGGGTATCCCGACACCAACGCCCTGCGGTTGATAACCGCCGCCTGGAAGTGTATTATCCATGTCTCTGCTTTCTAGTCTAAGTCCGGTTCAATAAAGTCACTAGGCAAGCCACCGTGTGTCTCTGCCTGCTGCTCTGCCGCAATCAGTCGCGGCCGTAACCAGTCCGTGACGTGCGTGAACTTGATAGCTTCACCTGCCGCCCTGTTCTGCTCCGCCCCGGCATCAATCACCAGATCTTCCTCCGACCCGTCTGCGGATAAAGCTGTAAACTGTGACGCTGCCGCCGCGAGGTTATCACATGCCACCACGCGCTCCGCCTCCGCCGTGGCAATCAACGACCTAAGCAAGCGAGGGTGTTCGTCGCGGATAAGATAGTCCATACGGCGTGTATTTTCGAGATAACTCGACAGCATCTCCCCAAGCACTACGCATGAGATGCGAAGGTCATCGTCGACCGCCTGCAACCAGCCACAAGCTCTAGCTCTCAGATGCTCGCTAAAATCGGGTATGTCCGGCATGTTGGCATCGTCGGCATACGCCTTAACGAGGCCATCCAACAAACTGCCACCAGCCTCCACGAAGACTGCGACGGCGGTGATCTTCTCGCCAAAGTCGAACTCGTCCGGGATCACTGAACATGCCTCCCGTAGCCCGTGGCACACCATAGCGTACCGTGGGTCATTGCACCTAGATGGATCGATAGAAGACATCTGCTACTCCTGATTAGTTAATAACCTTGCCACCTGGAAATTGCGAATATTCGTTATGCCGCATAGATGTGCCGGTATTTCTCGCCACGCCTCCGTGTCGTCTTTCCGCACCATGTCACTGGCGTGGAGCATTTGAGGCGACCGGCAAAAGAAACACCCCTCTGGGACATCTTGCTGGGCGCCTGCCGTGTAGTCTGACGTCTGGCCCAATAGGGTACCGCATCGCGGGCAGCGAGTGTCCGGGTCATTGTAATCCTGAATACCGGTGCGGCCACATTGTAGGCACGTGACACCTGGGGCGGCTTCCTGCGTACGCAGCAAAAATGCCGTCTCTTCCGGCGTATCGACCCCGAACCACTCCTCGAACAGCCGACATGCGGGCGTGTACGCGCTCACTATCGGGTAGCGTTCATGAATGGCCCGCGGATCAGCACCCGGAGCGTACCACGGCGGCGCCGCGAGGCACATGCCTATCTCTGGATGCGGCACCTCCTGCGATGAATCACACTCGTGCTCACCGCTTGTCGGGTGATACGCATTACACTCGCAACACGTCTTACTTAGGAACAATTGACGAGGTACTCGCGATAGCGGTGCCTCAGGGGGTTGGGTGCTCATTGTCTCTGCTTTCTGCTGCTGCTTCGACCACGGTGTCCCCACCGGGCCGTTTCGGAAATATGAAGATGTATTTCCAATCCTTGGAAGATCCGGCGAGTCCATCGCCGGTTGGATGCGGATCAAAGAAGATGTCTCCATTATACCCAATCACGGTGTGGTTGCAACCGCCACGGGGTGAAGGACCAGAAATAATATGCAAACCCCAGAGTTCACTGAAGCCATCCAGCTTACCGGGCTTGGCGTCCACCCGTGCCAGATCACGCTCCTCCAGCCACTGATAGAAGTTGATCGGCCACTCGGGCTCCGATCGCCAGTGTGGGAGCTGGACGATCGGTATCTGGAGCAACGTAGCCACGCATGCCCGCAGACAGTCACCAAACGTGTCACTGGACGAGAGTACCTGCTGCTGGTAAACGCGTAACATCGAGAGCCCTCTGGTGTGCTGTCTGGGGATCGTAAGTCCAAACGTAGCTGGATGGATGCTTCCATCCGTACAACGTCAGGTCCAATGCCGCCTGCACGCTCCTGCGATTAGCGTCATGCCCCGCCAGCAGCCCCGTTGGGGACAGCAATGGCAACCACGCCCTGATGTCTGCTACTACTTCATCGGTTGTGTGCCCTCCATCAATGAAGATGAAGTCAAATAGACCGAGAGGAGCCAGCAACCGTGCTGCCTCCTCACTTGATGTCGGTACGAACTCCACGATGCCGGCATCCACCCACTGTGCTAGGTTCCGCTTGGCATGGCGGATGAAGTTGGTATCGCTCACTGCCTCCTTATGTGATGTCAACTGCTCCGTCGCTGATCCTCGGAAGTGATCCACGGCCCAGATATGCCCTCGGGCAAACTCTGCCATGCACGCGGTACTCTTCCCCTTCCACACTCCGATCTCCACGCAGTTCACATGCTGCGAGGCCTGCTCTGCTACGAACTGCATAGCTGCTGGGTCGAACCAGCCTTCGATACGTGCAGCCTTGTAAGTTGAGGGGACACGAATGTCAGCCATCTGCTGGTCCACCTTCGGAATAGTCAGTTGCCCAGTCGCACTTGTCCAGGTACTCGCAGATCTGTGCCTTCAGCTCCGTGAGTCGTGTCTTCCTGCGGTTGTCCTTCCCCAACGGTACCACAGTGATAGGCGCGTCATCGGCACCGAGTAAGCGCTTGGCCTGCGGTACCAACTCGGCGGGGTAATCAATAACGGCCACAACGTCGACCAAAGCAGATGCTGCCTTGATGGCTCGACGGTGGCCGATACCTAACGCACAGGCCTTGTGGCCCCGATCATTGAGAAGTTCTGCTATTACTGCCGAGCGTCCTTCGCCCGATGGTCCAATACACAATATCCGCTGCGGCTGCTTTGACATCATTGTCTCCCTTAGCGTAAATGCCGTGGGATGAAATGTTCCCACACGATCTCGAACTCACCACCCTGCTTGTCCCACCAATAGGTATTATCGCAGCCGTTGTGGTTGCACTTCCCCTCCTTACCTTCGGTGTAGAGATTCAATGGCCATCCGCACGCCGGGCACACTGGTCCGTCATGCTCGTCGCCATCATCATGTCGTATCGCTCCCGACATCGTGTCCTGCATCTTTCCGCCTGCTTCCGGCGACTGCTCTTCCAGTATGATTAGATCCGGTACCGGACACCCTTCAGGTCCGCATACCGGTGCAACAGGTGTTGCGGGCGTAACGCCCATGCCCCGCTGTGCCTCGATCGATATGTTATCGATCCGGTCATGCACTGCATCAAGCTCGAACTTCACGAACACGGTCATGAAGATGCCTGCGCAGATGACGATAAATATGGTCAGCCAGAGAGCTGCCATGTGTTGCTGCTGTCTCGGGTTACTGGCCATTGGTGAATCCCTCCACTTGTTTGGCTTCCCATTTAGACTTGTGTAATCCGATAAACCACCGGTCGCTAACATTAACATGGTGTCCCCTGCTTGTTCTTGTTGGCTGCTCTACGATCCAACAGCTTGTGAATCCAACCGCCCCACCTGCCGAAGCAGCACCCGAACCAGTGACCCAGCTCATGTGGTAAGTCGCGGAGCCCTCTGTCCTTCTTCAGGAAGATGGCGTTGTAAAAAGGGCTGTAGGCGGCAGTGCTCGACGACGTGATCCAGTCAGGGAGCTCTTCGCTCTGATAGATCTTGGGCAGCCGCCACCGTGATCCTTTGTACCACGGCTCGCTGCTCCAGTCTACAGCGTCGGCATCCCGCATGCTGCTATCCTCGGTTTCTAAGTACCAAAAGAAAATAACGCGTGCCCGGCCAATCTTAACCCAGGCATGCAACCCGCAATCGGAGAAATCTTGCCAAGTTGCACGTTACGCGTTATCGTAGTCTACGCTCCGCCGGGCTTGCCGATCAGTTTCTCAAGACCCTGATCAGGCTGAGCCGCACTGAAGCCAGTGAGCGGCGGCTTGTTGGGAGTAGGCGGTGGTGTGGTCATCCCCGGAGGCTTGGGTGTCAGGGCCGCAGCGCTGGCTCCCAGGCCGCCCGGCTTCGCAGTCGGGGGCATCGGAGGTGTTGCGGTCGAAGGGCCGCCAGGAGGCGGTACGGGCGCCCCTACGGTTGGCTTCGGTGGCGTACCTGTTGGTGCCGCCCCGGATAACAGATCCATCGCACCACCGAGTGCCGGAGGCTTACCACCGCCGAACATCGGTTGCGGTGTCGCACCACCTTGATAGTGCTGGGCCATCTGCGACCCGAACGACGGAGATGCCGGAGGAGCTGCTGGACCGGCGGGTGCTCGCGACATGCCCGGAGTCGGGGCGGCTCCAACCGCACCTGCTCCTGGAGTCGGAGCTCCACGCCTTGCCGCGGCACCGGGTGCCGTTGGCGTGGGTGGTCGATTCGCCTGGAAGGTCGGGGAGACCGGCTCACGCCCTGGGGCCTGGATCGGTTGAACTTCGTCCGGCAGCCCGGCGATCGGCGACGATTGTCGCACAGGTCCGGCAGGTGCTGGCTTCACTTCATCAGGCAGCGAGGCTATCTGGGGAGCTGGCTGGCGTTGCGGGCCGACCGGTGCCGGCCTCACTTCGCCGGGCAGCGATGCCATCGGAGCCGCAGGCTTCCGCTGCGGGGCTCCACCCGTCGTGGAGGGCTGCGTCATGGAAGCTGCCCCGGCCATGCCTGCTGGTGACGGCAGCGGCGTGGCTGAGTTCACCATGCTCCCTGCCTGCCCCAGTGGGCTTGGCGCCGATGCTGCGTTCGCAATGTTACCTGCCTGCCCCAGCGTGCCAGGGGCCTTCGCCGACGACACGATGTTACCAGCCTGCCCCATCTGACTCGGAGCCTTCGCAGCGTTCACGATGTTACCAGCCTGCCCCATCTGACTCGGAGCCTTCGCAGCGTTCACGATGTTACCAGCCTGCCCCA